TTCACGACGAGCGGTATAGCAACGATGTAGCTTCTTAGGCTCCGAAGAGCGGTCGTCCACCAGAGGTTGCTCCACAGGCGTAACTTTCCTTCGTACCGAAGGTAGGGTCTCGTTGTCACAGAGACCAAAGTGTTTGATGTTGATGGCTGCGTTCAAGTCGCGGTCGTGGTGTGTACCACACTCAGGACACGTCCACTCACGCTCGCTTAATGTCAGCCCTTTGTAGATGTGGCCACAATGGCTGCATCGCTTAGACGATGGCGCAAAGCGGTCAATCTTTATCAAGTTCTTACCAGCCCAGGCGCACTTGTATTCCAGTTGGCGGTAGAACTCACCAATGGCTGCATCCTGTACGCTATAGGCCAGATGCTTGTTTCTTGCCATACCTTTCACATTCAGGTCTTCCACACAGATCGTCGTTGCTTGGTTCTCGCTGGCGAGATAGTGTGTCAGTTTGTGGATGCGGTCGGTACGGCGGTTGGCTACACGCTCATGTAGCCTGGCTATGCGACGCTTCAAGATGCGGAACTGTCGGCTGCCTTTCTCCTTTTTTGAAAGTTGGCGTTGCAGCAGCTTTAGTTTGCGCTTCTCATGCTTGGCCTCGCGAGTAGGTTCGTAGGTCTGCCCATCGCTCAGAACGGAAAAGTGCATCAGGCCGGTATCTATACCCAGCGTCTTCTCGGGGTCGATGGTTGCCTTCTCAGGCAGAGCATGACCGTCATCAACGAGGATGCTGATGCGATACTTACCAGACGGCAGCAGCTCTACACCTACCTGCTTGATGCGTCCACTAAAACGGCGGTGGAACACGCAGGGTATATCTTTTATCTTAGGGATGGTAATCAGCCCATGCTTGAAGTCGGCTTTTATAGCCCCTCTGTCGTGATAACTCTGCCGATGATGCTTGCTGCGGAAGTTCGGATATCTGGCATGGCCCGCAAAGAAATTATCGTATGCACGGTAGAGGTCGGCAATGGCAAACTCAACGGCCTTAGAACTTACCTCTGCCAACCACGGCGCAACTTCCCTCAACTCATGCACGGAACGGCTCTTCATATCAAACTCACTGATATTCTCGCCACCTTCCTTATAGGCTTTCTCCCTGAGACTACGCGCCCAGTTATACACATAGCGGCAGCAGCCGAAGGTCTTGGCAAGCATGACCTTCTGCTCCTCTGTCGGGTAGATGCGATATTTATAGGCGCGTAACATTATAATCTTTTGATTATCCTACCATCTGTGCAAATGGTTTCAGCATGTGAAGGTACTCCCGAATGGTTTGCATGAACATTGTGATGTCGTCGGTCTTGAAGGACAGCTCATCCTTGCCGTGACTGTTAACCATCTGTCGCTTGGCTAACTCCATCAGACCAACGATCTGCGTCTGGGCGCTGAACATCAGTTCCAGGTCGTCCTCATAACTCACTCCCTCAAAGTAGTCAGTAATGGACTTGACCGCCTCATTAATCTTTTGCTGGCTTTCCAGCATACCTTTCATGTTACTCATATCTTAGAAGTTTTGTCAAATATGGGACAGCACTTCGCGTTGACATGGCCTTCTAAGCAAAGCCACCTGGGCCTTTCGGCTACCAGACACGGTTACTGCCCCAATGGGTTTTATTCCTCAATGTGTGGATACAAAAATAGCCGCACGGCGGCGGCAACTCTCGTACCGCTTAGAAGTTTTGTCGATGCAAAGATAAGCATTATTCTTGATTCCACCAAACATTTTCACCATTTTTTTTGCAAATAGGGTAGGGCAGTCGGTCGAAGATTCCCAACTTGCGGTCGAAGAAACCCAACTCGCTTGGAAGCGTTTATCAAAATTTAATCCTTTCATGGTACCGAAATAACAAATCTCTCCAGGCTTGATACGAATCTTCGACCGGAAAATGGCTGATATCCTACTGCCTATGGGCGTTCCCGACATATATACACTCTAACTTCTTCTTTATCAGTCGGAAAAAACCAACTCACAAAGATTATTTGTTTGTTGGTTTTCCTCATTTACAAGAACCAATTAAATAGAGTATTTATATATTTACGGATGGCGAAACCGCCTAACACACAATAAGTTACGTTTTATTTCGGTCGAACAATAACAACAACCAGTCGAAGAAACCCAACTTAGTGGTCGAACATTCCCAACTTGCAGTCGGAGATATCCAACAGAAAGTCGGGCAAAACCAACTTTTAGTCGAAGAAACACAACTCGGTCGGAGATTTACAACTCGCAGTCGGAAAAAACCAAGTCCTTTACTTTGGTCGGAAAAACCCAACTTGCGGTCGAAGAAACCCAACATTACGCATTTTTAACGCATCTTTTTCCGAAAACATTTGGAACTTTCAGAAATAATTCTTACCTTTGCCCTCGCTACAAACATAATGTTAAACCTCTCTGTGTGACGTGGACGGACTGTAACTCCATCGTATCATACATCGAATAAAGATAGGCGGCAGCCTGTTTCCCCACTGTCAGCAGAGGTCGAAGTGTTTGTAGCAGAACGCATAAGGGCTGCCGCCTTTGTTCTGCTGCGACCTCCGACATAAAGATTGCAAGACAATGGAAGAAAAGAAACAAACCACCCAGAGTCAGCCGACGGCACAGCCCGCCGACGCGAAGAACCTGCCCATGCGCTACATCAGGCAGCCGTACCCCATCTCGGCTATCCAGGCCGATCTCTCCACTCAGCAGATACGTATTCTCGTCGGCATGATGCAGAGCGTGCAGGATGGCGTGCAGGCCATGTTCGAGCGCGGGCCCGTAGACGGTCAGCTGCAGTTGTTTCCCGACATGCAGGACGACCGTGTTAACATCGACTTTAAGTTCAGCGACGTCGTTGATCGTCCTGATGCCTATCGCGATGTGGAGCGCGTGGCTAAGAAGTTCATGGAGATGGTCTTCCGCTACGAAGACAAGCAGAAGGGCGAAGTAAGCCTGTCGCACTTTGTCGACGAAATCACCTATCCCTCCCGTGGAAGCAAGCGCGACAAGATTCGCTTCACCTTCACCAAGAAGCAAGCCCAGGCCGTCTTCAACTTCACCATGTACAGCCGCTATCTCCTGCCCGTAGTCACCTCTTCCAAGAGCAAGCACACCGCCCGTCTCTACATGCTTATTACCTCCGCACGTGGGTTCGAGCGAGACGACTCCGGCATCTTCCACTGGTATGTAACCTACGAAGAGCTGCGCCGTATTCTCGGCTGTGACGACAAGGACGAGCACGATCGCTGGTACCGCAAGTCTCAGAAGCTCTACAAGCATTTCAAGTCCGATGTGCTGCGTACCGCCCAGCGTGAATTGAAAGCCCTTGCAGATGAAGGGAAGAGCGACTGTTGGTTTGACTTCACCGAACTGCCGGAAGGTTTCGACGGTGAACCTCTTCGCTTCGACTTCCTCGTACATCTGAACGATGTCAAGAAGCCCATCGAGAAGAAAGAGCCTGAGCAGGAAACAATGCCAATGTGGGGAGAGTAGGTTATGGAAAACGATTATAGCAAACTTTGGGAAGACAGCCTCGCGATGATCCGCGAGAAGTACGGCGACAAGTTCCGGCAGTGGTTCGACGTATGGTTTGGTGATGTGCGCTTCGAGAGCTACGCCCCCGACACGCACGTGCTGCTTATTCAGGTGCCGTCAAAGTACGTCTATGAGTTTCAGGAGATGAACGGTGCCAAGGATATCCGCTGGGCCACGAAGGAAGTCTTTAAGACTGACATCATACTGAAGTACCGTATTCTGGAGCCACGACGCGAGCCTGACTTTGCACAGGTTGCAGATTACCTGCGCCAGCAGGGATGCACCGTTGGTACCGAACGTCCACACTTCAGGATTGCCGATGCTGAGAAGCGAATGCGCGACGGCCTGCGTTATTTCCTGGGCCACGACGGCCAATGGTTGCCAGCTTACGACAAGGTGGCCACCTGGCTCTCCGACAACAAGGGTAGGGGATTGGTCTGCATCGGTTACAGCGGTACGGGTAAGACGCTGTTGTGTACCAAGGTGCTGCCTGTCATCCTCGGCTATAAGAGCATCGTACAGTGTCCCGCCAAAGAAATGACGTTACGCAATGGCAATGTAGAGCGCATCGACGAGCTGCTGAAGGCGAAGTGTATCATCATCGACGGACTGGGCACTGAGTCTGTCGAGACCAACTACTACGGTCGCCGCCGCCGTCCTTTCGAGGAATTGTGTGACGCAGCAGAGCACGATGGCAAGCTGCTTATCATCACCACCAACTGCCTCTCTACGAAACCCATGCCCGACACGTGGGCTGGTAAGTCGCAGTTCCCCACATCCTTTGAGGAATACTATGGCCAGAACGTCATCAACCGCTTGAAGTCCATCACCACCACCGTCCTCTTCTCAGGACCCAATCTCTGGTAATCACTTCTCGCGCAGCAAGCGACGCTGCCACTCACGGCGCATGGGCTCTGCATAGACGTCGGGCGTGTCGGTGTCACGGCAGAACGCCTCTATCATGTCTATCTGGGCGTACTTCTCGTCACGGTGCTCTCTGGCATATCTGTCGGCATAGTCGCTGACGGCCTGCCAGAACGCCTCTCTCAGGATGCGCTGTATGACCTTCGCCTGCTTCATGCCGAAGTTCACGTCCAGCGTCCACGGACGCAGCACGCCGCTCCTGGTCATGCACAGCCTGGGACACTCGATGGGCAAGTACTGCAGCAGACTTTCCTTTGTCGCTCCGTAGCTCTCCTCTATCGCCGTTGGATCAATCCTCATGCCGGCATCCAGCGCATTGCGGAACGTGGCCGAGATGGAGTTGCCAATAGGTCCGTTCCCCATCGGCTCGTTGGCCGTCTCCAGGCGCAGCGCACGTCTGGCTCCCGGCAGGTGCTGAATGCTCACCACCTTCCAGTCCTTCACCATTGCGCCACCGCCGAGTTCGTGCTGAACCCAACCTTGGATAAAGTCCGTTACTTTCAGCCAGCAGATAGCCGGTGCTCTGTATTGCCGTTCGCTCATTATCAATCCATTACGCCTTCACGGTGCAAAATTACGAAATTTCAGCGAGCAAAAAGAAACTTTCGCCATTTATCAGAAATCACCCGAATTTCCCTGTTTTCACCTCAAAAAAATAACTGTTCTGATAAATTTACGAAACTGGTGAGTATCAGTAAGTTAGCAGCCAAAACACAGCGAAAAACAGCCCTCCGAGTTATTTTCTTCCTGATAACTTGCAACCGCCTGACATTCAAGTCGTTGCGAAGTCGAAAAAGTGTATTTATCAAAAAATCGCGTTTTTCGGCGAAACTCAGAAATTTTTCTAAAACTCTCTGAAATTCCTGTATTCTTTCTCATTCATCAAGCAACGCGCACGTCTCTCCCTTACACCCACAATAAGTAAAACAAATATATACAAATAAAATAAATGACTGATAATCAATAAATTATATATTATATATAGCTCGTTATTTTTCTTTTTTGGAACACTTATCCCACCAAGGAAATCAAAAATAACCCCGATTTTTTCGGATAAATAATTGATAATCAGCGCGTTAGGAGTTTATAAATGATTTTGCAACTATCTGATAACCTGATAACTCCTTAACAAAATTTTTTGCCGCCGCGCAGATAACTCCCTCAAAATTTGCACGTTACGCGAAAATCACCTAACTTTGCGCCGGATTTAGTGGTCTGATAACTGAAAAGCTTTTTTCATACGGCGTCGCGATGACGAAAGGTACGAGCCGTGAGGCGTACAGGTTTCAATTTTTTGATTTGTTTTAGTAGATTAGTTTTTAAGTAGTTTGTTTTTAAACAGAAGAAACTGCAGGTTATACATCCCTGCACTGGGTGTTTACTTACTCACCCGCACCGTCGTCCCGTTGTAGCTTTGTGGGTGGCGGTGCTTCTTTTTATGTTCCAACCAACATTTGCCCTTGATGCGGCGAGCGGCAAATATTATCTTTGTATCAAAACCCAATAGTTATGATGAGACCATTCTACTTTGATCCTCTCGACCCAATGGGCCAGTATTATTACGACCCGCTGCCTGAGCACCCGACGAAAGAAGAGCTGGAGGAGTACCAGCGCATGACGATGAAGATGCTACGCAACACCATCATCGGCTTCTTCGTTCTGCTTGCGGCCTTTGCCATTTGTTCGGTGTTCAGTTCCTGCGCCACGCAGAAGCAGGAGCATCAGGAGCAGACCCATGTTGTCGTTACCGATTCTGGCGCTACCGAGCATAGCCAGGCCGTACATGTCAGCAATCAGACTGTCAACATCGACTCCATTATTACTGCCGTCATGCAGCGCACACGCGAGGAGTTCGCCCGTCAGGAACAGGAGCATGAGATCGTGACAGAGACGCTGACGGAGACCGTCGATTCGCTGGGCCGTGTGGTCCGCCAGCAGCAGAAGACCACCGACCGCACTCTCTCGCGCCAGGAGCAGCAGCGCATCGAGCGTCTGGAGCAGACCTTCGAGCAGCAGATCCACCTTGCCATCCGTGAGCACGACTCCATCTGGCAGGACCGCTTTGCCCAGTACGAGGCCACGATGACCGACTCCCTGCAGTCCGTGCGCGACATGCAGCGTCAGACCAGCGCCACCAACCCCCTCACATGGTGGCAGCAGTTCCGTCTGCATCTGGTCAACATCGCCCTCTACGCCCTCATTATCATTGGCGTCATCTGGCTCATCCGCAAGAAATTTGGCAAATCCGTGTAATCCGTGAAATCCGTGGTCAAGCAATTAGCCCTTTCCGAGCTCCGACGTGTCGCCGAGAAGACGCGCCTTGTCAAGGTCAAGGTGCCCGACGGCAAAGGCGGCTTCACGCTGAAGGAGGTGCTGGAGCGCGTCCCTTGGCGCGTGTGGTACGTCGCTTCCCAGAATGGCGACGTCATCCGTGGGCTGGAGTGTGTCACCCTGGCTGTCGATGTCGATGGCCCCGGTGCCTATCCCTCGCGCCTGGTGCAGTTCATCGCCAGCGGCCAGACCCGCCGCCTGCGCGACTGCTGCATCCTACAGGCAGACGACTTCAAGTTAGTGATATAAAGTTTCAGGTATGTTTCCACAACAGTATCTCAAGAAAATAGCTTCTGCCGTATCCAAGCGTTCCGGCATCTGTCAGGCCACCGTAGAGCAGGTGCTGCCTGCCTTCATCGACGAGGTACGCTTCCAGCTCACCGAAGGCAAGCTCAGTGTACCCATCGACAGTTTCGGCACCTTTGCCCTCATCGACATTCCCGAGCGTCAGCATCTCTATACGTACAAGGGAGCCAACGAGTTGCGCACCCTGCCGCCCAAGAAGAAGCTGAAGTTTGCCCCAGCCCGCAGCTTCCGTCGTGAACTGGAGGCCGGTGTCTTCGATGCCAGTCGCAAGTCGTTCTGTCGTCACCCCAAAGACCCCATCCTGCGCAACCGCGCCCAGATGGCTTATCGTGCCGACCGCAAGGACCAGATCAATAAAGGTGCTACCAAATTTTTGAAGCCCACCACAGATGACACGGATGACACGGATGACGAGGACATGAAACATGAACTCTGAACCCTGAAACCGCCCGTTAGGGCATTTACCGCTTATTTGTCCCAAAGTTTTAGCAAACATTAACAATAATAGATTTTGTGTTTCTCATACCCGCTAAACAGCACCATCAACCTCAGTGTGGTTTCCGTTGAGAACAAGCGCATGAACTAAACAACCATTCCATATATTAAGCCTTGTGCCATTTGTCACGGCCTGGCAGTTCGTATGACTGTCGGGCTGTTTCTTTTTGCGAGGTAACAAAGAAAGTATAATAAATCTTAAAACATTTGGTAGTAACAAAAATAATAATTACTTTTGCGTCAGATTTCAAACAAAGCTACACGTTAGAATATGGAAAAAGTAAAAGTCACTCAGGACGTTGTTTATCAGTTTATCACCGATCACAATGTCAATCTCTCGGGTATCGCCCGCGAGATGCAGGCCAACCCTACGCTTGTTGCCGGATGCTTCAAGCGCAATGCCGACCGCAACGGTCGTCCTCGCCACTTCACCGCTCAGACACTGCCCCGTCTGAACGAAGCCCTCGATAAGTTTGCTGCTAACATGCGCCAGAGTGTTGTGGCCTTTGGTAGCGAGCAGACCTACACCAACAACCGTGGTGTGACATACGACCCTGGCACCATACCTGCCGTCAAGCAGTTGTCTCAGTACTTCAACCTCACCCAGTTCATTGTGCGCATCCTCGGCTGGACAGAGAACAAGAAGAACCTGACATTCTCGTCGCCAACGGCTAAGATGTTCGGCTGCATCAGTCAGGATGATGTCAACCGTATCAATGCCGAACTGCTTGCCGTGTCTGGAGTGCTCTCCAGCTATGAGGTAGTTGAAGATAGGTAATATTTAGCTTCACGTTTGATGCTTTAAAGCAATCAGCAATAACCCAGTGCGGGAATATTTGCTGATTGTTTTTTTTTGATTTCTCTACGAAAACATACATTCCAACAAATATTTTTTTTTTGATTCATGCACCTATCGCGACGCGCACCCCGCGCCTCGCTGGGCGGCGGAGCCTGCGGATCCGCCGTTCGGACTGGCTGCAAATATGCTGCAAAGGGTGCAAAGGTGCAAAGGGTGCAAAGGTGCAAAAATAGGAAAGCCCACCAACACCCGCACGATTATAAATAAGGTACGCGATGGAAAGCACAAAAAATGCTGCAAATAACAAAAAAAGTAGTTCATAAATTTGGAAAGTAACAAAAAAAGTAGTATCTTTGCCAATGTCAGAACGACACAAGAACGGAAACAAACACTGACAAAGAGTTCTTTAACATACTGATACACCGCACCGCACAAACCGCAAATATCTTTGCAAGTTAGTGTGAAGAGCACGAAAATTCTACCACTTAGTAGTGGGCACGTGTGCCCAAATCAGAAAAGCAAGAGGTCGTGTTGATATAGAACTTTGCCTACATTGGTATGGTTTGTAAGGTAGTCCTGCATTGGTGGGTAGGTGTATGAGTTGAACAACGGCTGCAACCTATGGATGTAGTGTATAGGTACGCAAATGCCCGTAAAACGGCTTAAGCGGTAAAACGCTATCGTGTACCCAGTGCTATATCTGGCGGACTAATAATGTGGTCGGTTACAAACGAAAGGGAAATGCTATATAGCCGTATGCTATACAGCCCTGCGCCTGATGGGGCATAACGGAACGTATTGGATAGTTCCGGAGTGGGCATACGTACAAAGTGGATAGGCCCGGGTAGGAACTATAGACGCCAGTCTATAGGTAGGTTTGGAATGAACGACTACCGGATTTATCCGGCGGAAACTATAGGCCTATAGAGAAAGTGAGCACCATCAGGTGCAGGGAGTTCGGCACTCCCCTATGGGCACAATGATAGCAATGTCGCTATCAGGTAAAATCTTACAATTATGGCAAACAAGAAGAACGTTCCCGCACAGAACACAAACAGTGCAGAGTTATCAGTGAATTTCGACCTGTCGTTTACCGCTTTCAAGAAGGCACTCGGCGCAGTGTTTAACGAGACTTGCAAGTTCAAGCAGGCTTGCCGTGTGTTCGACGGCATGGGTGCTTTCCCCGTACCTACCGGTAAGAACTCCACTATCCGCTTCGACCAGCTTGTCGGCACTATCGGTGTGCAGTTCAAGGGCGGACGACTTGACCCCGAAAGTCTGAAGAGTGCATGGAAAGTCATGACCGCTGACAACTACATGGCTCTCTATAAGAGCGTACCAGGCTACGAGGCCGTAGAGGGCGATGAGGAGAAGTCACGCAAGGTCTATGTGTGGAATGAGGAGAAGTCGCAGTATGACGGCGTATCAGTGACCCGCATCGTGGCCGTGGAGAAGTGGAACGCAAGCCTTATCCTTGAGGGTATCTTGCAGAGTGCTTTCACAGCCCGCTATATCGACGAGGCAGCTAAGAGTCAGAAAGCATGGGACGAGTTCGAGGGCGAACTCTATGTCTTCGACAAGGTGCAGGACAAGGACGGCATCACTAACAAGCGCCACATCATCCGCAAGACACAGGTGGAGTTCTAAGGAACTCCCACCTATCCCCATCGGAGCCTGACATAGAGTGGAAACATGGCTATGGCGGTGGACTTGTCGGTGTCCACCCAGGCACAAAGTATAACATCATAACATCGTGAAGACTATGAGCGAAAGAACGACAGCGCAGATCTGCGCCCGCATGAGAGAAATCAGCGCAAGCAGAACGTTCCACCATCAGCGCAAGCAAAGGGTGGAGAAGTGTGAAACTATCTATGAGCAGACTATGGTGGTCAAGGGTGGGCGCAAACCCAAGCACTTTATGACCTCCAAGCAGCTTATCGAAGCCTATGAGCAGGTGGAGTGGGAGACAGAGAACCGCCACCAGATGTTCGAGGCTGGCAAGGGTACACGCTTCACTAAGCGCACTCATGTGAACAACGGAGCCCACTATACGAAGAGTGGTGGAGTGACTACGACCAAGCGACCTACCGCTCAGGGCGAGGTGTGCAGCGTGGGACGTGTTATCACGGTCAAGCGTTTCAGCAACAGTCGCCTGACGTGTGTATGCAAGAGCATCATGTATTAAGCAACAACTAACCGGCACTATCAGTGACGGCTGAGAGCACAGATATAGCCAGACACTTGAAAGCTCACCTCTATAGGACTAAGGCGAGGTGGTAAGCGGAACGTGCAGCGCGAGGATCGAGACGCTATCAGCAGGAAGCAGTGTGCCATAAAAGCAATAATCGTATGAAGAACGTGAGATTTATCGCAGGCATCGTCCTGCTAAGTATCGGCGGCTGTGCAGTAGCTATGGCTGCTGGTGGTGCTAACGACGTGAACGTGACCTTTGGTCAGGCTCTGACTATGGTGGGTGGCGCGGCAGCTGCTATCGTTGGCAGCGCGTGGGTGCAAGGACTGACAGTGCGCCAGTTCATCGGACGCATACTCTCTGAGGAGCATGAGCCATCGAAGCACGAGACTATCAAGCATCGTATGGGTAGGCGGAACTATGGGCAGGCAGCCGTATTCATCGGAACGGCTTGCCTCTATATGGGCACACCGCAGCAATGTGACGAACTGTGCGATGACCTGTGGCATCATGGGCAGCAGGCACACGTACAGGTGCTGGACGGTAACGAGACATTCGACATTCTATAAATCAAATCAAATCTTACAATTATGGCAACAAAGAGACAACAGGCGATGATTATCGCTATGGCCGCTATGGTCGGCACAAGTACGGACATCATCGACCGCAACGCAGCAGCCGCTGCCTTGCGAGACATGAGAAGTGACATCGGTCACGACAAGACCTGCAGCATACAGGAAGACCCCTTCGACTTTTCCTATACGTGGGATCCTACGGACGGGGATGTTGCATAAACTATCGGGAGGACTGAACAATGAAGAAGATTGAAGTATTGGAGTGGGGGTTGCAGCATATTGCAGCCAACTATAAGATGGGTGCAAGTACCGAGGATTTGCAGAGCGAGGCAGAGGGTTGCATCTATGTGACCGAAGAGCATCCAGACGTATCGCCCGCACCTGTGAACGACGTGCAGATGCTATGCGACGACCTGGGCATAGATCGTGCCTATATGAAGACTTCGGAGTTCGGCATCGAGGTTACGCTGGATTGGCAGTGGTCTGAGACTATCGGACAGGAAGAGTACACCCATACTGGGCATGAGATGTGGAAGCGCTTCGGCGTGGAGATTGGTTCTTAATCGGCTATGACTATGGCAACGAAGAAGCAGGCGGGGACTGAGCGCCCCTATACGTGGTACGAGTTCCTGAGCATCATCAGGAACATCGTGGAAGAACAGAAGATTGTGATGCACGACGAGTTGGACTACTTTAATGCTAATTGGGAGCAGCAGGATAAGCCTATCGACATAGGTGTTTGGGACTGGCACCTTACCACGAAGACGGACTTCGGTGGTTGTGAGGGTGTCTATACGGACTTCTATGCTCATGTGGACTACAACGACGTGCGCCATGTGTTTACAGCTAAAACGCTGGACGGCAGCCGTGAGGCATACGTGAAGATGCACGAGTTTGCAGCCCGTGTGTGCCTGGTGGTACGTGACTATGTGAAGGAGCATGAGGACGAGTTCAACTGGACTGGCTTTGATGTGGGCTATTACAAGGACGGGGAACGTGTGACCTATATGCTGGCCCACAAGCACGAGAACGCTATGAAGTATGCCTTGGAACTGAAGCAGAAAGACGAAAGGGCATGGATACGTGACAATGCAGAACGAAAGTATGAGGAGGTATGAAAAAAAGAATTTATCCCTACATGGCGGCTATGATGCTGGCTATGGCGAGCGACCCGTATTTCTCTTTGGGACGCTCTAAGCGAACTATGAGCGAGGCAGAGCGCAAGCGTTACGAAGAGTATAAGCGCGAACGTGCTCACCGACTGAATCCTGTGGATATGTCGGAGCATGAGTTTATTATCAAGGGTGAGCGTATCATGGCGCATGACAAAAAGACCGCCAAGAAAATCTATGCTCGCCGACATAGTGGTAAGAAGTGAAACATTAACAACTTAAAACAACGTGGAATTATGAAAGCAAGAACTATTAGCATGAAGAAAGTGCGCAAGGCCGTCAAGGTGGCCTATGGCGTGAGTGACAACGATGCTCGCGAAATGGCGGGTATGTTTATCAACATGAGAAAAGCAGCATAAGTATTAACAGTCAAAATTCGGAGGACGAAAGTATGACACAGAATTTACAGGGTGCCGACCTTATCGGCAAGACGATTGTAGTGAATGGCGGAAACGTCAAGTATGTAATCAAGTCAGTGGACGGCGACAAGCTGATGACCGACTTCATCATGGGCGACCGCACTATGCCCTGCCCAGTGCCTATGAACCAGGTGGAGAGCATGGTGGAAGCAGGTAAGTGGACTATCGAGGGGAGTGAAGAGCCTACGGCTACCGAGACCAAGGCAGAGGACGTGAAGCCTGAAGCTACCGCTACCGAGGAAGCTACCGCCGAGGAGCCTACCGCAACTGAGGAGGTGGAAGAGGTTATCGACGAGCCAGAGCCTGCGCCTGCTCAGACCGTCAAGATGAAGACGGAGATGCCGAAGGACAAGGCGGAGGAAAAGGCGACGAAGAGCAAGCCGCAGAAGCCGCAGACCAAGGCGAAGTCAGACACCAGCCATCAGCACTCAGCCCTCAAGTATGAGACCTATACCACAAAGAAGGGCAAGACGGGTGCGAAGATCGTTGGCTTCAACGAGACGGATGCTGCCTATCTGGCTGGTCCCGAGCTGCACGGCTCTAAGGCGTGGGAAAACGACAAGCAGGGCAACAAGACGTTCTGCCTGCTGTTCAGCCATCGCTATGCCAAGGCTGCAGAGGACGTATGCAAGGCACTGAACGCTGGTAAGAGCGTGGCAGACTGCCAGGCTATCATTGACGGATGCACCGAGGAGCGTGCCCAGCGTCGCGAGGAATGGCGAGCAAGACGTGACGCACGCGACAATGCCGCTACCACCGAGGGCGAGGCTACCGCCAAGACTGAGAAGCTCTATACCGAGGCAGAGGTGCGCAAGGCGTTCGCTACACTGGCCGAGGCAAGCGGTGTGGACGTGAAAGAGTTTGAGCCTATCATCGAGGCTATGCGGGCAGCTGCATAGCTATAACGACCACGGATTGCACGGATGACACGGATTGATATCTGTGTTGTCTGTGCTATCTGTGTGACAACTAAGCAGAATTACAAACATCAAAAATCTTACGATTATGGGACTGGATTTAAGTGCTATCAGAGCAGCTGCTGCAAAGATGAAGCAGGAGCAGGAACAGCCAAAGACGAACACGAATAGCACGAATAACACGAATAGTGCTAAAACAAAGGCTGAGCCTAAAGCTAAGGCTGCGCCTAAGAGTGCGCCGAAGACGGACAGCCCGAAGACTAAGGGCGGTGCGAAGTACGTTATCCCTGCCGAGTTCAAGCAGGCTATCGAAGACCACTTGAAGTCGAGGGCAGACATGAAGGAGAAACTATCGAAGAAAGGCAAGTCGATTGACGGCTGCTGTGACTATATATTCGACGTGATGCGCAAGCGGGCTGAAAAGGAGCGCGGCGGCAAGAGCGCCGTGGGCCTCTATGCCAACCCTGACGAAATCTTCGGTCTGGCTTGTCACTACTATGACGAGACGGACGAAGCACTGAAAGCGGAGAAGTAAACCACAGATTTCACAGATTAAACGGATTTGATTATGGCAAACGTATCTTTTGAACAGCGTTGCATCGCTATCAACAACACGCTAAAAGGACTGCCTAAAGGGCGGACGGAGAAGGCCATATACCACCATGTGTTTGAGCCTGGACTTATCACCCGTATGTATCGCCGTCGCAAGGTGTTCTATTGCAGCGAGTGTGGCAGCGAAATCGGCGTATTGACGCAAAAGGTGTGTCCTGTGTGTCATGCCAAGTGGAAGTCAGAGACTACCGAGGACAGAAAAGGAACAGAGCGTTACTACCACATGGAACTGGAAGCCAAGGGCGATATCCAGCTATGCCGCATCTACAGGGTGGAGCGTCACACATGGTATGGCAAGGCGGCCAGCATCAATGTGTGGGAAGTGGAGCGCATCATGTATGCACCGACTGGCGAGCGCAGGGTGTTCTCACGTGGCATACAATGTATGTCGTGGTACTATGACGCTTTCTGCTATGGCCCTATCAAGTTGAAGCGTGAGTATCGGAACATGGGCAACAGTGCTGAACTGCGTTATAATCTTGACATGAGCAGCTGGCACATAAGGAGCCTGACGGAGCAATGGCGCTATAAGGACGTTCACTCGCTGCTGAACCTCTTTCATGGCGACAGCAGTGTACTGCGTGTGATAGCCTATCCGTATGCCGAGACTATGCTAAAGACGGGACAGGAGAAGTTGTTTAAGTATCTGGTCAACGAGATACGGCTATTGCCCAGAGGTGCTGAGCACGCCATCAACATCTGCACCCGTAACCACTACAAGATTAACGACCCGTCGATGTGGCTCGACCATTTGGAGATGTTGTGCTATCTGCGACTCGACACGCACAATGCCCACTATGTATGCCCTGATGATCTGAGCAAGGCGCACAGTGAGTTGCTGGTGCGTAAGCGCAAGGTGGACGAGAAACGCAGGGCAGAACGAGAACTGAGGGCAAACCAACGGAAACTGAAGCGTATGGAGAAAGAGAAGCAAAGCTATGCAGAGCGTTGGGGGAAAGCCCTGGAGATTTCACTAAAGGGCAAGAACCTGAGTGTAAGACCCCTGCAGTCGGTGGACGAGTTTGCAGCAGAGGGTGCAGCCATGCACCATTGTGTATTTGCCAACGAATACTACAAGAAGCCGAACATGATACTGTCTGCCAAGGATGGCGACGGCAACCGACTGGCGACTATCGAGTATAATATCCGCAAGGGTACGATTGTACAATGCCGTGCGGCCTGCAATCAGGTGCCAGCACGTGACGCTGAAATCCGACGGCTGATAACAAGACATCGGAACGACTTCCAGCGGCTGCTAAAGGCCGCAGCCTAATTGATAATTGATAATTGACAATTAAAACCGTTACAACAATGGCAAAGAAACAATTTACTATGAACGACTCGCAGAAGGAGAAGTATGCGGAGTTGTTCGAGGCTGAACTGAACGCTATGGAGCGTAGCGACTGGACGCAACCGTGGGTGTCGCCCAATATGGGTGCGCCGTGTAACCTGTACCGCCGCCGTCATCCCTATCAGAAGAGCAACGCTTTCTGGCTGGCTATGCTGATGCAGGTGAAGGGCTGGAGCACGCCCTACTTCCTGACGAAGACGGACTTGGTGAACGAGGACGGCAGCCGCAAGTATGACGGTCTGCAGGCTAACTGCACGATGGTGACTGACGAGAACGGTATGCCGAAGTTCGACGACAACGGCTGTCCAGTGATGGAGTACGAACGGAGATTCCCCGTATTCTTCTACAAGCCTATCTACAAGGACAAGGACGGTAACACCGTGAGTGAAGAGGACTATCGGGCCATGAGCGACGAGGAACGTCAGGAGTTGAAGGTGTTCTTCTACCGCACTCACTACCTGGTGTACAATCTGGACCAGACGAACTTCAAGGAACTCTATGCCGACGACTACGAGGCAATGGTGGCGGTGCCTGAGCACGACTACCAGACAGGCCAGCGTGACGAGGTGCTGGAGCGGATGATCGCTGGCGAGTGGATTTGTCCTATCCACTTTGGCGGTCACTCGGCTCACTACAGTCCTATGGAGCACCATATCCGACTGCCGGAGCGTTCGCAGTTCCTGGGCGACGCGAAGTTCTATGCGGTGGCTCTGCATGAGATGGCGCACTCTACGAAGAAAGACCTGCGCCGTGAACTGGACGAGCCGTATGAGGAGTTCGTGGCAGAGCTGACGGCAGCGTGTGTATGCAGCCGTCTTGGTGTCGGCAAGTTGCTGGACGAGCAGCATATTGCCTATGTGGCCTCGTGGCGCAAGGCTCTCCGCGACGACAAGGACTTCATCCCTCGCGTCATCGACCATGTGCAAATGGCCTCTAACTTCATCTTCAACCGCTACGATGCCGTGGCGAAGAAGATGGAAGGTCCGAAGCTGCTGCAAGCAGCGTAACACTATCGAGGGGTCGTCGCCTGACGGCTCCTCAAAATCTATCAAAAATAATCCGATTATGAATGCGAAAGAACGCTATTGGATGACGAACCTGCTGCACGCCAAGGTAAAGAAGCATGGCAGGGAGTTTAACGTATTCCATAACCAGCACGACAAGGAGATGCACGTTTTGGAAACGGGAGTGAGAAAGACTATTGGTCGCCGCGAGTTCCGCAAGTGGATTAAACAACAGGGCGGCATCTGTCTCAAACCTCTGAAGACCGGCGAGTATATCGACGTGAACGGAGAGCGACAGAAACTTTGGGGTATTGAATAAACTTAAAATGACATACGGCAATGGCAAAACAAGAAAAAGAATTCTTCCCTATTACGAGTGTAAGCAGGGATGATTTAGAAGAAAGAGGCTTCGATACAAGTGAGGTGGACGATGACACTATGGAACGTCTTGCCTCGAAGATGAGCGATGACTACTGCGAACAGATGTTCTGGACATCTATGGAGATTATTGCTGAGATTATGGGTATTCCCAAGAGAGAAAAGAAGGAGGACGAAGAATGAATTATTATGTGATTGACGATGTGAAGACCAAGGTGTATAGCATCTTCGGGTCTTCGTATAAGAAGGTCCCTAACACTCCCGCTATTGTGGCCGTGAGCGACTACAACAAGAAGAATATTGAGAAAGGCTGTGAATTTACGACCGACGGCATTGTCTATGCAGACGGCACTTTCTGCTTCGGGCCGAGTAAGAGGATTGTTTCCTACGGTTCATGGAGAGAGGCAACACCTGAAGAGGTGCAACGGATGACCGACTGTGCGGCAAGTGTGAACCTGGCCTATATGACACTGGAGCAGGAGCACAAGAATATCTGGACTAAGCAGACGTGGACTAAGACCTACGAGGCTCTGGCCTACATCTCAACGGAAGCTATGCGCTTCCGCTTGAATGGTGAGATTGTCGGCTGGAAAGAGGTTGAAGCCTACGAGCCTGCAGAGGGTATGCACTTCGCCTGGTACCACGACAACGGTTATAGTTATTTGGGCGTTGATCCTGCGAAGAAAGAAGACTGGATAGCTGCTGTACGCAAAATCAAGAAAGTGTGGTATGGCAATTTGTACGGCATCGTGTATCTGGAGAATGGCGTTATCGACGTTCGCCAGTGCAGCAAGAGATATAGTGAAGTGAGTAACACATAAACGAGTAACGACTATGGCAAGAGTTGTTTATATACTCGACGTAAAGAACGAGTGGTATGAGCCTGGCAGCGACGTGAAGAACAACAGAAACTCGCTGGCCTATCGCATCTTCGAGTCTGAGGATGTGGCAAAGGGTTATATGGAGAAGGTGATTGCATCCGCCATGAGTGGTGACAGTGAACTGGAGCCTACCGTGACGGAGAAGCGCGACAAGAAGGGTATGCGGAGTATTGAGGTGGAGTTCCCCTGTGGCAAGGACATTATCGCAGGGACTGAAACCTATACGACGATATCCCTGAGTAGGAGAACGGCGCAGGACGATGTGCCGGAGGATCCGTTTGAAGACATCATGAACGAGATTTATATCGGATAGACTATGGGACAATGCTATTCTATAGAAATCAAGGCGAGGTTCAGGGATGAGGATGGTGCAAAAAAGGCGCTGCAGGCCAAACTTGACAGGCATGAAGAGGAGCACGTTGCTTACAATCTTCCACACTTCACGGAGGAACTCGGTATGTCAACAGACAACCTGCACGACCTGATGGGCATATTCTTCGGCGGCTGGAAGGGAAAGCTGGAACCTTCGACCACCGACGACTGGGAGTATGCCGACTTCGACGCCTCCTATGGCTGGGAGAGTCTTATGATGGATGCCTTCGAGACAATCGCACCTTATCTGGCTGACGGCTCTGAAATTAAAATCTGGCCCGATTCCGGCTGCGACCACGGAACGGTCAGGAACGGGAAATGCAAATGGGCATAACTAAAACGAATGAGACTATGGAGAAGAAAGATTTCTATGGCGACATCAGGAATCTGCACAAGGAGATTGTGGCAGAGATTGTGAAGCTAATGGTGGAGCATGACGTGACAGAGGTTGACCTGCTCGGTAGTAGTGCCGACCACGCTTACGTTATTGGCGCACCCTTCGACTGGGATGTGGACTACATGGAGGCCGAGGTCTCTAAGGTGTACTACGAGGACGGGCAGTTGGTGCTCGACGTTTGCTGGGACATTGACACGTTCGAGTTGGCCGAGCAGAACGAGAATGGTGACATTGGCGATGCCTATACAGATGTAAAGGCCAATGACTTCACCTGCATCAAGCCCTGTGCTGGCATTGATTCGGTGTATGAGAGTGTATGGCAAGTGTTGGAACAAAACAAGTAACCACTATGACACAGAAAGAGTATATCCAGATGGTGAACGAAGCGAAGCAACGGAGCTTTGAGTATTATGTGCTGAGCAAGCCGACTATCAGCGACGCGACGTTCGATGCGATGGTGGACTGCATAGAGCTGGCGGAGTTGGAGCATCCTGAGTGGACGCTACCTGACTCGCCGACGCAGTGCGTAGGAAGCGACCTGTCTGGTAACGGCAAGCGACTGGTGCGTCACCGCACACCGATGCTATCGTGCCAGAAGGCACAGACAACAGAGGCGGTTGAGAAATGGATTGCCGCTACGGAGAAGAAGTTGAAGAAGCAGGACGCTGGCATCTACTACGAACTGGAATGGAAGTTGGACGGCATCAGTTGTTCGCTGGTGTATCAGGACGGCACGCTGATCAGCGCCGCTACCCGTGGTGACGGCAAGCAGGGCAGCGACTTGATGGAGCACGTGAAGATGATACCGACGGTGCCTATCACGATTACTGAAATGGGTAGGGTAGAGGTGCGCGGCGAGATTGTATGTCCCAAGTCTCACCTGCCGTTTATGTCAGAGAGCTATGCCGACTGCAGAAGTGCAGCAAGTGGCATCTGTGGCAAGAACTATGTGACCGCCGACACGACGCTGCTGGAGTTTGTGGTGTGGCAGTTGGAAGGCGACGACATCGGCACAGAGGCTTGTGCTATCGACATAGCCGAGGACTTGGGCTTCAAGACCTGTGGCTATAAGGGCTGCTGGACGCCAAATGTTATCAAGCGTCTGGGTGAGTTCGCTATCGAGCGTGACGCGCTGGACTGGCCTACTGACGGTGTGGTGGTGAAGATAAATACCAAGCCGCTGGCTGAGAGGATGGGTTATACCGACCATCATCCGAAAGGCTGCATCGCCTACAAGTTCCCACCGCAGAAGACGACGACCACGGTAAGGCGCATAGAGATAACCGTTGGTGCTACGGGCCGTCGTACCCCTGTCTGCTGGTTTGACCCTGTGACTATCATCGGACGAACGGTGGAGAAAGCGAGCCTTGGCAGTGAGGACACGATGGAGAAACTCGGCGTCTATGAGGGCTGCACCGTAGAAGTGGGCCTGAGCAACGATGTGACGCCGAAAGTGTACAGAGTAATCTAAAACGATACGACTATGGAAAAGATTGATGCACCCATTGACAACAAAAACTTGATGGAAGACCCGTTCGAGGATGAGGTCTTCGGAGATTTCTATGCAGGGCCTGACCATCGTAAGAATGGTGTACGGCATCTGGTTGGTTTGGCGGAAGTTTACGACGAGGAATTTCCTAAGTGCGTGAATTATTCGGCATACGTCGATGTGACTTGGACTTATGGTGCAAGTCATATCACTATCAAGGTGATTGGCGTTTCTGCCAGTGAGGACTTTGAGGAAACGAAAAACGAAGTCTTAGAGCACTACAAGAAGGTGTTCAAGGCTTGGGAGTGTGAAGACAATCCCGACCTAAAGGTAGAGTTCTATCAGCTGAACAATCAACTGAACGTGATATTCTATTTCGAGTGTGAATGATAAACTTTGCACATATTGTAAGATTTTTGTTTCGGACTGGCCTGCTGTGACAGCACGCCGGTCCTCTTTTGGTGAGAAAATAATGTTTTAAAACACGATATAGCTATGGAGTATTTTAAGAATTGCATGACCCAAGAGCAGCTGGAGCAGGAGCACCGCAAGTTGGTGATTAAGATGCACCCCGACCGCAACCCCGACAACCCTAACGCTACGGCTGAGTTTCAGGAGATGCAAAGCCAGTATGAGGAACGCAAGGCTGAACTGAACGGCGACTATAGCAAGGCCCGCAAGGGTAGGGAGCGCCGCGAACGTGAGGACAGGGAGCGACGGGAGCGTGAACGCCGTGAGCAGGAGCGCCGCAAGAAGGAGATGGCTATCGATCAGGCTCGAAAGAACAAGCAGCGCAGCCACTTGGAATGGAAGCAGGGCGAGTATGTCTATGCCCGTATGGTGAACTTCACCCGCAGTATGTTCGAGTGGGATAACCTGAGTGGTGACGAGCTGCTGCATGTGGTGATCAAGATGGGCGTGAAGGAAGAGACGGTGGTAAGGATTGAGCACATCGTGGAGTGCCAGTCGTTCGATATCCTGAACGCCAGTCTGAGCAAGCTGCTGAATAGCATGGAGACCGGCTGCATCTATGGTGGCCGTGAGACGTTGCAGGATGCCGACCCCGCCAATGGCATCTATAAGAAGCAGACGGTGGGCAAGGTGGTGATGTTCCGTAGCGAACAGTACTGCGTGTTCGGCAATCCGATGGGCGACCAGACGATTTCCGACTACTATATGCCTGTAGGCTATGAGACGCTGTTTGGCAGTCAGATAGACCGCATCAAGGCGCACATTGCCTATGAGGAACAGGAGAAAGCACGATTGGAGGCTGAACGTATGGCCCGTATCGAGGCCGAGCAGCGTCCGATGATAGCGGAGTGGGAGCCGAAGCTGATAGCACTGAGTAGAGGACTGACGGCCAAGGAGCAGAAAGAGGTGGCTATGAGCAACCTGAAGACGATGCTCAAGGCGAAGTTCCCCGGTGCGAAGTTCACCGTGAAGAGTGACCGCTATGGCGACGTGGTGGTGCGCTGGGAGGATGGCCCGACATGGCAGGCCGTGCGTGAGGTGACAAAACTGTTTGATGCCTGGGAAGCTATCGACGCCAAGACCGGCAACCAGACGCTGACGCCGTGGATGGAGCACTACGGACGGATGTGTTTCTCAGTGACCGAGACGGAGCGCAAGATGTCGGTACTGACTAAGGCCCGCATCCTGCAGCAACTTGGTAGCGTGACCGAGGCTTTCACCACATCGGCTATCGACGACGAGGTGACGGTATCTGACTTCGACTGGCTGATGCTCCACTTGCTTGTCGGCATCGAGATAGGCAAGGGCAACCAAGAGTGTATGAGTACGATACATGCCGACGGCAGGCGCACGGTAGCCATCAATGCGGCTGTGAACTTCATATTCAGCCACTCTGACTATTGCAAGCAGACCAAGGCCAAAAAGGCCAAGTCTGCTTGACTTTACGACCACGAATATAACGAATTGAACGAATTTAATATTTTACAATATGAGTAAGTTATCGAGACTGCGCGACAACATCGCGGCATTGCAGGAGGCTTTCGAGCCTAAGAATGGTGAGTACGACTACGAGGTGCTGGAGAAGTACAGTGGCTTCGGTGGTCTGGGGTTTGTGCTGAACCCACTGGACAAGAGCAAGTGGACGAAGACCGACCAGGACTGTTACGATGATACGGTACGGCTGCATGAGTTGCTGCACAAGTACAGCAACAGCGAGCAGGAGTATCAGAAGTGGATGCAGTCGTTGAAGGCATCGGTGCTGACAGCCTTCTATACCCCTAACGAACTGGTAAAGGCCATCTTCAATCCTATCTACCATGTGAAGTACGGTCGTAATCAGGTGTGCATTGCACCGAGCACAATCCTTGACCCTGCTGCCGGCAACGGTGTGTTTGCCTTCAATGCAGTGGGCTATGCGTCACTGGCTTGTCAGCGCTATAGCGTGACGGCAATTGAGAAGGACTTGCTGACGGGTCTGATGTTGGGCGCACAGAAAGGCCATGCCAAGATGCAGGTGTATGTGGATGGCTTCGAGCACTTTCCGAAAGACGAATTGGGAATGTATGACCTGGTGGCCACCAACGTGCCGTTTGGCGACATCAACGTATTTGATGCTGCCTATAGCAAGAGCGACAATAAGGTGCGCAGGGATGCAGCTAAGATGATTCACAAGTATTACGTGCTGAAAGGTCTGGACTGTCTGAGGGATGGCGGTATCGAGGCTTACATCATCACCTCGAACTATCTGAACCGCGACGGCGAGCAGTTGGCAGAGGTGCTGAAGCAAGCACGTCTGATAGGTGCCTATAGACTGGCCAACAACCTGTTTAAGGATGCCGGCACTGAGGTAGGTACTGACCTGCTGGTGTTGCAGAAAGACAGCCACAAGCAAGGACTGACGGCTGACGAGACATTCCTGATGACGCAGTATGAGGACTCAGGATGCCCCACCAACATGTACTTCCAGATGTATGAGGACCATGTGATTGCAACGTCGTGGACGGTTGACACCGATGCCTATGGCAAGCGTGGTTTTGTCTATATGCACAAGGATGGCGTGAAGGGTATTGCCAGCGATATGCAGAAGGCATTGGCAAAAGATATGGCTGCTAATCTGGATGTGGCGCTGTTTGAGAGTGACACAGCCACACATAAGACCGAGAGCGCCGAGAAGAAGGTGCAGCTGACGGCACAGCAGCTGACGATGCTGGCTATACACAAGACCTACGAGGAACTGTATGTGTACGAGGCTACGAAGTTCGAGGAGAACACGGCGTTGCGCCGCGACCTGAACGAGTTGTACGACACGTTCGTGGAGTCGTTCGGTGCGCTGAATAAGAGCGACAACGTAAAGGCGCTGAAGGCTATCAAGAATCACGGCAACCTGACGGAGTTGCTATCGCTGGAGGTGAGAGACGAGCGTGGCCGTTGGGAGAAAGCCGACATCTTCACGAAGCCGGTGGCTTTCGCTACCGACGATGTGCATGGTGCCGACACACCGCAGGAGGCACTGGCTCAGTCGTTGAACGACTACGGTAAGGCTGACATGAAGTATATGAGTGCGCTTACTGGCATGAGCGAGGACGAACTGCTGGATGCCCTGCATGGCGAGGTGTTCTATAACCCTCTGCCTGTAGGCAACCAGTACGAGATTAAGGCGCAGTTTATCTGTGGCAACGTCGTTGAGAAGCTGGAGCAGATCAAGCAGCTGTGGCCGAAGGTGGCAGAGTTGCTTGATGCAGGTTCCAAGGAGCAAGATGCAAGCCACCTGCCTGAGACCATCAAGGACCAAGAGGAACTGAGGGTGTATCAGAGTGCCAAGGCATTGCAGGAAGCTATCCCCGAGCCTATCCCCTTTGAAGAGTTGGACTTCAATCTGGGTGAGCGCTGGATTAACGAGCGGGTGTATGGTGCTTTTGCTACGGAGTTCTTCAATGTGCCTGGTGAGCGTCCGTCGTGGCAGAGTGAGCCGTTTGCGGTAGAGGTGAAGTATGACCCTATCATCGACCAGTTCACGGCATCGGCCAACTACGGATGGAACGAGAAGATAGGCACACAGTATGCCGTGAAGAGTGAGACCAAGCAGCGGTATGACGGAATGGAGCTTTTCATCCATGCCCTGCATAATACCTGTCCGAAGCTCTACAAGTATAAGCGTGACGTGAACGGCGACTACGTGTATAACGACAAGTGGGAGAAGGAGAAGGAGGAAGACCCCGAGAAGACCCAGCTTGCCAACACGAAGATTGAGGAGATTCGTCAGGGATTCGTTGACTGGCTGTTGCGTCAGCCCAAGCCGTTCCGCGACGAGTTGGCAGCTATCTATAACCGCCGCTTCAACTGTTTTGTGAAGCCGAAGTATGACGGCAGTCACCAGACATTCCCCGGTATTGACCTGAAGGGACTTGAAAAGAAGTACGGCATCAAGCATATCTACGGCAGTCAGAAGGACTGTGTGTGGATGCTTGTATTGAACGGCGGCGGCATTTGCGACCACGAAGTAGGTAGCGGCAAGACGCTGATCATGTGTATGGCAGCACATGAGATGAAGCGCTTAGGATTGGTTCACAAGCCGATGATTATTGGCTTGAAGGCAAACGTGAGTGCCATTGCAGAAACGTATCGCACCGCCTATCCGCAGGCCAAGGTGCTGTATGCCGGTGCCAAGGACTACTCGGCCAAGGAGCGTGTGGACTTCTTCAACAAGATGAAGAACAACGACTGGGACTGTGTGATTATGTCGCACGACCAGTTCAGTCGTATTCCTCAGAGTCAGGACATCGAACTGGAAGTGATGCAGGACGAAGTGCAGCAGCTGGAAGATGCGATGAACGCTATGGAAGGCTGGGACTGGGGCAACCGTAGCCGCATACAGAAGGGTTTGGAGCGCAGAAAGCGTAACCTGGAGGCGAAGATTGACGGACTTCTGGACGCTATCGGTGATACGAAGGACGACGTGGTTGACTTCAATCTGATGGGTATAGACCATATCTTTGTAGATGAAAGCCACATGTTCAAGAACCTGCAGTTCTCCACCCGTCACGACCGTGTGGCAGGTCTGGGTAACTCGGAGGGCTCGAAGCGTGCCTTTAACCTGCTGATGGCTATCCGCACGATACAGAAGCGTACAGGTAAGGACCTCGGTGCCACGTTCCTCTCAGGTACCACCGTCACGAATAGTTTGACGGAATTGTATTCGCTGTTCAAGTATCTGCGTCCGAAGGCAATGGCCAAGCAGAACATCACCTGCTTTGATGCCTGGGCGGCTATCTTCACGAAGAAGAGTCAGGAATTTGAGTTCTCGATTACCAACCAGATTGTGTTGAAGGAACGTTTCCGTTACTTCATCAAAGTTCCGGAACTCGCTATGTTCTATAACGAGATAACGGACTTCCGCACGGCAGAGGATGTAGGTATTGAGCGTCCGGAGAAGCACGCCCGACTGCTGAACATCAAGCCGACGCCCGACCAAGAGGACTTTATCAAGACGCTGATGGAGTTTGCGAAGACCGGCGACTTCTCGCTGATAGGTATTAACGGAGCCACGGAGAAGCAGCAGATGGCAAAGATGCTGTATGCGACGGACATGGCCCGCAAGATGTCGCTGGATATGCGACTGATTGACCCAGGCTATCAGGATCACCCACGGAGCAAGGCTTCAAGATGTGCTTATCTGGTGAGTGAGTACTACAAGAAGTTCAACGACGTGAAGGGAACGCAGTTGGTATTCTCTGACCTCTCGGCCTACGACCCGAAGAAGTGGAATGTGTATGACGAGATCAAGCGTAAGCTGGTTGAGGAGTACGGCATCCCTGCCGACGAGATTCGCTTTATTCAGGAAGCGAAGTGTGAGTCGAAGAAGCAGAAGCTGATTGACGAGGTGAACGAAGGCAAGGTGAGAGTGCTGTTTGGTTCTACCCAGATGTTAGGCACGGGTGTCAATGCCCAGCAGCGTGTGGTGGCTGTGCATCATCTGGATACACCGTGGCGACCCTCTGACCTGGAGCAGCGCGACGGCAGAGCTATCCGCAAGGGTAACGAGATTGCCAAGTTGTACAACGACAACAAGGTGGAGATTATCATCTATGCCGTTGAGCGCAGTCTGGATAGCTATAAGTTCAACCTCCTGCACTGCAAGCAGACGTTTATCAATCAGCTGAAGCGCGGACAGTTGGCAAAGCGTACCCTTGACGAGGGTTCGATGGAAGAGAAGGGCATGAACTTCTCGGAGTATATGGCTATTCTCTCGGGTAACACCGACCTATTGGAGCGTGCCAAGCTGGAGAAGAAGATTGCTGGATTGGAGAGTGAGCGCAAGAACTTCTTGCGTGACCAGCGCGACCAGCAGGAGAAGATGAAGAGCCTGGAGGAAGACAACGAGCGCCACGAGCGCCACATCCGTTCGGCACAGGGTGACTATGACAAGTTCCTGCAGCGCAAGCGTCCCGACGAGAACGGCTTTGTGGTGAACGACCTGACGATTGACGGTTGGTCGATGCCTGAACTGACAAAGGACGGCAAGCCTATGACCGCCGACGACAAGGCAAAGGCTCTGGGTGAGCGACTGTTGCAGATTGCCGCTACGGCCAAGACCTGCGACATCCACCTGCGCATCGGTGAAATCTACGGCTTCCCCGTTGTGGTGAAGTCTATCGAGAGAGGCTTTAACCTGATGGGTCAGATGGAGTACGACAACCTGTTCTTTGTAGAGGGCACGACGTTGAAGTACAGCCATAACGGTGGCCGTCTGACAAAGGTGTCGGCACGCCAGTCGGCGGAGAATCCGCTGCAGGCTCTGATGTATATCCCCACACTCATTGAGCAGTGGCAGACGAAGATGGACGAGAACAACGCCCGTCTGGAGCAGCTGAAGTCTATCAAGTGTGAGGCATGGCCCAAGGAGGACGAGTTGCGCAATCTAAAGGCTGAACTCGGAAAGTTGGACCGCAAGATCAACGAGGAACTGAACGGCGGTAGCAAGAAGTCTGACAAGTCCGAGGGTAAGACCTCGGATGCGTCGGAACTTAGAAAGGCCGCATAAAACGTAAGATACAATGAAACAGGAATTGAAGAAAGCGCTCGACTATGTTCGTGAGCAGATGGACGAAGACGATCTGGCTATTCTCCATGCTGAGATTAACAAGTGCTATAAGCAGCACCTTGTGCCTACCTTTACCCTCGTGGATGCTGACCAGGTTATTGAGTTGCTGGGTGAGTATGGCGAGGAAAACGACCTGCCGGAAGACTGGTGGGAAGACTACGACGATGACGATATTTTGTTGAACATCTAAAACGATACGACTATGAGCAAGACAAAACGTATGCCGGCACCACTGGACGAGAAGAACGTGGTGAAGAATATTATTGAGTGCGATATCTTTCCGGAAGGATGTGCTCATCAGCAGAAAGGCAACCTACATATTTACCTGGGCTTCTACAAGGGACACCCGATGATGTTGTGGTTTACTCACGGCAAGAACTACTTGAAAGTCCATTTTATGAACAGGTTGCTTAACAACAAGCCCGTACTTCAGCAAATAGAAGACTACATGACGCAGGGTAACGACGACACAAACAACAATCAATACGTTATCAGTAGACGAGGTAACGATCTGGTGGAATTTAATTTCTTGTTTAAGTATAACAACTAAACGATACGACTATGATTACGACAGCGTATGATGTAAAGCAGACGACCGACATGATGGACCGTTGGGCAGGCTTCTGCTACAATCACCCGCCTTACGACGAGGTGATACTTTGGATGGTTGGTGGCTCGAAGACACACTACCTCTACCAGCACTTCTGCTCGAAGTTCCTGCACCTCTGTGAGGACGTATGCGGCAACGACACCATGTCCGCATGGATGAAGTTCTACCGCACACTTGACCGCAAATGGGCTGAGCGCCTGATGCAGTACGTCTATTGTGAGTGGAGAAAAGATAAGGCCAAGAACTAAAACAACGAGATTATGAGTTACACAATTCTTTATCGCAGTATGTTTGTCAAAATGAGTGATGGACGGTATATCCCACTTATTGAGAGCGGAAGTAATAATTGCACAGAAATTACTTGGAAAGGACGTGAGCGCCGTGAGCGCAGTTGGCACCAGTGTATGTTTGGCAATGGTAGTAAGTCTCTGGCTCGTACTCGTGATGAAATCATGCGTGATGTAGAGAGCGTCATCGACAAGGAAAAAGAGCGTGTCGGTAAACCTTATGCCTCCTATGAGAACAAAGAGGGTGTATATACTGAGCAGGAGATAGAAAAGCATTTCGGCTATTACTCTGGCATCGCCATCAGCGGCAATGGTCATTGCAATAACACGTCGGCACAACAGTTCCGCAACTTCTTCCTGAAAGGTTTTGAACAGGCTGTTACCTTCGACGAGTGTGAGGAACTGAAACTGACATGGTGTACTGGCTATCCCAACTACGAACGCTGCAACGTGAAGAGCGAAGAGGAGTTGATGACGGTGTACGAAGGGTTGACAATCCCTGGCTGTCATGTGACAGTGAGTTTCTGCAGATGGACGGAATATCTGTGGGATAAGCACCGAAAGCGGGCAGAGAAGAAACCGCAGGAGCCTAAGACTGTTGGCTTTGTGGTGCAGTTTGGTAGTCAGTATATCCACAAGTTATCTTCGCGCCACATGTGGCGAACCAGCTACCTCGACTCTGCCAAGAAATACGCATCGAGAGTATCGGCAGATAGAGCAGCCGAATGTCTGAACAAGAATTACGATAGCGTAACCCAAACAGCCTATACCGTTCCCGTCCGCATCAATAACGAGGGACACTGGGAACAAGCAGCATAAGTGTAACCCTATAACTTTACGACTATGACAAAGAAATTCTGGTGCCATTACATTGGCAGCGACGGCAATACGCCAAAGAGACGCAATATCGAACTGACAGACATTAGCGAACTATTGCCCAATGTGAGTAACGAGGGAGTGAAAACGCCCTTGTGGTTTGAGCGAGAAGAGGAAGATTACGGCTATCGTATCTATACGCATTACCACCTCTACGTACAACTGAGCGACAAGGTGGCGACAATGGTTGACAGTATAAGCGACCAACTGGTAGAGCGTATGGTGAAGACTGACGAAGATATCAAGGCTCAAGGCGAGAAATGGATGAAGGACTTTCTGGAGCGCAATCCTAACGCCAGTGAGGAATATCGCAACCGAGAAGCAAAATGGAACGAAGAGAGCATGGAGGGCGCGAAGAAGGATCGTGACAATATGCTGCAAAGACTCGCTTTGTTCCTGGACTATGATACGGTGCTGCTTTCAGGTGATGCGTGGATTATGGCCTCTGTTATCAAAGCCTACGAGGAAGTGCAGTCGCCATACTTACCCGTCATACAAGAGCTACGCCGTCAAGCTATGGCCGAGCGTGAACACCGTGAGCAGGAGCGCAAGGAGGAACGCCGCAAGGCTGCTGAGGAAGAAGCCCGCAAGAAGGCTGAAGCCGAGCAGAAGGAGCAGGAGCGACTGACCCAGGAAGCCGAGAAGTTCAAGCAAGGCGAGAGTATCAGCGGTGAGGACGTGGTGGATCTGTGCCGTCGTTATGGCATCGCTATTCACTTGCGCACCGTACATAACCTGCAGCAGGTCATCTACGTCATCAACGGCAAGACTGGCACGTGCCAGTATTACCGCCAGTCGAAAGGCAAGCGTCGCCCACAACTCGACGGCTGCTATAAGACCGCCGGAGAATTATATCAATATCTGCAAACTCACTAAACTTAAAAACAAGAAGCAACAAGACATGGAAATGTGGTTTATCGTCATCCTTTTGGTCCTCTGCTGGCTGAAAGGATGAAGTCAGTAACTTTAAAACGAAACGGCAATGACAGAGAACCAGCAAATAGCAAGTATCATTCTACAACAACTTGGAGGTAGGCGTTTTGTGACTATGACGGGTGCAAGATGCCTTGTGGCCATTAACAACGGCCTGCGTTTCAGGATTGGACGGAACGGTAGCAAGGCGAACATGGTGAGTATCGTCCTTCGTGGCGATGACACATACACCATGACGTTTCTGTATGTAAGAAACCCGCCCAACCCATACTCTCTGCTGGCAAAATACATTGGCAGGGGCATGGATCCTGTGACTGCTGAACGAAAAATCAAACAACAGTCAGACCCCGACAAGATGGTGCAGACGCTTAAAGAATATAAGGGCATCTATTGCGACCAACTTGAAGAACTCTTTCGTGACTATACGAAACTGAATACTCGATTACTTTAAAACGAAACGGCAATGAGAACAATCAAAGTTAAACTCGACAAAGACCTGTCTGCATATCGCGGACGTGACTATTACTTCTGCGAAGAAAGCGGCAGATATTATACGAAGATTGACGGTGAGTGGCATACCACCACCAACAATTACTATCTGGAACCTGACTGCCATGTGGCTGACGATGTGGAGATTGTTGTTGTGGAGAAAACGAAGGAGTATCACGGTGGCGACACTGTGTACTCCAAGAAGCACGGCAAGAACATGGTCATCTTCATGGCGCACCGCACTCAGGAAGTAGGTGGCGAAGCGAAAGTCACCCACTATACGCTTATCGACATGACTAACGTCACTCCCGACGATGTAGAGGACGCACATGCAATGGTAAAGACAATTAAAATCTGGAACAACCGGAAGAACTGCACGGAGTACCTTTACAGGCTTCGCCCGACGCGGTTCATCGAAGACAAGGCGCTATGCCTGAAGTTGGACGATGCGGAAGCAAAACGAGCAAGCGAGTGGCTGACCTTTATCGGCATCAACCACGAAGTAATCGAAGTAGAAGGGAATCACTAAACAACATACGACTATGGCAAAGCAAGAATTTTCTGCACTTGTATTAGAGTGCCTTGGTGTGAATGAAAAGGTCATCGACAAACTCCAGGTTGAGTTAGATGTGACAGTCAGTGAGGATGCGGTTAAAAAAGCTATAAATCATTTTGCCCATTGGGGTAACAAGGACGATGTGCAGATGATGATAGTGCGTCATATCTTTCAGACCGTCATCGACCGCTATGAAGCCCGGCTTGACAAGAATAAGTTTAAGATGCACTTGCAGTTTGACGACCCTGATCCACACCTCGAATATGACGGCAAGAGAATCCGTTATTATCAGAACCTCGATAATATCATCCGAGAGCAGAAGGAAATTGAGCAGTGGGAAGCACAGAAGAACGCTCCGCGTGAGTTCCATCTGACCGCCGATGATAAGAAAATCCTGTTGGACTGGGGTAATAGCGAGGAAGATTTGGACCAGATAGAACTTGAGGCAAATGTATGCGAGTTTACACAATGCTACAAGTCGAAGCCAGACCGCAAGATTACCCGCGATGAAGCCATCAAGATTCTTGGTCGTAAACAATTTCTTTCCGGCATAGATCGCGCTGCCTTCCACTGGAACTGCGGACGTGAAAACGGCAACAGATACGTTCACTTTGAGAGTGGACTTGTCGGAAGACATGTGAACGAGTTTGTGTATTAACCCCTAAACGATACGGAAATGAAGAATGTGATTAAGTACAAAGGCTACACCATCGTAAGAAACGTGGCCGTGTTCGAGAATGGCGAGCCCATCGGCGAGTTTGACTCTATGGCAGACGCCAAGGCGTATTACAAGGATTGTGAAGGCTATGAGTTCAAGTATGCTGCCGCCGAGGAAATCAACGCCGACGGCGACGTGAACCCTTCTGTGTATGGTGACACTCTGAAAGAGGCGACGGATAAGCTCAAAGCGATACTGAGTCCCAGGAAGATGACTTGGAAGGAACTTCGGCATGAATTTTTCTCTGCCACCCATGAACTGCGTGACGCTATGCTCAAAGAGTATAACCGTAACGGAGAAGAAACGAAAGTGCCTGAGTTCTGGCAGGACTTGCATAACCTCTGGACCAAGATGAATACATTGTGTGAGAAACTGTAAAGCCGAACGGCAATGAACGAGACATCAAAACAACTGACGGCCCTGATGGCTGCGATACATGCGGCGTATCAGAAGGGCGAATTTGCACCGCCTGAGTGTGAGGAAGACTGTGGCTTTGGGAGACAAGGGATGCTTTGGGTGCATGAGATAGACAAAAATCAGGGTGTGAGCATCGACCTTTACGACCTCTTCGATGACGGACTGCCAGAGTTGGAGGGCATGGAGTTCGACAGCATGTGTCCGGCTGACGGCAAACCCATCAGACAGAAGGCATACTGCATCAGTTACAACCCCGAATGGGAGGAACACCCAGTGCTGGTGCTCTGCAACGATGCAAGTGCTACTGAGTTTGATGATAGCTTCGATCTGACACTGGAGTACGTGCCGGAAGAGGTGCAACAGCGCATTTATGACTGGATAAAGAATCTGTGGCATCCTGTAGCCAACGTGTACCGGCTTGTGCTACGAGCACCAGACGGCAGGGAGCAGCGCACATTGGCCTGGTTTCCGACGGAAGAGGTGAAGAAGCAATACTATGACAAAGCCCACAAACGTGGACTGGTGGTAGAGGAAGTGTGACCATTTTCGTAACCTCACGAAAATGATACGACGCACACATATATAATATATACGCGCGAGGGCTGCAATGGTCCTTGCGCGTTTTAAATCTTGTCTGGCCCCGGCTCTGTAGCCATGCCATCAGTGGTGCCGAAATACTGATTGAACTGTACTTCCATGCGGTTGTGCCTTTCAAGCAAAGCATTGTGCCGTTGAAGCAGATCCTTGTATTTGGCTGTGATGTCTGCGACGGTAGCGTTCAGTCCGTTGAGCCTTTTTGTCAGGGCAGCAACCTCTGCGCGGACGGCTTCGTTGTTGCCCGCTTGTGGCGCGACAGGCACGGCAGGTTTGCGCCCTTTGCCCTTGCTGCACTCTCGGTTCTCGTCAATGAGAAACTTAAACGGAGAGATGTTGAAGTAGCTGCAAGTATGAAGAAAGTCCGTTACCTTAAAACGTCGGCGCAGGGTGAAACGCTCGTGTGGTTTCTGTGAGCTGGCTTCCATAGCCACGGCCACATCTTTCCAGTAGATGCGCCCTTCGCCGTCGCCGAAAGTCTGCTCAACAGCTTGTGTGTTCCACTCGATAGGATGCCAGTAGTCGAGTGGGATAGTAGCGTCTTCACGATTAGGGATGACGAAATTGTTGTTCTCTGCCACAAAATAATATACTGGCATACGCAAAGAGTTGCACAATTTTATCAGTATTTGCACCGATACAACAATTTCGTTTGTCGTATATCGGCTTAGTACCTGCTGTCTTAGTCCGCAACGGCGGGCAATTTCCGTGCCTGTGATGTCTAAAACATCTGATAGACTGCTGAATAGCGTCGTGTTGAATTTCCATCTGTCCATACCATTTGTCATGCTTGCTTTAAAATTTTAACATTCACTTTTGGATAATTTTTCACCAATTCTGTTTGTTATTTCACAGAAAAGTTGTACCTTTGCCGCAAAGTTACAACAATTTCGTGAAATATGAACGAAAATAAAGAGAAATTATCACTACGCATTAAACGTTATCTGAAGAACCTGGTGAAGGCTTTTTGTAGTCGCGATCCCTACCGTGAGGAGTTGGAAGAGACGAAGGAAAAGCTGGAGAAGTCTGCAGAGAATATGACGGCCATGCAGGACCAGTTGTACTCTGCGCTCGACAAGTGGAACGAGGTGGTGAAGACGTCGGAAGATCTGAGTAGTCAGGTTGAGAGTTGCGAGAAGTTGATTGAAAACCTGCGTGAACGTATCAACGAGAAGGACGAAGAACTGAAACAGCAGGGCAACGACTTCCGTGAGCGTATGGAGCGGATGAAAGGCGACTACCAGAAGCGATTGGACGAGTACAATAAGCTGGTGGACTTCATCCGTTCCAACAAGAATGTTCCCTACGAAATCGGTGTCATCATCGACAAACTGACCGAAAGAAGATAGGAGGAGGAAAGCAATGGATATAGGACAGGCAATCAAGGAACTTCGCACCAAGCGCGGCATGACCCAGGAGCAGCTTGCCGATAGCGTCGGCATGAGCATCAACGCTATCAGTTCATGGGAACTCGGCAAGACGATACCGCCAAAGGCGACCATCGAGAAGTTGTGTCGTGCGTTTGGCATACCTGTTTCGTACATGCTGCTGGCGGCTATCGACGAGCAGGATATCCCAGAAGAAAAGCGCGTGCTGTACCGTGCGCTTTTAGAGCCGCTGAAAAATGAGTTGTTGTAGAAACAGTGATCAGTGAACGACGCTAACCTGAAGATATTGAATGGCATTCCTCTCGTGGAAGTGATGCGAGGATGGGGATATGTACCGGTGCGCGAGGCGAGAAACGGCGCAACGGCATCGTATATCTGTCCTTGGCATGACGACCACCATCCATCGCTGGTGGTGGATAAGCAGTTGCGTGACGGTGCCGCCGACTTAGGCTTTAAGTGCTTCGCCTGCAAGCAGGAGGGGTACGGGGCCATACAGTTGGCTGCACGGCTCATGGGAGAGCCTGCCGGACAGTTATCAAACGGGGTGCTGAATCAGGTGATTCACGAATTGCTGACCCGTTGCAGCGTGGAGTTGGAGCCTGAAGAGGGCGACAAGCCGTGGCGCGATAACCTCCGCATAAAAGTAGTTGGCTGGGACGAGTTCAAGCGTGATGAACCGCAATACCAGGACTGGACGGGCGACCAGCCCATCTTTGAGACTGGCGAGTGGACAGAGGAAGGACTACGCGCGCTGGGCTTGAAGGTGGAGGTGGCCACAAGGCGTGCGAAGAAGACCGACATACCCGCCGACGCGACGGGAACAACGGCAGAGGTGCGCATGGGCGACCTGCTGACACAGTTTGATCCCGACAGTGGCGAACCGTTGTATCGTTGCTCGTTCGGCAAGGACTTTTATCGTGGTCCGCAAAAGGCAGAGACCCGTACCATAGCCGCATGGGGCGAAGAGGTTGGGCGCGTGTTTGGCGTGACACCCATCAAACGTTTCTGCAAGCGCGATACACCGAAGCAGGGTGGGGCAGTGGTTCTGGTGGTGAATGCCACAAAGAACTACCCGATGTTTATCTTCCGCTATCGTTGGGGAATCAAGAAATACGAGCCGAAAGCCGGTTATGGCAGTACGAAGTGGACGTGGTGGGATGTGAAGGAGGATGCCGACCTGGACCACCAGTGGTATGCAGACGCTGCGCTGACCGAAGCGCTGGAAGGATGCGTGCCACAGCAGGACGACCGCCATAAGTACGATGCTATGACTGACAAGGACGGCAAGCCGACAGGTAAGGTGAAGTTCCACCGTGTCGTGCTATGCTCTGGTCCAAGGGATGCGATAGCCGTTTATGCTCATAGCAATGCGCACGTCGTATGGCTTCACAGCGAGCAGGCCGGTTTCGACCATAAGGGCGGCAATGTCAGGCCGAACCGATGGCTCAGGGCTTTTCTGAGGAAGTTGCAGGGCATCACCATAGATGGCGGTCTTTACGTCTGCTACGATGAAGATGCGACGGGACTGGCTGCCAGCCAGGCGATAGCCCTGAACAGTCCGAACATTCATTGGCTCAGACTCCCCAAGGAACTGACGGAGATAGCCATTGGCAAGGAGGGCAAGCACCTGAAGGATGTGACGGACTTTGTGACGCGCTTTCAGGAGGTAGAGGGCAGGATGCCTGCAGAGGTACAGCACGACGACCCCGTTGAGTGGTTCGATAATGCGCTGTTTGACACGCCCACCTGTCAGTTCTGGCAGTGGGAGAGTGAGCGTAAGGATGCCGACGGCACGGGCCGTGCAAGGTATAAGTTCGACCTAAGAAACACGCCCGTATTCCTCAGAGCAAGAGGCATGGTGCGCCGCGTGATGCAGCAGGGCAAGACATCGTTCTCGCGCTTCTTCATCATGGGCAATGACAATACATACACCGAGGCGTTCCCCGGTGAGAAGGGAAGCAACAAACTTGTGGCACAGGCCCGAGACCTGATGGCTGAATGGCTGCGTGCGCACAAGGAATTTAACGATGAGAAGGGTGCGCTCAGTCGTGCCATCTGTTCGGCCAAGTTGGAACAGGGCACGTTGGAGAGCATCGAGACAATGGACTTCGACGAGAAAAGCTATGGTGAGGACTTCGATCATTTCTTCTTTGACAACACCGCTGTAAAGGTAACGAAAGACGGTATGGAACTGGTGCCATACAGTCGCATGAAGTGGTGGACCAATACAGAGGCGATACTTAACGGCACGTTTACGATGCAGAAGCAGGCGTGGCGTGTGGTGCTTAATCCGATGTATGCCCCTGAATTGGAGAAGCACGAGGAAATCATGCGGACGGCACAGACATCCGACGAGCGCGCACAGGAGAACATGCGCTGGGATTCGTGGGCTTCGCTTTGGAAGTACCGCCTCATTATGGATAAGCCGCTTGATGAAATGCCGATGCACTTCCGTTTCCTCTACAACACATCCCGCATCTTCTGGGAAAAGGAGTCGGACAATACGGAGTTGAGCAAGACGGAGAAGCAGGTGCAGGATATGTACTTCATTGCCATGTTACATGCCATCGGATCGGCATTGGTGCGCCACCGTTCAGCCAACAGGCAGCAGTTCCTTCATATAACCGATAACGGCACACGCCGCGAGGACCTGGCAAGTGGCGGTACTGGTAAGACAGCCATTCTCGAACTCTTAGGACTGATGCGCCGTGTGCTGAAAGTTGACGGCAAGGCTTTGGAGGGTGGTAACATCACGCTGACACAGGAACTGGATAAGATTGTGCCTGGTCTGCAGAACATTGTCGCCATTGACGAACTGCCACAAGGCTTTTCGCCCAAGACGCTCTATAACTATACGTTGTCGCTGACCTCGCGCGGCCTGTATCGTAGTAGTGTCGTGCTCGAAGGCGATGACCTGCCGAAGTTTGTCGTGGCATCCAACGAACAGTTGGATCTCAGTTCAGATTCAACCTCACGCCGTACCTATCAGGTGCTGGTCTCTGACTGGTATCATCCGAGAAGCATGGACGGCAGCCGTCCGGCACATACGCCTGCAGATGACTTCCGTAAGGAGTACGGCATTAAGGAGGTAGCACGCAATCTGCCACCTGCATTGCTCAACGAGGCCCGTAATTTCCTGCTGGGATGTGTGCAGTTGTTCTTCCAATTCCCTGACGAGACTATCAGACCGCCACGTGACAGCCGTGCGTTGTTGCGTCAGGCTCTGGCAGCATCGAAGGACGAGCAGTTTACCCGTTGGATAGCAGGTTTCCTTTTGGATAAGCGTCACATTGGAGAGCCTATCGCCCAGCGTGAACTCGCTATCTCATTGCTTGACTACTGTGGCATCACCGTAGGCGAGAAGACTATCAAGAGTGCATACAAGCGCATTCGTGACAATATGGACGATTACATCAGGACGAGTATCTATGTGGTTGACCCGCCTGTTGTATTGTCAACACCGACTGACCGCGAAAACGGCTTCCGTCGCTGCGCTGCATGGCAGCATCCAAAGGCCAGTGACGGCTATAGCATCGCCACCGACTCTGACGGCAACCGTCTGCCAAGGGAGTTGGTGAAGAAAGCACCATACCCAAGGGTATATTACTTCTATCGCAAATCCAGGGTGCCACGCCACTTTTTTGACGAAGCGCACGTTGGAGATATGGACTACGTGCAGGGCGCCAGCGACATCGACCCGGAGACACAATCGAAAAGTGAGGACTAAGGCATTATGAAGAAACGTCGTTCTGTTACCGTCATCCTCCGTTCCTGTCTGACTGGCAAGGTCGTGTGGATATACAGAGGTCCTTCGCAGGAGGCTGCAAGGAAAGCATACTTCCGTGCTTGCAAGAAAGAGATAGAGCATGTTCGCAGCTGGGCTGAACGTATGGCTCAACGCACAGCCTCCATTACACGGCTGCTGACGAATTGCCTGGCCGACAAGCCCATTGACGCAGAGCTGACACCAGAACAGCAGGAAGCCGCCAAGGAACTGCAAGCCATCAGCAAAAAGCAGTTGGAGTGTCACAGCGAGTTTTATGATCACATCATGGAAGAGCGCCGCCGCCGGGAAGAAGACCGTGAGATACGCCGCAAGATGCGTGAAAATGTTGCCAAAAAAGAAGTCGAAGAAAAATAACAAATAATAATTATGATAAATAAAGAGTCAGGTCAGGACGTGGAGTCCATCGAATACGGCATCGACAGCGAGGCCATACGACAGCAGGCAGAAGCAAACCTGCAGAACGGCAACCGCGAGTACCGCAAGCTGAAACAAGAGCTTGACGGGCTTGACTTCAGGCGTGACTTCGTGAAGATCAACCTTGTGAAGACGAAGATGAAGCACATGGTAAACGTGGAGACCAACCGCCTGTGGATGCTGGAAATGGAAAAGCGCAAGAGCGTGAAAGACCTCAGCGACCTGCTCCTGAAGAAAGACCGTGCCGAATATGAACACTTCCAGGAACTGATGGCCGGACTGTCGCTGTTGCTTGACATGACGGACAACATATTCTTCGATATCAATAAGCTGCTGAACCGTAACAACATCGGCATTGAGATGAACAACTTCCCAGAACTGAAGGCTGCAAAGAAGACTGTGCAGGATATGGCAATCAAGGAGCAGTACGGGATGGCACGCTACAAGGAAGACCTATGGAACGACGAGTCAGAGCGCATATACAAGTACCTGCTTGAGCGCTGCGCCACCTACCGTCGTAAGGTTGACCGCATAGAGTCAAAGATGAAGAAAACTGAAAATAAAGGATAGAGACGATATGAAACATCTGGATATTACAATAGACTTTGAGACCTGCGCCATGACAGCCAACGCGGCTGTGATGCAGGTTGCAATGGTGCCTTGGCTGAGAGACAACGATGCAGACCCATTCTCGTTTGACGATATGGATATATATGAAGGTTGCGTGGATCTGAGGACATGCGTGGTGGATGGCTTTGACTTTGACCCAGAGACTATCAAGTGGTGGTCAGAGAGAAACCTAAAGGCAAAGGAGGCGGTGACGAAGGGAGAACCGAAAGCTGTTGACGACGTGTTGATTGGCATGCTGAACTACATCCGCGAACTCAAAGAGAAGCATGCGCTGACAAGCATCTTTGTATGGTGTCAGGGCATGGACTTTGACATTGCGATACTGAGGAACCTGTGTCGTAAGTATGGCGTGAAACTTGAAGAGAACATACCGCACACGTCGTTCAGGGATTGCCGCACGGTGATACTGGAAGCTGCACTGATAGAGGCCAGTCGCAGTCTGAACGGAAAGAGTACACGTGCTAACGGCATCATACTGCCCGAGCAGATACTTGCAGGCAGCTACGATGTTTACAAGATGTTTGATCCCCTGCCAGAACGCTATTCTGCAGGAAGCGAGGCTCACGACGCACTCTACGATGCCTTGCGCTCAAGTTGGAACACCTGGCAGGCACTGAAATGGTTGAACGCTTAACAAAAGGAAACGAATGATGAACAATACTATATACATCAGCGGGCCTATCAGCGACCCGACTACGAGCCAGCCGAGGACTGGATGGCAGAAGGAATTTCTGGAGGCCGAGGCGAAGTTGCGCCGGATGGGCTTTTCAGTAATGAACCCGGTTGACATTGCGCGTGATGTGGAGGAAGCCTTCAGGCAGGAGCCAACACGTGCGGACTATATTCTGGCTTGTTTGGAGCGGATGAAAGTGGCACAAGAGACAGGCATACTGCACGGCGTGTACCTTATCGGTGATATCGACGCATGCAAAGATTCGCATGGTGTACAGATGGAACTTCACTTGGCAGAGATATTGGGCATCCCGGTATTTGCAGAGTTCCGCGCTGACAATGAGATATGGACTGACAGTTTCTATCTGAAGTCGGAAAGAACTATAGAAGGGCTGCTGGAAGATAAAGCGTAATATTCACTATAAGATATAAAGATGATGGCAACCCCAGTTCTACCCTCTCTCCCACACTCTTGGAGCGAACTGACATGGCAGCAGCTGTGCCAGTGCTGGAGTGTAAAGATGCGCTACGGTGGCAACGCTGATGTTGCACGGGTGGCTGCATTGCTTACACTATGCCATCTTGACGAGGTAGACAGTACCACGATCCGTACCAATTCGGGAGAGACGTTGTACAGGCTTCGTGATACAGACGGATGCCTGTGGACGGTGACAGCCCGCGAGGCGGCACATCTGGCAAAGGTAGCACTGCCTTGGTTTGATTTCCCTTATGGTGATACTGGTGATAAAGAGGAGACGGACGATGATGGTAATATCATCAGGGAACACCGGGAGGGTGTCAGCGGTTATGTCTGTCCTGAATGGAAAGACGCCATGATTCTGCCGCAAGATACCTTGAAGACAGGTGGTCATTATTATGCTCTGCCGCAGGTGGCCTGCAACAATATCACTTGGCAGCAGTATCGCTCGTTACAATCCATAGCTCCACAACTCTTTCAAGAGGATGTCAGCGAAGAGCAGGCCAAGATGCTGCAGGCGCAATTCATGGCACATTGCCTTGTTCCCCGATCGCGGTCCTTGCTTGATAGCAACGGCAAGACCATCAAGATACGTCCGCACTATGTCTATGAGTACGATGCAGACCAGGCAGAAGGACAGGTGAAGTATTGGCAGAAGCGTTTGGAACAGGAGGACGCCATCATCCTGTTCCATATCTGCTTCCAAGTATATCAGACGGCGCTGAGCTACTATGCGAAGTCGTATCCTGAACTCTTTGATGACTCGGGCAAGAAAGACCCCTTACGTGATGCGCTGACCGGAGAGGTGGGCACCATCAACACCATTATGAAGTATGCCGGTTATGCAGAACAGCAGCAGGTGTATGACAGCAACCTTCCCTTTGTGTTAGACATTCTGAATACAATGACTAAGGAAGCTCGGGAGATTGAGAGGATGAATAGTAAAATCAAAAATAAGAACTGATAAGGTATGAAAGCAGATTACATTTACTTTGGCGACGCTGGCATGACCAGCACCAGTGCCAACCATGCGGCGAACATGGCGAAAGAGAGTGTGAGACACCTGATGGACGAACTGGCAGGTGTGAGTTTCTATGGTACTACGGTGAGCCTATTGAGCAGCGGTGCAGGCGCCAAGCAGAGCAAGGTCGGCAACACGGCTGAGCAGCTTGACGGCACATATGACAAGCTGAAAACCATCGGCGAGGCCCATGCGCTGATAGCCTGGCTGCGTGAAGCCATCAAGGCCCGTGAGCGACTGTTGGCAGAGGTGAAGAACATGACGCTGGCAGGGTATTGCAAGACGGTGTTAGGCGGTGTTGAAGTGCCAAAGGCAGACACGAACATCGTGGACTGGATGAAGGAGAAGGGTTATACCAAGCCAGACATCAACGGTGAGTTTCCTGATGTGGAGCATAAGCGTATCATTGGCATACCGGTTGCCCCATTGGAATTGTTCTGCAAGAAGTTCGGACTGAAGATGCCCGATGCGGTGAAGAAGCAGGAGCCGATGACAGTCGATGACTATATGGCCGGACTGAGTGTAAAGGATCGTAACCGCATGTTGTTGTTGGAAGCCAAAGCCGCCGTGATTGGCAAGTTCATCCATGAGGATGGAAAACTCGACAAGGAGCGTAAGTCGCTGCGTGAGGTGCTGTCGCATCCCGTCGGAACACATGGCGAGGGACAGAACATGCTCCTATACCAGTTTGAGCCCACAGTGACGCAGGAGTATGTTGATGGTATGTTCTTCCGTCTGGCTGCAGAGCATCGTGCCCTACAGGCAGAGTTGAACGGTATGCTGGCCGAGCGTGACCGTACCATCGAGGCCGACAAGCAGGCTAAGGCAGCAGAGTTTCAGAAGGCATCTGCAGACTTCTCGCGTGAAATGAGTGTGTTGCAGGATAAGTTGTCGGCATATCTCGTGGAAGAGCAGAGCAAGCTGAGCAAGATGCAGGACGAATACAATGCCTGGTCTATGGACCAGAAGAACCGCCATCAGGAGTTGTGCGCAAACATGGAGACATGGAAGCTGGCAGAAGCCAAGCGTATTGCTGGGCTGGGCATCATCATCCCGAACGAGTTGCGTGACATCTATGAGTGGGTGAACGGACTGGGTAAATAGTCCATTGGATTTCTTTGACTTATTGAGACACAGGTAGCCGCAGACTGAATGGATTTCCTGCGAAACTGCGGCGCACCGACAGCGGAGGGTGGTCTTGTTTATAGCACGTGCCAACATTTACGGGCTATCGGCAAGTATCAAAAGACAGTTCAGAAGGTCGCGGGTTCGATTCCCGCCTTGCGTGCTAAGCAAGTAGTTCAGCTGGTTAGAACGTTTGAAGGTTGCAAAAGTTTGCAGGTTCGAGCCCTGCCCCGTCTTGGACGGGTGGCGGAAGTGGTAGACGCGGGTCTTTTTGGTAGATCTACTTATCGCAAAACAAAAAATGACGTTGCCGCACGACACTCATACGGAGAGGCCGTCGCCTCCCGAGAAGGATCTTGCTCTTGCTGAGTGTGGCAATGGTTCTTGCTTTTGTTCATGCCTTTGTCGCTGAAATCATCTGCCGTCGCCGGGCCTGTGTCTTTTCATAGAATACGAATATTGACAAATACAAAGCTACAATTATGTCAAATACAACTTCAGACTTAAAACCTATAAAGGGTAAGTGTATCTACACAACCAAAGGTGCCGCACGAGAGTATGGCCGTATAGGCTGTAACTTCTTCAAGGGATGCCCGCATGAGTGTGAATACTGCTACCTTAAACGTGGTGCGCCATCGGCAGAACTGGGTGGTAATACTGCTGTGCTGAAGAAATGTCTTGTCAACGAAGACAAGGCACTTGAGATATTCTGCAAGGAGGCACGGAAGCATATTGAAGTGCTTAAAAAGTATGGTGTATTCTTATCGTTCTCAACAGACCCGATGCTGACGGAGACCAGAGACCTGACGTTCTCTGCCATCAACTTCTGCATCAGTAATGACATCCATGTGAAGGTGCTTACCAAAAATGCGGATTTCATTCTCTACGACCGAATGAAAAACCTGTGTGGCTCTACTGTAGCCAGGGACTATGTGGAGTTTGGCTTTACGTTGACAGGGCGTGACGATATGGAACCCAAGGCTTCATCAAACCACGACCGCATCGAGGCTATGAGGCTGTTGTATCAGCGTGGATTCAAGACTTTTGCCAGTATTGAGCCGGTCATCGACTGGACGCACTCAAAGATGGTTATAGACCTTTCGCTTGACTGCTGCAACCATTACAAGATCGGGCTTCGCTCTGGTGTGAAGAAAGACTATTATTCCGTATTGCGAAGCGGCATGGCCATTCAGGAAATGGTGGAGAAGATCGTGGCAGCAGGACGTACAGTCTACCTGAAGGAGAGCACCCGTGCCTTATTGCGCAGATGCTATATAGAAGAAGAGAGTGAGCGCATATTGAGTAAGACGCTTGACATTGACGGCAATCCATACAAAACAATTAAATAAAAAAAGTATGCAAGACCAAAGATATGACCAGCTCCGCGAGATTCTGGGAGCGAATGCCGAAAAGGGCATTGACGAAAGATTCAAAGAACTGTTGCGTAATAATGAACGTGACTTTGATGAAATGATGGAGGTACAGCGTGATTTGGAACCTAAGTACGTCATTGTGAAGGAAGGTGAGCTGTACAGGTTCCGTGCCAGGTACGTAGACATGCACCGCACGTTGCTCTCGCAGAACGAGATACGCCAGCGTCTGTGTGACGGTGGTGGTTTCTGGGGCGTTGACGGCGAGAAGCGGCTGGTGACGCTCTATGACAGCAGCTCTGACTTCGGATTTCCAAAGCATATTGAGGAAGCTATCCACATGGACGGATGGCACCTGCTGGAGATACTTGGCCGGGTGTGTGACAAAAAAGGTGGACTGGTTGACCTCTCGGGTTATCAGATCTCCTATATGGACCGTCAGCATGAGCGTCACTATGTGGACTATCTGAGCAAGGAGGAAGCCGAGGTACTGGAGTACGGCACAAAAGTACAACCTCGTGACATCCGCGATAACGACAATCCCGAAGCAGTTGAGCGCATGAAACGACTGTCACGCGAGGACTACGAGAGATTCGGTCGTTGTACGAACTATACACCTCCCAGCACTGTGAACAAGAAGAAGCGCAAGGCAAAGAACCGTCAGCAGAAGCAGTCACGTAAACGTTCAAGAAGATGAATGACTATATAGAAAGAGCAGTTGCAGACATTGCACGGAAATGCCATGTCAAGCAAGATGAAGTCTGGGTAGCAATGAAAGAATTGTCAAATTTAAAATGTAAAAACAATGGATAAAGCTCAGGAATTAAAGATGCAACTCTTGAAAGAGTTTGGCATTATTGACGAAAAGAAAAGCGTGGACTTCTGCCGTGAAGCCTACAAGTTCCTAACCGAAGGTGAGCAGAATGATACACCTTCAGCCGCTCCGGCAGTATCCAGTGAAGAAGCCATTGCCGTAGATATGGGCCTTCCGTCAGGCACGCTATGGTGTGACCGTAATGTGGGTGCAAAATCCCCCGAAGACTACGGTGCTTTCTTCTCTTGGGGCAATACCGATCCGCATTATCCAAACCGTGACAATATGGACTGGGGCGATGATGACGATGGCTTTGACTATAGCTTTGACAGCGATACCTATGAAAAGACAGCGGGTTACAAACTGGAAGATAACATTGATATGGCCCATGATGCAGCCCGTGTCAATATGGGTGAACCCTGGCAGATGCCTACGGAAGAACAGATTAAGGAGCTATTTGATAATTGCGACTGGGTGCGTAAAACCATCAATGGCGTCAACGGCTATCTGGTTACTTCTAAGATTAACGGTAACGTTATTTTCTTCCGTGCTTCCGGCGGCGGCTACGGGGCGACGTGGAACAATCGCGGTGCCATCGGTTACTACTGGTCATCGTCTTGGTACTCTGCCCGCAACGCTCGGAACTTGTTCTTCTTCTCTGATGGTGTGTACCCGCAGTACACGGGCGATCGGTTCGACGGTTTTGCGGTTCGTCCGGTCCAGTTATCTCACCAGAAATAAACCATAAGTCAGGGACAGCCACCAGCCGCTCCACCAAGAGCGGCACAAGGCTGGAACTGATAAACAAGTCACAAACCTACAAATAGCGTAAGACAATGGCAAGAATGGCACGAAGAGAGCGAGGCGTGTATGCTTTCCTGCAGAAGCCGTCAGAAATGCGACTGATGCCGGCTAAGTTCCGTTTGCTGATGGAGCAAGGTCGCGTGGCAGAAGCCATGCAGCCTGTGAACGATGCACTGGAACTGCTGGGTTACGGTAACTACATGCCAGACTACCGCATCTTCTATGCCGACTTGTCGCCACAAGCCTCGCATCGTATGGACGAGAAGGAGCGCTGTTGTAGGCGTAATCCCTGGCTTGGCGAGTACATTGAGAACTTTACTTCCACTCGCTTGCTCCGTAAGGCAGAGCGTGTCGCTGAGCACTTTGGCATGGAATATATCAAAGAAAAGTTCTGCCCTGTCTGCTGGGGTCGTCCGCAGTGTGTCAGCGAGAAGGAGATGGTGGATAAGATCGGATACATCGCCTCGCAGTCAGGTTCGGAACTCAGGCCGTCGATACAGCTTTACAATATTGCCGTTACTGACGAGTCGTACCGGCTGTATCACATGTCTATGCCTGTTGTATGGATGCGATACTCCTATCTTCGGCGTTTCCGTTCAGGGCAGGACATTATCAACGTCTACCGCATGATGAAGGGTTCAGAGAAAGTTTACGACATCCCTCTGTTTCCATACCAGGGAGTGCCTGACTTTATGATATAAGATTTAACCAAAACAAAATGTAATTATGGCAGGACTACACGACATCGACAAAAAGGACTGGGAGAGGCTGTTGAAAGACAACGGATTCCAATTCGAGCGGGCGGGTAAGCACCATATCTGGAAGCATGAGGACGGCAGGATTATACCTGTGCCTATGGGTCCTAAGATAAGTGCTCCTGTAGCCCGCAGGATGGTGAAGGAGAACAAGCTGGAGGGTGCCCCCTTCGGATGGAGCGACCTGTGGAAGAACGCCGATGCAAAGGCTCAGGCTATTGAGCAGCAGCGCAAGGAAGAAGAGGAGCGCCGCCTGCAGGAAAAGGCAGAGCGAGAAGCCAAGGAGCGTGAGGCAGAAGAGCGTCGCCAGAAGGAGGCCGAGCGTCTGAGGAAAAGAGCCGAGGATGCCCGCCGTGAGAAGGAACAGCGTCAGATAGCAGCTGATGCCGCCAACCGCGAAGCATTGGAGAAAGCCAAGGCTGCACTTGCGGATACTGACGAACAGCAGCCTACAGCATCGACAATCCCCACCACTACACCTGTGGCAAAAGCAGCACCAGTTGCCAAGCCTACTGAAACATCAAGCAATTTAACCCCTAAAGCAGTGATTTATATGAACGAAAAAAGATTGGAGAACTTCCACGAATACCTCTGTGCGGTCGTGGACTACTATCACAAGAACGGCAAGATCCTAAAGAATTTCTCTTTCCTTGCCAAGCAGTACAGGGTGAAAGGTATCACCCAAGAAATCTTTAAGAAATACAAGTTGGGCGACCTGAAACCCGGAGAGAAACCCTCACGCAAGCTGTCGGACACCATCCGTTTGGAAATGGCCGAGCAGGACATGAAGGCCAGAGAACAGATGCTGGCAGCCTACCAGAAGTCGCAGGACGAAAAGGAGGCCGAACAGCAGCAGGAGCCTGAGCACGAGCAGACACTGGAGGAACGTATCGACACCTTCGAGGCACGCTTTGACCTGCTTGGCCCTATGTTCGCACAAATAAGCAGTCAGCTGGCCGAAAGCTACAAGAAGAATTTCGGTCCTCACGCCGACGATTTGCTGGGTAAGGACACATGGCAGGTGCGTCTTTCTCCAGAGCCTTATCTGAACGAGTGGGCAAACAATGTGGAGTTTGACCTGACAAGGATTGTGTTTGACAATGCCGAACCCGAAGAGGTGAAGATGCTGTTGCCAAAGTGGAACGACAAGATTCTCCATGCCTACCTGACGTGGCTCTATGGCGGCAAGGACGGTACGCAGATTAAGCTGGACTTCGACGAGCGCGGCAAGGCTGACTCACAGAACGATGCTCTGATAGACCTGTTGCGCGACCAGGGCTTGCTCGACCAGATGATGTTTGTGAAGATAGAGTCGTGGAAAGGCAATGCCCATTGTGTAGCCGTCTATAAGGATGCACCCGACATTCTGATGGTCATTGGTGAGGGCGCAACGGACTTCTACACCGTAGCCGATGATATCTGGTACTCTTATTGTGGCGATACGGTACTCTGTCCAGAGCGTAACTTCAGCTTCGGTGGCTGGGGAACACGTAGCATGGTAGGCTTCTGCCTGCGCCAGATGCTCTCTGAGGATAATCACAAGGCAGCCTTGAAGGAGCAGCAGAATGTGAGCAAGCAGATGCACGGCAAGCTGATGGACGACATCAATAACTACCGCGACATCTGGCAGATGTATCACGACGACTTCAACAAGCAGCAGCGTAAGAACATGGTTGATTTTGGATAAAGGAGTACGGCTATGGGAGGATTGAAGAAATTCGTGTTGCAGGGTATGCAAACAGATGTAGAGACCATCGAGGCGAGGGTGAAGCGCTTGAAGAGCGCCATCCTCCCCGGTGTGATACATACTTCGCTCGACCTGTACTATAACGACCTGAAGGGCGAGAGCGAGGCTTATACCGCCCGACTGGAACTATGGCAGGAAGATACCGTCAGCTATCGCACCATACATGCCCGCTGTGGTTCTTTCGATGAAGCGCTGAAGAAGATACAGGAGTACGAGGCATGTCTGATTGCAGGTAAGAAGACGGATGGTTTTGAGGTTTATAATGGTAAGAAACGTTACGAGGAAGAACTCAGCGACGAGCCAGATACGAACGGCCCCTTCGAGACAAGGGCTGAGTTTACCACATGGACGGATGTACTGAACAAGCACATGAGATCCGACAAGAATGGAGAAATCAGCGACGAACCGCGTACTGTCGCCGAACTGCCTCGTCTGAGTCACGGCATGGCGGTAGTGGTGCCTATCCCCCAAAAGGACGGAAAGATTCGCTGGTACATCGACTGGTTTGACTATGCCATTTATAAAAAGGACACAAAGGATGTCTGTTTCGTCTGCATCCACGACGAGCACGATGGAATCTTTCCGCTTGATCCATACATCAGCCATGCCCTTAATGTAGGACACCCGGTACCACAAGCCTATACGCTGTGGTTGAAGAAGACCATCGGTGACATCAAGGCTACATTAAAAAATAATAAGGAGTATAGATAAACATTAAAAGAAAAATTATGGAACAGAACAAGATTCAAGAAGCTGCCAGACAGTTGGCAGAACGCAGTAAGAACCCTGTAGGCAACAAGTCAGAAGGACGCAAGGGTTGTCTCGTAGTAATAGACGGCAAGCCACCCGTGGGCGACAATACCACGCTGATGCTATATACTGTAAAATTCCGTGCCGTTGACGAGAAGAAGCCTACCGCCTATTTCTCACTTGAAGAGTCAAACCAGCAGGTGGTCAATCGGCTCATTGCCATTATTACTGGCATTGACCTACAGAAGATAACCGACGGCACGCTGAGCGAGGACGAGTGGCTGCTGCTGGACGAGAAACTGCCTATGCTGATAGATGCTCCGCTCTACATCGACGACACCCCTGCCCTATCGTTGGCCAACCTGAAGCGTCGCGTGACAAACCTCGCAAAAGACAACGGCGTGCGCCTGGTGGTAGTGAACCATCTGAACGAGCTGACCGACGACGGAACGCCTACCAATGCTCACCGTATCGAGGCCAACCTGAAATCTATTGCCGAAGAGCTGGGTATCACCATTATTGCTGTACAGGACTAATACATTATGACCGAACAACAATTCCTGCAGCAAGTGTGGCGCCCATACGACAGTATTACCACCGACACGGGCATCAAGGGTCGCGTACAAAATGTATGCTTCCCTACCCGCTCGGTGCGGATCAAGATGCCAGACGGCCTGCCTGAGTGGTTCCGTTGTGAACAGATTGTTACCCATACTTCTGCCAGCGGTGAGACTACAGACCTTGATATCATCAGGGAGCAGCAGCAAATCATTAAGAACCTCGAAGCGCAGAACGCCCGTATATCAGAGGCAAAGCGCAATACAGAGGAGAAGCTGCATGAGGTGCGACAGAAACTTGAAGAGCGGATGCGTACTCCCGTAACCGCTGACCTGTTGAAGCAACTCAATGTCATCCTAAACCTGGTTCGCGAGAAGAAAGCAAGAGCCGAGAAACTGGAGGACTGTATGGAGCAAGTGAGTGAGTTCTTAGAGAAAATGAAATAAGACGAATTATGATAGAGATACCGAAATATTCCATTGGAACCTTTAATCCGAATGCGCTGGAAGATAACCGTCGCACGGATTTCACACGCCGCATACCAACGGGCCTTTCAGACAAGCAGATGGCACGCGACTCAAAGATTGCCATGCAGATTATCCGTGCAGCAGAAGGCGGTACCGACGGTGGTGGAGAACAGCGTGTACTTGATTTGTTCTTCCGCAAGGCAAAGTTGCTGAGCAACCCACGCTATTGGGAGTTGATGCGCACGGTGTGGGTAGCCGCTGGTTCTACTGAGACGGCACAGAAGTTCCGAACACTGATGAAGTCTGGTCGTCCCTGCCGCTCATGGTTTATGACACCAGAGGATGCAGAAGCGCTCGACAAGATGGAGTTTCCGATTACCGTCTGGCGGGCCTACGATGCTGTGCGCTACCCGATGCTGGACCCCGGCATATCATGGACGCTTGACCGAGAGTGGTGCGAAGGATATGCCAAGAGCAAAGGACGTATCGTCAAACAGCGTGAGGTTTACCGCGATGAGGTCTTTGCCTACATCACCCGTCGCAGTGAGGAAGAGATTATTATCCTGGACTAATTCAAAACCAAAAACATGGGAGTAAAAATAAGTAAAGCTGCAAAAATGGGGGGGGGTAAATCTCCATTTGCTGGCAACGGCTTATCACGCACGGCGATGCTGTTCAAAATAGCACTGGTAGCAGGCCACAAACTGACCGTGACAGAGATGAATAAATTCAAGGATGTAAATCCACGGAGTCTTGAACAAGTGTACAACGAAGTGGTGCGCGTCGGCGATCCAGGCAATGCACTTTTCGCACTGAAACTAATTTTAAAGTAACTATATTATGACAAAAGAAACAAAATCAGGTATGACAGGCGACATTAACATTCCAGAAATCTGGTATTCGTAAGGAAATAGGGGCGGGAGTAAGAACTCGGATAATGGCCCGAGTGGGTTTTTGTTTTTCTTTGACCCAGCCAGCGCCGTTCCTGTCCCTTATATTTATAAAACATTAACAGATAACAAGATATGCAGAAGATAATGTTTGAGCACCGCAGATTCGGGTTGGAACAGGCGGTGATAGACAGACTGAAAGGAATGACGCGGCGCACGGCAAAGTTGCCAGATGGACTTGAACCAAGCGACGTGTGGAATCCTGTAATGGGAATTGACAGCAAAGGCAGGGTGTATTTTACGGTGGACTGCATAGACGGTAAGCAACGCGACCTGTACCCACGATACCAGATAGGCGAAGAAGTTGCTGTGGCGCAGAGCTATCTCGACATCAAGGGACGTAAGAAGCTCTTCGACCCAAAAGACTGGTGGGAGATAGAAGCAGCGCATAACAAGCCAATGCACGCCATCAAGGGAGTCGATAATAAAATGTATGTCAAAGCCGACCTGATGCCCCACCGCATCAAGATTACGAACATCAAGCTGGAGCGGATGCAGGACATATCGGACGAGGACTGCCGCAAGGAAGGTATCATCTATGTGAAGTGGCGACAATATCCAGAGCCGTTCAGTGATCGCTATGTTGACCACGACCTGTGGACGCTTCCTAAATACGAGCAGCAATTTACCGACGCATGGTCGGACGATGACCCTGACGCATGGGCTGCCGAAAGTCCAAAAACCGCCTTCACCGTGCTTATTCGCAAGATGTGTGGAAAGAAAGCATGGGACTCGAATCCTTGGGTATTCGTGTATCAATTTGAACTGATTAAATAATAATTTAAAGCTACAACATTATGAAGACAAACGAAATTATTGAAAAGAAAGTCATCGCCCTGCACAAAGAGGGTTGGCAAGTACCTAACATCGCCAGCATTGCCCGTGTAAAACCAGACGTGGTAAAGCAGATATTGAGAGAGAAGAACCTGCTGATGTAATACAGGCTATGGCAAAACATGGATTAACAGTAGCAAAGGCTACTAAGGAAGAGTTCAAGCGTGTTTGGGATTGGCTTCATACAATGGAGGCGCTGTTTGACGGGCGCGGCATGTTCAGCACAGAAGAAGATTGGCGTGAGTGGGATGACGATGAGCCTGCAAAGAAACAGCTGCTGCAGATAGAAAAGGAAGTTATCGAAAGCGATGGTGCTATGTGGGATGGAAAGGCTGATAACGATCGCGTGCTTTTCCTGTGGATGAAGCGGTCTTTTCTGAAAGCGAATAAATCAGGGAGTATAGGGCGCATACTCTTCGATTGTGAGACACTGATAGAGAATGCCTGCGACCCGAAGTTGGACTATTTGGAGTTTAAACCCAGCATAATGTATGCTGAACGTAACGCTTTGGAGAAGGTAAATAAAATCATTAGCCGTGGCGAACTGAAAGGGCGGAACCCGCAGAAGATAATTGCATCCATCAAGAAACTGATCGAGAAATCAAAAAAGGAGGATTGAACAATGGCAAATGAAGTAGTTTGTAACTCGTTTCACGATACGCTGAATTGTGGTATGCGTGAAATTCATAAAATTGAGTTGGCAGCCATCGAAGATATCTTGCGCCATCATATCGAGAATCCAATAGAAGGAGAACTGACACGTGAGAAAGTAAAACGTGCTGGAGTCCGTTGTATAGTGTACGACGCTGACATGAACGGAGAGTATATGCCGGATATGAAATGGGAGGATGGCAACTTGAAATTAGAGATCACGAGTCCGCTACTTGGTATAGCACAGGGTGAATGGCTGATTGGACGTAACGGCATCCGTCGCAGGTTGACAGAGAAAGAAGAGGCATACCTGTCAAGACTGGAGCAGGAAGAATGGATGGAAGAAATGGGATTAAACAAGAATAGAGAACTGAGCAATGAAACCGATACTTGATGCCTGTTGCGGCGGTAAGATGTTCTACTTCGACAAGGACGATCCACGTGTATTGTTCCAAGATGTTCGCTGCATTGAAACGAAGTTGAAGGACAGAGGGAAACTCAGAACTTTCTCTGTTAGCCCAGATGTGCAGGCCGACTTTACGTCTATGCCGCATGCCGACAATATGTTTCGTATGGTCGTTTTTGACCCCCCCCATTTGAAATACACGGGCTCAAAGAAGGAGGCTCAGAACTGGCAGATGGTGAAGTACGGTTGGTTGCCTGCTCATGGCTGGAAGGATATCTTGCGTAAGGGATTCGCTGAGTGCTTTCGTGTATTACAGCCAGGTGGCTTCCTTATCTTTAAGTGGAACGAGACAGACATCAAAGTCTCTGAGGTGTTGGAATTGACAGAACATAAGCCAATCTTCGGTCATATCAGCGGCAAACGTGCCAACACCCATTGGATATGTTTTATGAAACCAGAAGAAAGTATTGACAAATAAATAACGACTATGCAGACATTACAGATTATCACTACGCTAATGAGCATCATGTGTTATGGCGCGATGACATTTTTAGCCAGTTTTGCTTTCGTCAGGCTCCGCAGGCTAAGCAATGAGGTTGGCAGACTTCACCACGATGTACATACAACGCTGTGCATCACGATGGGCGAGCACATCCGCAACAACGTTGATGAACTGAACAATATGAAGGAACGCCTTGAAGAGCTGCTGGAAGATGAGCGCTTTGAGGATGCCGGAAGGTTGAAGAAAATCATCGAACATCAGGAACATCTGATAGAACAGTCAATAGCCAGATTCAAAAATGTTTTTGGTGAGGATGCCGTGAGAGTTGAGATGACGAAGTTTAGAGTGAATTAAGTTTGAAACTATGGCAAAAGAATATGTAAACCATCCTGCACATTACAATCAGCATCCTGCTGGTATTGAATGTATCGACATCATCAGACATTATACCTGTGATATCGCTAATGCTATCAAATATCTGTGGAGAGCTGGGCTAAAACCTGAAATGGGGAAACAGGATGCAGAGAAAGAGATAGAAGATTTGCACAAGGCCCTATGGTATATCACGGACTATATGACAATGTGCGCAACACTTGGCAGACAGCACCGATACTTGGGGTGCGCTGCCAGTGTGGTACTACTTCGACTGACCGGACATGGCATTGACGATGTTGTCAATGGCTACGAGGAGAATGTGGCCACCGCAATGAGTGGACTGCTACGTATTGGTATTATCAGCGAAAATACTGTCTATGCTGTTATGGAATGGGAGTTTTGGATTGATAAAGCTCAGAAAGCCATCATACAGCGTATTGACGATATTGAGGAGCAAATGAATGAGGGCTGAACGTATGGACGACAACTGGAAAGAACTGCCTGCAGACAAGTCGCTTATGTCTCAGCAAGAAGGTGAGCATGTACCCATTGGGAATATCATTGTCACCAGTGAGATTGACGAGAAGTTGAGAGCTGCTGCAGATGCCTATCTGAAAGAGCAACTCCCAGACTGTAAGATAAAACGCTGGATTGACGACGTGGTACTGGAACGACTGAAGGAACAGGAGAACTGGCCAAAGGGTACGGAGGTGATTATCTACTGCCATAACGAGGATCGTGATGCGATAAAGGCCGAGGTGGAGTGCAAGGGATATAAGATTGCGGGCTATGTGTCTTGCAACGAAGACTGGTTTCTCGCTGATGCTATCAAGAAAGGACAATATGTGATGACGAAGAAGGAGGTTGTCCAATGGAATCCCAATCCAAGCACCCTCATTACGCTCGTATGAACTTTTGAAAACAAAAATAAAGAAGGACTGAATATGATTAATAAGAATAACAAATAAAAGCTACAACATTATGACAAAAAATGATTTCAAGAAACTGGTGCCTGACGTAATGTGTCAGGACTTGGTAGTAACGACTGACAACCCTGCAACATTGAGCGAAAAGGCTCGTAACGTGGCCGACATGATGGAGACGGGTCTGATAGCATACGACTTTACTGGAACTGCAAAGGGCTACCGTCTGAAAGTGTTCACCAGTTATGCCTTTAAGACGTTTCTCGACGCATTGAAGCCAGGTGAAAAGGTGACTAATGCGCGTGGCCGTGAGTTCACTATTGAGAGTGAGCCTTATGTTGAAAACCTCAGAATGTGTGTCCGTGCCAATGGAGACTCATGGTTTTGTGATACAATTTACGATAAAGATAAGGAGTATTAGTTATGGCTTACGGAGTATGTAAAGTATGTGGATGCACAGACAAAGATCCGTGTCACAATCCTGAACACGGTAACTGTTGGTGGGTAGACGACACGCATGAGTTATGTAGCCATTGTGCAGACCCTGAGATTGCGAACCATCCTGCCACCCAGCATCGTATTAACAGTAATGGATTCGACCCATACCCAGGTATTGAACGTAAAGACCTTGCATCATTGGGATGTCCATACCCCGATGATGATGGTGAGATGTGTTCTGAATGTTCTCATTATAACTCCTCCAGTGTTTTTACGGGAGAGTGTGATTTAGGAATTAAAATAGTATGATGAAAAATAAAGGCATAACATTATGAGACTGAAACACATTACATTTACCGGCATTGATGCAAAGACTGACATCAAGTCTCTACAGGAGATTCAGAAAGAGTATCCTATAGCAGAGTTCGGAGTGTTGACAAGTTACCACTGGTACGAGAATGGAAATCGCTATCCCGACTTGCGAGAAATGAAGCCTTGGCTGAAATACCACGGGCTGAACCTTGCGCTGCACCTGTGTGGCTCGGCGGCCCACGATGCTGCCTATGGGAGTTATGACGATATCCACTTCCTGACCTATGGCATGTATCCTTACTTCCAGCGCATACAACTGAACATTGCCAACCGCAGCGACAACCCGAAGCAGGTGGCAGCTGCTGACTACGGACAGGAAATCATTGTGCAACAGCGCGACATCGAAAGCCTGACACTCTTCAATGATACGTTGGAGAAGTGGAAGCCTTATCTTGGCGATGTGTCGGTATTGCTCGACGCATCGGGCGGTCAGGGTATCGACACACCCATCAAGGTGTTGCCGAATGCAGGAAAGCCGTTCAAGGTTGGCTATGCCGGAGGCTTCAATCCCGAAAACGTAGCCGACAAGCTACACTATCTGCTGACCAACGACGAGGTGGGTGACTTCTGGATTGATATGGAGAGCGGTGTACGCACAGATGACTGGTTTGATCTGGACAAAGTGAGACGTGTGCTTGCTATTTGCAACGAAGTGATTAGAGACTTACACATTGAGGAAGACGTATGATTCTGCACAGATTTATGTCGAAGCGTGAGTACGATGCGTTGATGGCTGGTAAGCAGTTGGTGAATACCATCGACCACGGAGCACAAGGCGAGAGATCAAGCAGCATAGGCTTCTGCTTTTTCCCGGAAGAACCAAGCGAGGCAATCCACTGGTTGTCGTTCATAGTTGATGCAGACTTTTGTGTCACAATGGAGATACCAGGTCATTTGGTTACGGCATCGAAGGGACGCTATCGTGATGTGGAAAAAGATAAAGGTAACGGATTGTTTGACGAGCCGCCGATGCTATGGCGAACGGAATACTGCGCTACGGAGTATAGTCTTCAACAGGTGCAAGTGCTTCACGTTACCGAAGAATACCGACTTTACGGTCGCATACCTGAGAACGCATCATTCTGGGAGCGCATCGAGCGCTGCAGACTGATTGGAGAAATGGAGAATAAACGTAGAAAGAACTGCAATGGATAAACGACAACAGCATAACAAGGTAGTATCGTCCGACGAGTGGTACACGCCACGGTGGATCATTGACGAACTGGGACCATTCGACCTTGACCCATGCTCGCCAATAGTAAAGCCCTACGAGATAGCACCCGTGTCGTACACCAAGGAGGACAACGGTCTGGCGAACGACTGGCACGGCACGGTATGGATGAATCCGCCGTATAGCCGCGTGCTACTGCGAGCTTTCTGCGAGAAGATGGCCGAGCACAATGACGGCATCGCCCTGCTGGTGAACCGCCAGGACAACCTGCTATGGCAGGAAGTCATCTTCCCAACCGCAAAGTCGATGATATTCATGCGGCACCGTGTGAAATTCATCCATCCGGAAGGTAGAAGCTCGTCACCATTCACAGGGAGCTGTCTCGTGGCGTGTGGCGACAAATGTGACCGCCGATTGCGTGAGAGTAAGATTGAAGGAAAGTATGTGGTATTAAACAGATAACAAATTATGAAAAAAGCAATGTTTTACATCCTGTCAGCATTGACACTGATGTTTCTCGGCTTGAAGTTGGCCGACAAGATTGATTGGAGTTGGTGGTGGGTATTCTCGCCAGTATGGGTTCCAGTAGTGGCTTATGTTTTTATGACGGTGGCAAGCCAGTGCTACCTGATATATCAGTATAAGCACAACGAGCATTTCCGTAAAATCATGGACGACTATAGGGCAGTTAGAAAGCAATCGAAAACGACCCTTGCCGACAGATTGAAGGAGATGAAGGAGCAAAGAGCAAAGTTTGGAAACAAGGCGGATTGACTATGACAGGTATTATAGTAATTCTGACTTCATATTTCACAGTCTCCCTGTTTGCATTCTTTGGTATATGGAAGGAACTGGAAAATGACTATGACCGCTTCTGGGAACTGCCGAGAGCCGGCAGGATTCTTTGTCGGACGTTTGCTATTCTGTTCTGGCCGATATACGTTATTCCATGTGCGGTGCAGTTGATATACATTCTTATGAGACGATTTTACGAATCATTTACTGAATAAGAAAAACTATGAACAAGATCGAACTACTTTACATTGACCTCTTCTGCGGTGCTGGCGGTACATCAAGCGGTGTAGAGTATGCCCGCGTGGACGGCAAAAAGTGCGCCGAGGTCATAGCGTGCGTGAATCACGACAAGAATGCAATTCTTTCGCACCAGGCCAACCATCCGCACACGCTCCACTTTACCGAAGATATACGGACGCTGGAGTTGAGCCCAATGGTTGAGCACCTGCAGAAGATGAAAAAGAAGTACCCCAAGGCAAAGGTCGTACTGTGGGCCTCATTGGAATGTACGAACTTCTCAAAGGCAAAGGGAGGTCAGCCACGAGATGCTGACAGCCGCACATTGGCAGAGCATCTGTTTCGATACATTGAAGCCATTGATCCAGACTATATCCAGATTGAGAACGTGGAGGAATTTATGTGCTGGGGAGCCTTGGATGAAAACGGCAAGCCTGTAAGCAAGGACCAAGGCAGCGACTATATGCGGTGGGTGAAGAATGTTTGCAACTATGGTTACGATTTTGATTGGCGCATCCTGAATGCAGCAGACTTCGGAGCTTACACAAGCCGCAAGCGTTTCTTTGGGCAGTTTGCCCGTAAGGGTCTTCCTATTGCCTTCCCCATTCAGACATTTGCAAAGAATGGTGATGACGGTGGTATGTTCAAGATGTATAGCAAGTGGCGTGCTGTTCGTGACGTGCTTGACCTTGATGATGATGGCACAAGCATCTTTACTAAAAAGAAGCCGCTGTGTGAGAAGACACTGGAGCGCATCTATGCCGGGCTTGTAAAGTTTGTGGCGGGTGGCAAGAAGCAGCATGAAGCGTGGATCCTGAAGTACAACTCCATGAACAAGGACAATCATCACAATGCTCCATCGCTTGACGAGCCGTGTCCTACGGTAGCTTGCCAGAATCGCCTTGGACTTGTAAAGTGCCAGTTCCTCTCGAAGCAGTTCAGTGGTGACCCGTCCGGCAAGAACATCGACATTGAACAGCCGGCAGGCACCGTCACCTGCAAGGACCACCATGCTTTTGTCACTGCATATTACGGCAACGGATTTAACAGTAGCATCGACGAGCCGTCTCCAACAATCACCACTAAGGACAGAATTTCTCTGGTTTCGACAAAGTTTGTGGCTAACGAGTACAGTGGTGGCGGTCAGATATCTGACATCAACGACCCTTGCCCTGCTGTGCTGACCACACCAAAGCAGAAGATAGTATCGGCGCAGTATCTGATGAACCCCTATTCGTTCAAGAGCGACGGCGGCAGCATCGACAAGCCGTGCTTTACACTCATAGCCCGCATGGATAAGATGCCGCCATATCTGATTACTACCAAAGAAGGAGTCGTTGGTATTGCCATCTATGAGACGGACAGTCCTTGGACTCGCAAGGTGAAAGAGTTTATGGCCATGTACGGTATTGTGGATATCTGCATGCGTATGCTGAAAATTGACGAACTGAAACGCATCATGGGATTTCCGTCAGATTATGTGCTTGTCGGTACCCAGGCTGAGCAGAAGAAATATATAGGTAATGCTGTCGAGGTAAACATGAGTCGCGTACTATGCGAGGCTCTTTGCAAGAAACTTAAAAACATGGAGATATAATTATGATGAAACTATTTAAACGAATCCTTGACTTCTTCAACATCCATCCTGATAAGAACCAGCGATGGACGCTATCAACAGTATTTGTCGTCGGTTTGCTCTATACATACGTGCAGCCGGCCATCACTAAGGCGTGGGTGTCAGAGCTTCCTGCAGAGTGGATAGCCTTTCAGTCGCTGGCCTATTCCATTTGCGGTTTGCTCATCGGCATGATCTGGAAAGGATGGGTTCGCCGCAAGGCTATTCAGTGGTTTACCATCCTCTGCATCATTGAGTCGGCGGCAGGCTTCTTTGTAGGTATGTGGCTCAGCTTTGTGGAGTACAATGTGTGGGTGTTGGCTATCGCCTGCCTGTTGTACGGTACGCTTATTTCGGAGTTTGTCGGCAAGTGTCTGATGACATTCCGTCCGAAGTTGTGGAACGAGCATGAGCGCGAGGTGTACGACAATAACAACGACGTGGTGTGTGGCATCTACTGTATTGTTGGCTATGCCTGTTCGTTGCTGTTCATGCCGTCGCTTCAGGTCGCCATGTTCGTATGGGGTCTTACGTGTGCTCTTGATAATATCGGATGGCTTGTGGTGTACCATAAGAACCGCGACAAGTTCAGGGAGATAGAGAACGAAACAACCAAAGAGAAGTGATATGGGTCTGAATGAGAAAATGCTGCCTTTAGGCAAGACGAAGCAACACCGTACAGGTGACTGGCTCTACACTATGGAAGTGGTCGGCTGGAACGAGAAACTGAAATGCAACGTGTGGGCCGAGAAGTCGAAGAAATATTCTCCTGTTCCTCGTGTTAATACCTACCAGCTCGTTGAAGCCATGAAGGAGTCTGAAGACTGGGAGCATACAAGAAATATGGCAAAACGTATTCATAACGCAGCGAAGTAATAAAAACAAACGATTATGCTGGTAAAACGAGAATTTCACAATATTGAGTGCGACTGTTGCGGACAGTTGCTTGATGAAGAAACGTGGTGGGATGATCAGGACGCGCTCACGACAACTATACTCCCTGAGTGCGGATGGATTGAGTGTGAGGGTGGTCGCCACTATTGCGACGAGTGCTGGACGCGCGACGATGACGACAACATCGTGACTAAGGACGGGCGCAAGTGGGATGATTACGACCATAAGGAAATCAAGTCGTACCGCATGAACTATCTCGATCTGAGCGACGACATGACGCTGACGCAGTTCCGCATGGAGCTGATAAAGGGCAAGGCGCTTTGCAATTCGATGGTCGGCACGCTCTACAAAGGTATGCTCATTGATGACCTCGCCGTCGGCAAGGAATGGTTTGAGAAACTGCTCACCGCCCGCAAGGGTACAGCAGAGTTCGACTGTTACTACACGTTCATGTCGCATGGCATCTTCCGCCTGGCGCAGAACGATGCTTACGAAAGAATGTATAACCACAACAAACAATAGACAAATGAAGGAACTAATTAGAAGATTGGGTCAATATATCAATAATCATCATGACCTAATAGTAGAAGCAATTTATTATAAACTTTGCGAAATTTATTATAAATAATTATGGCAGAATGGCATTGGCATTATACTGACGAGGAACTGCCAGCGATAACGAGCGGAGACGGGACGAGCGACTACGTGCTTGCGTTCCCAGGTAGCGGATGTCTGCCGAAGGTGGTGAAATACTCCGACGGAAGCTATACAAAGCGCGGCTGGTGGACAACCGATTCCCGCCACCTCTCAATGCGGGAGTGTGGTCGCTATCGTTCGCGGCAGAGATTCCCCTTCTGGGCGAACATCGAGCAGCCGACATTCGAGAAACTATTGGAACAAGAAAAAGTAAATAACGACTATGCGAGAGATTAAATTCAGAGCGAAAGACATTGCAAGCAACAAGTGGTTGTTTGGTGACCTTCGCCACCACAAGGACGATGTTTGCATCTTCGATCAAGGAGGCACGAAGGGTGAACAAGTGAAACGTGAGACCGTCGGTCAGTTCACAGGACTGCGCGACATCAACGGCAAGGACATCTACGAGGGTGACATCCTCGATGTGAGCTATGCCGACGAGGAGAGTTATCTGGAGGTGCGCTTCGTTCGCGGCGTGTTCGCCTTCCTGTGGAACGGCGACCTCGACGACGAGTTCCCCTGCAACGCTCCCACCCATGAATGGGCTAAGGTTATCGGCAACATCTACGACAATCCTGAACTATTAAACAAGGAGGACTGAATTATGGCACAGATGAATGACAACGACATTGTAAATCTGCTGAAAGACCGCACGAGGCTGGAGCAGTACTTACTTGACATGATAACGTCAAGCGATAAGTTCAGTGAGAACCTGCCGCAGCTGCGCGACAAGGGGTGGAGCGAGAAGGGAATGCTTGACAAGGTGCTGGAGATTTCGTCCATCCAGTCGCAGCAGATTAAGCACCTGGCACTGATAGCTCTACTGTTGGTACACTCCAAGGAATTCGACTCGATTATCGCCCACACGATGATGGAGATGGGGCGCGGTCAGGAGGCTCTGCAGGAGATGTTGCGAAGAAAAATGAATAGAGGGTATTAAGATGGAGGGCTGACTATGGACGATTATCGGTTTATCGACACCAAAAAGTTTCGGGAGTGGATTAAGCGGTGCAAGTGCATCGAGCGCTACGAATGGTATAAGCGCGACCTGCGGCGCAAGCGTCCCAACCGCAAGAAAGGGCGCGACCTATACCACGGCATACAGGCCTACCGTCGGCGCGTCGGTCAGCATGAAGACAGACTGTACTTCCGTGGTGTGGCTGAGATGTACGACAAGCTACGCATAAAGGTCATCCGCCAGCATCCCGAACTGGCCGAGAAGATTCCAGACCTCTATATACGATTCCTCAGTCTGCGCTTCCCGCATCACGAGTTCGAGGCACAGCTCTACGCTAAGCCGAAGTCGCTAACCGAGTCGATAATGGACAGGTTCTACCACGACCTCAAAGACATGCGGATAAAGGTGTCGCCAATAATGGCCGGGGAGTTAGCCAGGACGTTCGACGGCAAGGACGCGGTATTGGATCGGGTGAAAGAAGTAGAACCTACGGACGCGATAGTATCGTTTGCTTTGGCGATGTTAAGAGACGAAGAAAAGAGTAGTAACAAATAATGCTTTGGCGATATGAACAGAGAAGAAATGATTAACAAGATGGCCAATGCCATCAAGAAGATGAAGGAAGAGACCAACAAGGGAGTAATCAAAGACCACATGATCAACTCCGTAATAAATTGGAAAACGGGAAAGGAAACAGGACAAGGCGCTGTACTGACCTGTGGTACGAAGTTCGAGTACACCGAGGAAGTGCTGGACCATTGGAAAGAACAACTCGGAGCTGACGAGTTTCGCATCAAGGTGAGCGGTACACGGCTGTATATCACGTTTATTGCCTATTACGAAGAGGATAAGCGCGAGGCCGACAGAAAGAAACTGATTCGGGCCATCAACGGTGAACTTGCTAAAGACGGCTTGCACATACCAATCAAGGAGGACTGACTATGAAAGTATGTCTGATTGGCTACATCGACAACACGCCTGAGAATAAGCAGATGCTCGATACCTACGAACTGCGAAACGACTTCTGGGCTGAGAACTTCAAGTTTCGTCGCCGTGACGGTAAGAAGGTGACGGAGGACGAATTAAAACAAGTGTCTGCATGGATCGACCGAGAGATTGTGAAGAAGCACCGCACGAACTGGCTCAGCGAGAAGAACCCTGAGTACATCGACGTGACCGATCCAGCTGTCATCAAGAAATACTATTCGTGGATGACCGATGAGGAAATACAAGAACGACTGGAGGCGGAGCGGCGACAGAAAAAGTTTGAAGATTTAAGAAATAAAATTTTAGCGATATGAGAACAATACAGATTTCAGAAGAGGACTACGAGTTCTTGAAGGACTTGCAGCATGAGTTGAACACTCAGACAAACGACGGCAATGCCGATCCCGTTTATTGGGGAGTGATGGAACACAGGATGGAGCCTGCGCCAGAAGGTTGCGGCGATGCTATCATCTACATGGGCGACGGAGCCACGATGACTACCGAGGAAGCCGTGGAGTACATCAATGAGAATATTGCTGACTACAGCGAGGACGTGCAAGATGAATGGAAGGAAAAGGACGACTTCGACCGCAGCGACATGCCTACGGTTGTCGATTTCCTTCACGACACGATGCAACTATATGAGTGCCGCATCGTATGGGAGGAGGAGAAAGACTTCATCAGCCGAGAGACGGGAGCCTTCATCACCAAGCGGGCTTGCAAGGAGTACATCGAGAAATGCCACTACAACCACTCGAAGCCGCACACCTACGCCATGACCGCCTATCGTAACTACGAACTTGGGCGACTGCTGAAGATACTGCGCAATGGGTTGGACTTTACACCAGCCACGGATAGCATCTGGCACTCTATCGACGAGAAGGCCGACAGCAGCAAGTTCGTGGTGCTCTACGATGTGGAAGGCGGATACATGAGTCCCGCAAGCAGATGTATTCTCGGTTTCGATTCAATGTTCATCAATGCAATGAACAAGAAATACGGGGCCAATTACACGATGTGGGCTTACATGGACGACTTGGCACCAAAGAAGGAGGCAGACGTATGAAAACGGAACTGACTTGTGAGATACTGGAGCGTAACGGTTTTGTGCATAGCCTGGAGACGAAATCGCTGACGATTACGCATAAGCTGCACTATCAGCAAGAGTCGGTACGCATCCTTGCCTGCTTCGACTACTTCAATGACAAGTGGATGATATACGCACTGTCATTCTTGGGTTATGCTCGCACGGTGCAAGACATGAACAAGTTGTTGAAACGAAATAATATTGATAAGGAGATAAAGGCATGACGAGATACACAGTTTTTCTACTACAGCAGGCATATCCCGACCAAATCGAGATATTGAAACATAAGCAAGATGACGGCATTTATATCGAGTGCTGGCTGCTCAACGAGGACAAGACTCCGCACATGATGTTGTTTGATGGCGGTCCGTTCCAGAATGAACTTGCGATAGATAATACTATTGACAAGCTATTGAAGATTAAACTTGAAGAGAACTGATTATGACAAAGGAAGAGTTAGAGAAGATTGGGACCTCGATGACGAAGGAGCAAATCATTGAGCGTGCGAAGACGCTGCGACCAGTGGCTGAGTTTAGGAGAGTTGGCGGCATGATGTTCTGGGTGGATGGTGGCAGGATTCATACGTGGTCCTATACATGGGATTTGAAACGCCTGAAGCCGACGGGATTTCTGCGAGAGTTGGGACGCATCAAGACGTACCATAACGGCACCCGCTTTTTCTTCAAGCCGTCGGTTGATGAGTGTGTCTGTCAGTGTCCTTATCCAGAGGCAACGGCCTTTATGATAGCGCCATGCAGCGCATCCTACGACTATGAACTTGACTACTGGGAGGCTGAGACAATTTACTATGCTGGAACCATGCCAGACGATATCAAGAACAGAGAAATTGAATGGTGAATATGGCAAAATTTGTATATTGCAACTTCAACCCCAAACAGCTACACACCAACGACTGCCTGGTAAGAGCACTGGCTTATTTCTTTGGCGTGTCATGGCGCAAGGCTTTCCTTGACATCATCGAGTGGTGCGCAGACCGTGGCTGGGTCGATTGGAACTACCGCAGCAAGTATAACGTTTATCTCGCTGAGCGTGGCTTTGAGCGCCACAAGACTCCCGAACGTGGTATGACCGTCGGCAGGTTCTGTGATGAGTTTGCCGAGGAAGGGAAGGTTTATATGGTGCAGGTCAAGCGACACATGACCATTGTTCACAACAAGGAAATCAACGACACCTGGGATTGTTCCGACAGAATTGTGGAATATTACTGGGTTAGATAATAGAGAATACAAACTATCAAATACGCTAAGATATGAAAGCAATATTGTGTAGATAATTTGATGAAGGAGGATTAACGTATGGAAAACGAAAGATATCTACTGAACCTGTATGTGCATCCAGAGAGCGAATACCGCCAGAACATACAGGAGCCGTTCAGACAGGACGGCAGGATTTGCGCCACCGACGGACGTATGCTGATACGCATTGCCGAAGGACTGTGCGAGGAAGAGTACACCGACATGCCTAACGGACTGAAGCCGGTGAATACCAGTAAAGTCATCCCGCAGAAGAACATGTGCGAGACGGTCACGGCGCTGATGCTTAGCAAGGCATTAGAGAAGGCTCCCGAGGAGAAGGAACGCAACTGCCCTGAGTGCAACGGCAGCGGTAAGGTGGATTACGAATACCGCGACCGTCATTACGATAGGCATACAATGGAGGGAGAATGCCCAGAGTGTGAAGGCACAGGCGAAGTTGGCGATTATACGCCCATCAAGTACCAGTTCACGCTTCACGGATACCCTCTGTCCTACAATCACCTGAAGATGCTGCTACGCACGATGGCCTATCTGAAGACCGACAACCTGCGACTGCGCCACATTCAGAAAGGCGAAGGTGACTCGCAGCAGTTGCTCTTCGATGTTGAAGATAAGGATATCGAAATCCTTGCTATGCCACAGCTGAGAGACGAGGAGTTGAAAGAGATTAAAATAACCGTTAAGTAGGACTGACGTATGCTGATAAAACTGACAAGCAAATGCTCGATGATGTGTCCGCACTGTATGGAGGATGCACAGGTGACGGGGACAATGATGACGCTCGAAACGTTCAAGCAGGCCGTAAAGTTCGGCACGTACATCGGTAACGCCCATTTCGCGCTGTCTGGCGGTGAGCCGACGGAGAACGAGCATATCACCGAAATGTGTGAATGGCTTGACCTCGCCACGGGCTGCAACTTCACCATTGTGTCAAACGGCACCTGGCTAAAGGACGAGAGGAAGCGGCAGCGTGTAGAGTGGATAAGCCGACTGCGCAGCTACATAGGTATGCAGGTATATACCAACAAGCAGTGGTACAAGGACTACGACTACGTGGTGAACCACAAGCATGAATACGAGCGGTATAACAAGGTCATCGTTGACATAGATACCCACATCTTTATGCAAGACCTCGGACGTGCCAAGACCAATCCAGAGGCGCAGAAGGAGGTTGACGCAAACCCGCACTTCATGTCGTGCCTGAACACCGTACTGACAGCCATTCAGGTACCAGACCCGCAGGAGTTCGGAATCACGATGATGATGCACCGCCAGTTCTGTAAACCGTCGGTCGATTGCGAGGGCAACGTCCACATGTCGGAGAGTCGCCTGTGCCCGTCTGTCGGAAACGTCAATACCGACAGCTTCGCAGACATCTGGCAGCATATGCGCGAGTTCCGTCCGTGCGGTCACTGCAAGCAGTATCGTAAGTTCATGGAAAGTCCACGCGCCGACATTGCTGCAGCAAGGGAGGCGATGGGATTGTAGAAACAAATATAGAAGTGTTATGACAGAACAAGAAATCAAAAAGAAGTTTGACGAGGTGCAGGAAATCCTGGACTCGATGCAGGGTGCTGGTGCAACGTGTATGTTCATCGGGCACGAGGGAAACCACTTTGTCATCAGTGGCAGCCCTACGAACATTTCGGCGCAGATTGTTTTTGCAATGATGCGCTACCTATTGTCAAGGATATCATCAAGACGTGTGCTGAGCGCTTTGACGAACTTAACGAAGAGTGTGGCGCCGGTGTGAGGGATATCAAAATGGATCATTTGATTGAAAAGAACTCAGGTAATAAAGGAAATTGAATATGACAAACAAAGAAATTATCAACGCATTCCCAGAATGCAGCAGAATCAAGAAGGCCGACATGGCCGAGTGTGTAAACCGCGTGTTTGATGAAGTGAAGTTCTATAACGAGGTGGGCGACTTCCTGATGAAGCACTGCGAGACGTTGTGGCCGCAGCCGACGAACTGGCGCATAGACCGCACCGACTTCGACATCTGGTGCAACTACTTCTATGGCAACTACGAGACGAAGGACTTCCGCTTCCGTGATTGGAGAACGAGTATCGAGCATGAGTTTGTCACCCGCCACGGTCAACACCGTACCTATGACGAAGCCTGTCAGGTGGCAGCCGACGAGTGGGCGAGGATGATATTCGGCAGACACATTCAGGACAATGGCGACAAGTCGTCGGATGGTGTGTTTGGCAATATGCTCGCCACGATTGTCAAGGACAGGTGTTGCTCTGGCTACGGTCAGGATGTCATAGACCGCTTCCGTGAGGCTATCAAGCAGCACTACCTCGGCCACTGCATCTACGAGAGCAAGGAGCACGGCAGTTACCGCGACATTCCAGACTGCGACTACCATCCGTCTCCATCGCTGCGCAAGGCACTCAGCGACGCTGGATGCAAGGACGATGACATCAGCTATATGTGTCCATGCAAGACCTGCATTATCATCGACGAGGTTGACAACTCCGTCTGCATCCGTGGCTATCAGACAGCGAGGTATATGTAAAATTGGAGGCAAGACGGATGACGAGTGAAGTGTTTAATGTGGACTGTATGGAGTATATGCGCGGTATTCCTGACAAGGCGTTCGACCTGGTGTTGGGCGACCCGCCGTATGGACTCTATGCCAGCAAGCCGAAGAAGAAAACCGATGCGGTGAAGCAGAAGAACGGTCGCGTGCTGACGGCCAGGTGTAACGACTACGGCAAGAAGAACTGGGACGCGAAGATACCGCCGCAGACGTTCTTCGACGAGTTGCGCCGCATCAGCCGACATCAGATAATCTTCGGTGCCAACTATTTCGGACTGCAGGGCGGCATGATTGTCTGGGATAAGATCAACGGTGACAGCGACCAGATGGGATGTGAGATAGCCTACCAATCGTTCAATACTCGCACGGACATCGTTCACTTCATGTGGAACGGTATGATGCAGGGCATATACTGTGGCCGCGATGCGGGCAAGGCAATGGTTCAGCAGGGTAATAAGACCCAGAACGAGAAACGTATCCATCCGACGCAGAAGCCCGTTGCGCTATATGCCTGGCTGCTGAGAGAATATGCCAAGAATGGCTGGCGCATCTTCGACCCGATGATGGGCAGTCAGTCAAGTCGTATCGCCGCCTATAAGACCGGCTTCGACTTCGTGGGTTGCGAGATAGACAGGGAGTATTTCGACACAGGTTGTGAGCGATTCGATGCGGAGTGTCTGAACCGTACAAAGATACCCACAGGCCAGATTGTCGAGCAACTGTCACTATTTTGAAAATAAAGAAAGAGTAGCCAAGCTGCTCAATAGTATTAACAATAAAAGTATCATTTATGCAAAACTTAGACGAAATGGCCGAGAAGTACATTCAGGCCGTAGAGAAACAGAAGAGAGTTGAGAACGCAGACTTTGACGGCAAGTTTACACGCGGCGACATGGAGACCTGCTGCGTCTATGGCGCACAGGAGGCAATGGTGCTGCACGAGGGCGAGACCGGCACGTTCGGCCAGGCCATCGGCTCGCTGAAGCACGGCTTTCTCGTAGCCCGCGAGGGCTGGAACGGCAAGGGCATGTTCCTCTTCCTGCGTCCTTGGGACTCGCTGAAGGACGAGTTTATCATCGACACCGTGAAGTCGCTTCCCTTCAACTTCAAGGAGTGGGTCAAGGCGCATCCCAACGAATCGGGTGAGCGATTCTTTACCCAGTACATCTGCATGAAGGCTGCCGACGGCTCCGTTGTCAACGGTTGGAATGCAACGCAGGTTGACATGCTATCCGAGGACTGGGTGTTGGTGAATCCCAACGAGTAAGCCCACACACCGCCACCGACCCCGCAGGGCTGTCACGGCCTTGCGGGAGATTGGAAAGCGAACCACGAATTTCACGAATTTCACGAATTATTAAAAGGAATACGATTATGAACGACATTGAATTATTGAAGCGCGACATTTCCGCACGACTGCCCTTCGGTGTGTATTGCGAGATGGGCAACAAGAAATCGAAAATCGAGGAAACGCTGCACACTGGCGGTCTTGACATGCTGCTTGATGACAGGTGGACGGTGAAGCCTTACCTGTTCCGCATGAGCGACATTACGACGGAAATAACGCTGCGCGGCAAGAAGGTGAAGATGATTGACCGCATCCTCGACATTCTGAACCTCGACGGCTACTGCGGTATATACACATCGTGGGAGCATGACACGGACGACCTAAAGTTTATCATTGTGAAGACTTGGGGCGAACCGACGTACCGACTCGACCTTGAAAGTCTTATCGTGTATAAGTACGGCGAGTATGGGAAGATAGAGCCGACATCGTGGACGTACTACCTGAGCATCTACAATCTGCTGCTGGAGAATTTCTTCGACGTGAACGGGCTGGTACCAAAAGGGCTGGCCTACGCAGTGAACAACAATAATAATCCGTATAAGACCAAGGAGGACTGACTATGAACTGGTATATCAACAGTTGCGACGGCATATACAATTCCTTCGATGTGCATTTCACGTCGGAGTGCGACAACCGTTGCAAGCATTGCATCGACGCAAAGTACGACGGCAAGGGTATCAAGAAACCTGATGCCCATGCCATCGCCAAGACAATCATCGACAATCAGAAGGGCTTCGAGGACGTGTTGTTCCTCGGTGGCGAGCCGTGCCTGCATCTGCCGGAACTCTGCGACTGCATCCGTATGATCAAGCAGGAGACGTGGCTAAAATGCTATGTCACCACGTCGGCACCAGCTATCTGCCATAGGCTATACCCGAAGTTCGTGGAACTACTGGAGATAGCTGACGGTGTGAATATCTCGGTGCAGCACTACCGTGAGGATGTGGCCGACAAGATACGCGGCACACGCTCTACTTACGACCGCCAGGCATTCTATGCCTCGTTGCCGTATAAGCGGAAGATACGCATCCATTTGAACATCGTGCGTCCTTACCTCTGCGAAAAGAATGACATACTGGAGTGCCTGGGCCACTACGACTATATGGGCTTCCCTGTCATCAAACTCTCGGAGTTGCAGCGTGCATCGGACAGCTACGCATCGTTCGAGCAGATTATGGATGTAAAGCTCCCGTCACCATACGCTCACGGCTGTCAGACGTGGTTTAATATGCGAAAGTTCATTGCCGACTACCAAGGCCGTCTGCTGCTGAAACGCTCGTGCTTCCTGAACGAAGAATCATGCAAGGCCAGTCTGATGGACGGTGTGAAGGTGATACGCAAATGTTTTGTGAAACCAAAGCCACAGCACTACGCAGTGGTATATGAAGATGGCTCACTCAGCAATGGGTGGTTATAGTATAAACCAAATAACAACAAGATTATGTGGACAAAGTTTTTGAGAAACCTGATGGCGCAGAACGCGCTGAAGATGAGCCACTGCTCCAGCGGTGGCGGGTATGACGGCGGTTGTCACTGCTCTCATAGTGGCGAAACACTCTATCGCAAAGTAGGCTATGGCCATTGCGCCACCTACGAGCCAGTCAATCATGGTGTCGGACATTGCGGATAGGAGGACCGACGAATGAACTGCACATGCGCCAACTGCCTGAATGCCTATAATTCGCCCTACCACGAACTGCCCCAATGCTACAACAAAGATTGGTTGTATCAGGGACAGGATGCGGACTGCTCAGTACGCCCGGACGAATCGTGTGGCACATGGCAGCGTCGCGGCGAGAATCAGCCGCCCGTGAAATTTCCACGGGCGGTGCAACTGGAATTATTCAAGGAATTATAAAAACGATTATGGAAATTACAAAAGACAATTTGCACCAGGCGATAGCAGCGCTTCGCCAGTGCGCAAAGGAGAACGAAAACAGAAACACCGACACAGGTGCTATCCGTGTAAGCGACCTTTGCAACGATGTGGCCAATTATCTGGAGAGTCAGAAAGATACGGAGAAGAATCTTATCAACAGCATTTGGCACAAGTACGATGATAAACCCGGCAATAAGCACCCCTACCCCGTCATCAATCCAGATACGCAGGAAATGGCTTTTGCTTACTACTTTTGTGGATGGCAGTTTGATAGAGATTACAACCCGGGCAGAAATATGCTTTGGCTTGACATTGAGAGAATTTTACCCAATGAGCCGACGTGTGAAGGAAAGATGTAAACAATAGTTTTGAACAATGAAGAATTATTTACAGCAACGCTTCTTGCGCAACAACCATCCGAAGTACCACAAGTACATGGACGAATGGATAAGCGGAGTAACGCCCGACCAGATGCGATACTTTGCCGAAGAGAAAAAGAGAATCGAACAGAATGTAAAACTGAATTAAAACGAATTATGGAAGAAGAACAGAAGATCAAGTATTGCTTCGGGCTTAGCCAGGAGCGTTGCGGCACGGACACGTTTGACACGATAGACGAGCTGCTGAAGTATGCTGAGGATTGTTACAAGAATCCTGATGGCGATTATTGGGATGAAGATATGAACGACTACACAGACGTTATCTTCATAGGCATTGCCTGCGAGGTAGAGCCGAAGGACGTTGCGCCATCGCTGGATTGGATTGCCGACAGCATGACGGACACGTTCTACTCTGAGCATCCGATTGACGATGACCAAGACGTACAAATTAACAACCGCAAGGAGGCTGAGAAGGCATGGGAAGAGTTCGTTACGAAATATTTCGAGCTGCCTTGCTCGATTACGGCTACGTGGATTGGCACGTATGACATCAAAGAGCACAAGTGGCTTGAGCGTTACGACCAAGAGAAAGCATAGCCTATGGGAGTCATGAGACAGCAGGGCATGAAGAAAGAGGAGTTGACTGAACTGTCAATACAGAAGCGACTCAACCACTTCTTTGCCACATATAAATACAAAGCAGACGGGCTGTATGTATTCTCGTGGGAAAGCGACAAGCTCATTTGGACGCGAAGCGGATACATCTACGAGTTTGAGATCAAGATAAGCCGCTCCGACTTTAAGAACGATTTCAAGCATAAGAAAGAAAAGCATATTGTACTCGGTCAGGACTACACGGGCGAGAAGTTTATGCCGTCGTTCTTCCAACATTATGAGTTGAACAAGGAGAGTTATGCAAAGCAAGGCAAGACTCTTGATGACGTGAAACGCGGAGCCAAAGGCAGTGACCTGTGTTGCAATCACCGACGTCCCAACTATTTCTACTATGCCGTGCCGACTGGTATGATAGAGCCCGACGAGGTGCCGCCATACGCAGGGCTGATATACATCGACAGCGAGTATCACTATGTGGCGCAGTCGTTCCGCATCGTCAAGGAGGCTCCGTGCCTACACAAAACGAAGTACAAAGATGCAGAACTAAACCTTGGCGAGAAGTTCTATTACAACTGGCAGACCGCACTTCGCAACCTGCACGACGCATGCAAGAGGGCTGAGACTGCAGAGGGAAAGCTGCAGCGAGAGTTGAACCGCCAGCACCACGACCGCACTTGGGAGGACCTTGAGCGAGACTTGGAATACAACAAGGAGCGTAGCGACAGATACAGCCGTTTATACTACGAATATCAGCACAATGCCCTCATCGACCGTCAGGAGATACGACTGTTGCGCCGTGAACTATTGAAGCTCCAACCCGATTTTGACTACAAGGCTATCGAGCAGGAGGCTGAGCGATATCACGGCAAGCGTCATACGCTCGAAGAACTGACATGACAGACAAAAAATAGATAACCCTATTTATAAACCCTTTAAACATTACAACAATGAGAACAAAAACAGCAATTTGGTTTGAGTGCAAGATCCGCTATGAGAAAGTCATGGAAGACGGATTGCAGAAGAAAGTGACTGAACAGTATGTCGTTGACGCATTGTCGTTCGGCGATGCAGAGAACCGCATCGTGGAAGAGATGTCGAGCTACATCAGCGGCGAGTTTGAAGTAAAGGACGTGAAGATGGCCACCTACAAGGAGGTGTTCTTCTGTGATGATGCAGATGCCGACAAGTGGTTTAAGGCAAAGCTCCAGTTTATCACCATCGACGAGAAGACCGAGAAGGAGAAACGCTCCACCGTTTACTACCTGGTACAGGCCGCTTCGTTCGACGGAGCCGTCAAGAACATCAACGACGTGATGAACGGCACGATGATTGACTACAACAAGTCGAACATCAGCGAGACGAAGATCATGGATGTGTTTGAGTACACTAAGAAGGAGTCTGATGGTGAAGACAAAGATTGAGTTCAAACAATTTCACGACGCTTACGGCAAGGCTTACGGAGAGAAAATCGACCGTATAGCCGCCGAGCGTGCGTGGAAACGACTCAACGACCACGACCGCCGTGCTGCCATTGCCGGCATTGCCGCCTATCGTGACTACTGCCGTAGCAAGGGCATTGCCATGAAGTACCCCAGCGGCTACCTGAACCTGCATAGATGGGAGATTGAAGAGGTGGATAATGGCGTAAGCCAAAAGACTACCGGAACAAAAACGGAACATTCTGATCCAGATGCCCTTGCGGATATGGACGAATGGTAGTAACTTTGCAATGTATCACTAAAATCAATAACGACAATGGCGAAACATAAAGACCTGCAGCCGTGGCTCGATTATTTCGATATGCTGCACACTTACGAAGAGAACGGCTTCCTGCTGATGAAGCCTGATGAACACGAGGCTTATGTCACACAGCCTGCACTCTATACGCTGTCGGCGCGAGCTGCACGTATAGCCGTCACGCCCGACAATGCCGAACTGTTGCAACAGCAGTTGGCCAGCGACATGCCTGTCATCCTGCGTCGCCTGCGCGCTTACGCCGGGTGGAAGAGTACGCAGGGTAGCGGCTATCTCGGTCAGCCGTTCTCGCTGCACATGATGATGCCTGACGCACCTTACGATCCGATATGTACTTTCCTGATGACACGCCGTCGCCATTGGTGGTGGCCGTGGCGAAAAATGGACTGCATCGAGATTATTCCTTACAATGATTAGAAAATGGAAGACAGTAGACAGTTTTATCAGGTCATTCACGACCACTACAACCTTCGCACCTCCGACCATCTGGAGCATGGCTATGAGGAAGAAAGCGAATACCGAAAGGCATTGCGTCTGCTGGTTGGGCGATGGCGCGACCGTATTGGCGAAGCTATCGACGAGCGTCACGAGTTCCTACTCCTACGCTTCCATGATACGCCAGGTGGCGTACCCGACGAAGCATGGTTGCCGCGTCTGGTGCTGAAATCTGTTCCGGTTCCCGACTACATGCTTGAAGAAGAGTCCAGTTCTTCAGACAGCATCAATGAAGAACTTGATAAAGCCTTCGGTTTCGATTGAAGGCCCTACCCTACAAAAAAGACCGCTATCCCTCTCGGACAGCGGTCTTCTCTTTAATAACTAAAAACCTAAAACTATAAATATTACTACTAACCTAAAACAATTTCTGTAATGTCGCCACATCACTTGCCAATGAAAAACACTTCTATTATCAACTATTCATTACTTACATTCTCCTTATCTTCGATGCTTGGCTGCTCTGTTTCCACGTCGCTCATGTTTGGCTGACGTGCGTCGCGGTCAAGCGTCATATTTCCCTGCAATACCTTTCCTGGGTCAATCTCCTTGTAGCCACCGGCTACCGTCAGCTTGCAGACAATAATCATGCCAAAGGGCACTGCGAGCAACAGCGGATAGATGTCCGTCCACCACTCATGCGGAATGGCTCCACCTATCACCATGATCTGATTAACGCCGAATGCCGTCACCATGATACAGGCACACAGCACCACCAGCTGCCGAAAGAAGCGGGGCATCTTTCCTACCCAGCGTCCTTTCAGTTCGCTACTCTGTCGTTTTATTGTTTCTCCCATAGTCGTTACTTCTTCTTTCTGATTTTAATTCCTTCGTCGTAAGCCTCTATCGTACTGTTCAGAGCCTTTACGTCAGACGATAATTCACCTATATACTTTACCATCTCCAGTTTGAAGTCTGTGAGGAGTTTCACTATTTCGTCCTGTTTCTTGGAGTGGCTGTCCTGTCGGGTATGGATTTTCTCAATGTCCTTACTGATGTTGTCAATGTCCTTGGCTACATTCTCCTGCAAGTGACGGATAGACTTTTCCACGTCCTCTTTGTCCTGCTTGACGTCATCCTGCAAATCCGTGAGGGCTTTTTCCAATACCAGAACCCTTGATTTCAGTGAGTATCCTTCGCGCAACAGCCATCCTATAGCTGCCAACGCTGCAGACAGCAAGATTTTCCAAATATCTGTAAAGATTTGATCCATTTCTACTTTTTGTCGTTATATCGTTCTACTGCAAATATACCCATATATGTCTGCTGCGTCAAGGGCATTTAGCCTTCAAGCGCCAACGTTACCGTGAAATCCACATGTGGCATCTGCTGTTTTGTCTTGTCGTATATGTCGATGCTTTTCTTCGATGCCTCTACGATGACCGGCACATAGCGGCCCTTGTAGAGCATCCACCACTGCTTGGCCATCAGGAACTCCAGCGTCCACCATTCGGCCCAGTCGCGCGTCTGATACCCAGACGACATTCCCCAGCTTCTTCTTCCTCCACTTGCTATTGCCATGAGCGAACGTTCTGGCTTGAACGTCGGACGTCCTGCGTGGGCGTACTGCTGTGTCTCCACCGTGATGTTCATATCCTCCTTCATCATTCCGCTACAGGTCTCTATGGCTCCGCGACGGTTCACGAACAGGAAGTCAACATACGGACGGTAGTCACGCAACACAATGGGTGCATGGGCCGACTGTCCGTCTTCAGCCGTAATGGCTTTCGATGGGTAAAACAGCGAGCGCGTTGCACCCTCCTGTACATCTACCCACGATGTGATGCTGTCCTCTCCTACCAGCTCAGGTGAACTGGTTGGCTTCGTGCTGGCATCGCCATTACGCAGATTCGTATGTTCCAGATGCGACACATCGGCATCTTCCTTGTTTGCGATCAGCGAACGCTCCATCTCCGTCATTCCTCCCAACAGGCACTTACCTCCAGGAATCAGCTTATTGCCATTGTCGTCTGTGCATTGCGTCGAGGTAAACACGCCTCCGTCGTCGCTCGAAAGGTATTCGGTGAATATCTCCAGCGTGTACGAACGCATAGCACGCGACTGTTCCTTGGCCGCTACGCTGGTAGCGGTCGTAGCCGCCTGCGCCTTGCCTACTTCATCCGTATAGTCGTAATCGCTCCATATAGCCCGAAGTGCCGACTGGATATTAAACTCTATGCTCGACTGTCTGCCCGTGTCCTGATGGAAGTCGCCCACACGTTTACCGCCATAGTTCACGTACACCCTGACGATGTTAAACGGTGAACTGGCTGGCCATTGGAGTCCACTGATATTGATGATGACGGGAGCATCGGCAAAGTACGTCTTGCCGTTGCCGAACATCCCTGATACTGTTACTATGTTTGCCATAACTTGAAACTAAATATACATAATCTCCATTGTCACATTCCCCAGTCCTGTTTTGTTGTTAACGGAGTACTGCATCTTGCGGATATATCCCGTGATGTCGCCGATAGTCACCTTCTTGGTCTTGTCGATGGCCAGCAACTGTGCCAGTTCCATGCGCACCGTGCGGTTGGCTATGCGGGCGTTTCTGATCCAGAAACTGTACTCCTTGTAGAACTGGTCTATCAGTCCACGACCACGCAGATTCGGATTGCTGATTTCCAGATAGCGGCGGTTGGTGGCGCTCTCTGGCTGCTTCGGGTCAAAGTACGGATTCAGTTTCTCGGCACGCAGTTTCAGCGAGAAGCGTCCGTCCGTAACACCCAGTCCGTTGTCAAGATCACGCTCTGTAGCATAGCCGTAATAGACGGCTCTCAGATAGGCGAGGTCGCTCCAGTTCGGTGGGTTGACGGCATAGATGAGTCGCAGGTTATCGTGGTTCACAAGGTCAAACTGGTATTGGTTCCACAAGTTGAGAATGTATTCTTTCAGTTCTTCTCTGGTGTAAACCGACGGTCCCATATACGAACGGGTGGAAGATGCAGCTATCGGAGTGGCATAGACATTCACGTATCCTTCAGATGGAGAGTTGATGACCAGCTTGTAGTAATAATACTTGGCTTGTCGTGTCAGGTCGCCGCTGACCTCCCATCCTGCGTTGGCAAGTTCCTGCACCGTTACCGGCCATCTTGGGTCAAGTATGGTATTGGCCGTGTCAGGATAGCGCGAACGGATTTCATACTCCGCTTCTGCTGCAGAATCAACATGTATCGTTCCGTTGTAATCCCACTCGTTACCGTAGTTGTCGCAGGTGTCCGGGTGAGCAGAAACATTGCTGCCAGGCATCACTTCCCACGTATCGTTTCCTTCTCCATCGTCCGGGTCAGCCGTATATTCCACGTGCATATCGCTGCCACTGCCGCGCATAATGCCCAGCGTCAGACCCCAGTCTTTTGTCTCGATGGGTGTCACGCCATCGTCGTTAGGCTCGAAGTTGTCCTGCAGGTATAGGCGGTAGCCCTCGTTGATGTGGCCGTCAATATTGAAACTTACGGGCCAATTGATGTAAAAAGAATCATAGTATTTATAGTCATGACCGCCTTCTCCGTCGTAACCGTCTCTTTCTAACAAGACTCTACTTGTAAGATTGATGTTCAGTCCGTTTCTCCTTGCAAACATATCCGATGCAATGGCAAATTCACCAGGCTTTACGATGCCGTCTTCCGACGTCATCTTAGACTCGGAACTCGGGCCGTGTTTGGCATACAAATCGTCAACATTGTACCTTGCATCCGAATCGTTGTATGACTTGATGTTTGGCTGACCTTCCTTTGGCAGATCTTCCAAGTCGGGACGGCGTGGCCGCATGGAGGCATCGACAAACAAGGCGTATCGCTGCTCCTCAGATTCTCCGTCGCGCTGCTTCTCAAAGTTAACGTCGTTCATGATCGCTGGAGCAAAGCCAACCTGAATGGTCTCAATCGTTTCCTCCTCGCCCGTGCAATTGCCATCCTCTGCATCCATGTATCCTGCGTACTCGAAGAGCGACGGATGCAATTCGTCGTATCGCTTTGCGTCTTTGTCAACCTTGATTCCAAATGCGTCGCCTGTCTTCGGGTCAACATAACAGGTCTTGTCGAACGCAGACACCTTGTGGATCAGACTGCCGTAGTCGGCATTCAGATTCCAATGCGAATAGTCGTGTTTGTCGCTGTCGTCAACCCATATTTCCTTCTTGTGTGGAAGTTTGTCGGCAAATCCCTTATAGTAGAATGTCGTGTCTTCGCTATCTCCGTATGTCATGCGGAAACCGCGAATACAATTCTCCAGCTTCCCCTCAGAAATAATCTCGCACTCGATATTCTGTACATCATCGCTACGGAAGATGTTACGCAGTAGCACAATGCGAACGCGCTGATAGTCGTCGCTAAACAGGAAGCGAACGCCGAAGCCACTCTCTATAGCCTTGATAACCTCGCTGATGTCCGCATTGGGGAAACATTCGCTGGTGGCAATGGCATCGTGCAGGTAGCGGTTTCTGGCCAACGACTTATTCCCGTTATATCCGTCGTAGTATGCCCTGACAGAATCGCTCATACCTGCTACCTCTTTCACTTTGACTATAATTCGCTCAATTTGAAGGCTTTCTATTTTCCTGTCTATTGCTGTAACATCTTCTGGTGCGACGTCATAATGGTCGTATGAAGGTTTTCCAACGGTAATTCCGTAACTTGTAAAACCACAGTCTTCAGGCTTTGTTATTTTCTGAGGGCCATTGAATCTCTTGCCATCCTTTTCACCGAAATATTCAGGAACCAAGTCACCACCGCTTCCGAACTGATACTTACCGAGCGACCCGTCGTATTTGTTCGGATTACGCAAATAATTCGGCTCTTTATAGGCACATTTAGTGTTGACAAAGAACAGTCGGCGAAGGTCTTCAACGTCCATCATCTGATTCTCGACGATATGAATACCAAGGTGCTTCATCAGTGATTTGAGCCAATAGATGACGAAGAAATTAGGTGCAGAGTTTACGCGGTTGGCAGGCATCACGTCATAGCCGCGTTGCGCTTCCGGCTCGCTGGCGTAATCGTTATAGGTGCTTCCGTCCTGGTTCTTTTTTAAGTAGCCGGACTTCTGATAGCAGAGGGCAATATTGCAGTACGGATGTGCATCGTCGTATGGTGTGTCGGTGTTCAGACAGTTTATCTCTTCGTCGTTGACACCCGTCTTCCAGTTGTCGAACTTTCCTTTTGGAAATACCATTCGCGGATATTGCTGAACAGAATTGCCGTCTTCTTCACCGTCAAACGAGAATGGCGTCAACTCTGGATCTTCATCGCCAATCTCTACGGCATGAACCGTATGCGTAACGACCGATGGGTACGATGTGCTTCCGTCTGAGAATACAGCAGAAGCTGTGAGCTTCAGATTGGTACATGCCCAGCGTTTACGCCACAAGGCCACGCCAATTCTCACGTCGCTCATCATCGGTACCTGGTTTGCCTTGGCACCCTCTATCATCTCGTCGAAAGTTTTCTGACCGCTCTCAAAGCCCACGTCCACATTACCCTTTGCATCCACTTCCACCTCGTCGTCCAGTTTCAGATAGCCATAGTAGAGAGCCACCTCCTCTACCCACAAACGCGCCCGGCGCTTGTTGATCTGCTCATGCAGACGGCTGCCGTGCATGTCGCCTGCCGTGCCGAAGATGTGGGCATTGGCGCGGACGTTCAGCGTAAACGAATGACTCCACACGTCACCGCTGGCGAAGACTTCGCTTGTATCGGTAATCGTGATGCTGGCGTCCTCCGGCAGCCAGGCAAACTTACTGCCTGTGCCTTCGAGGTCGAAGATTTCAAGTCTGAGATGTTCCATATTTACATTTATTTTCCTCCAATATCGTCATTCCGCACACAAAAGTCAAGGGCAAATGGCATCGGTTCAGGTTGCCCTTGACTTTCTTTCGCCTATATAGTATATTGCGGGAAAAACAAAGATATGCCCCGCACCTCTGTCGTACACTACATAGCACCGTCTGCCATTAGCATTACGCCGAACGCCAACAGTTCGGCTAACGACCTTGCTGTCTTTGTGGCCCGTGGTGCGAAAATCAAGGTGTACAGTCAGGGTATTGCTGAATTGGGCTGGGAAGACGGCACCTTTCAGGAATGGACGCTTCGTGGACGTAACCGTCGTTTGGTCGACAACACGAAGCCCTACACCATCTATGCCCGACTGCCGAAATCGAATAAGAAGAACGGCTATCTGGTGTTTGCACCGAAAGACCGTCGCGATGAAGGTTGGCAGGATAGGTACTGCTACGTGACACAAAACGGCCTGTCGCCACAGTATGTCAGCGGCAAAGGCGGTGCCAGCGTGAGGGACAACACAAACTGGTGGATCAAGCTGGGCGAGGTCAGCCTGCCTGAGAATAACCAGCGTACCGTTACGCTCGACACGGGTATTCTGGGCACCGACCAGTACAACAACGACTGGAACCTGAACCCTGACGAATTGCCGCTGCGCATCGAACTCGACTGTAGCATCGACGGCAAGGATGCGGGTAACCGCCCCTACGTGGAATGGGGACAGGAGCTGATTATGCGCGCCCGTCTTGTGGAAGGCTGGACCGACACCGATGTGGCCCGCTTCGACCACTGGGAGATTCGCCGTAATACCGGCGACGATACCGACGATGCCCGCTGGAACGCGCTTGACCGTTCGACAGGATTCGGTCGCAACGGCAACATCGCCCTGAGTCATGCCCGTGGTGCGGGCGACGATTTCAACGGTGCGGTATCAACCACCTTTACCATCATTGCAATGGGTACGACCGACGAAGGCAGTTCTTCTTCGTCGGATTCGTCGTCTTCATCCTCATCTTCATCATCAAGCAGCAGCAACGACGGCCTTGTGCCTATAGCTGCCACCACCCTGAACGTCATGGCCGAGACGGTGGAGCAGTATGCGCTGGAACTTTCTACCAGTGTCGCCTCATACGACCCGACCACAGACGTATATAGCCCCATCGACGGCATCAAGGTCTGCATCCGTGCCACCGACCAGAAGGGCAACGTGTTCAAGTTGACACGCGGACAGATGGAGAGTGCCGCCCTGGCCGTGCAGTATGCGCTGGCCGACAGCGAGGCTTGGACTACGATGGAGTTCAGGGGGGCTGCAACCGAATTGGCTGAGTCTGTGCTTGACATTCGCGTGTTCTACGCCCATCAGAATGTCAACATGCGCATCGTGAAGGTAGTGCCAAACAGCGATTCCGACAGTTCGTCAAGCAGCAGCTCAGACAGCAGTTCAACATTGGTTGAACTCTACCGCACGCCCATCGCCTTTGTCCGCAATGGTGAGGATAGCCGTGAGCGAGAATGGATCTACCTGCGCTCTGAAGGTCCGCTGACATTCGGCGAAGACCCCGAGGGCCACCTGCTGCCCGCCCTGATAAGTGGTGGTGAGGTTGAACCGGCTGGTGCAGCCACCGGTCTTGACACCAACAAACAGCAGGACGGCTGGGTGCCCGAGGGCTGGTGGGACGAGATGCAGGGCACCGACGATACCTACCATTACGAGTATGGTGCCTACCGCGACTGGATACGCAACGAGGCTTCCGACAACTCTTCATCGAGTGACAGCAGCTCATCGGACAGCGAGCATTCCGGCGGTCATTGGGGCGAGTTCACCACACCGCGCATCTGGAGCTACTATGCCGAGGATGCCGTCACCTATCGCTGCCGATGGACGCTCAACGGCGTAGAGGTGTTCCAGCTGAAGGCCGCCTACAGCGGAGCCTTCCGTGGTACGCTGCCGTTGGTGGCCACACTGATGAAGCGTGTGGGTAACAACCCAGAGCAGCAGGTAATGGCTACCTCTTCCATCGTCACCGTCAACTTCGACGGACTGTCTGCCGAGTCGCAGCCGTCACCCTACAACGTCACCAATCCGCAGTTCACCATAGGCAGCGGTGAAGGACAGCATCCTGAGTTCGTTCCGTTCCTTAGCAATGTCGCCCTGAGCGCCATCCACATCACCTTCAACGTCGGAGGCGAACCACATGCGTTCAGCATCCCCGTCATCCGCGAGGCCGACGAAGATTCGGTAAAGGACACCATCGACCAGTACGGTTCGACGCTGTTCCTCTCCAAGCTCCACGATGACATTGCTGCCGGAAAGATAACCTTCCAGGATATCGCCATGTTCCTGCAGGGGTTGAAGATTGGCGGTGCCAGCAGCCTTTACGGCATTACTGGCAGCGGCAATGCCTCCTTTGCGCAGATTGTCTTCGACACAATCCTGAAATCGTTTGGTGCCAACCCGAGCTTCATCGGCGGCAACGGCATCCACATGGATGCGTCCACCGGCCATATCGCCACCGACTCGCTCGATGTGCGCGGCTGGATGCGCATCATGGAGCTGATTATCAACCGCCTGCAGCTGATGGAAAGCGACTACTCGTTTACCGAGGGCGCTACCACCGAGCACTTCGACATAGACCCCAGCGGCAACCACATGACCGTCACCGTGCATAAGGAGCACGACAACGACTACCTGCCGTTCTATCCTGGCGACATCCTGTATGCCAAGATCAACGACCTGCTTCCAGCAGGACAGGTGCCAGACGGTCATACCGCCACAGAACACGGCTCGTACTACACCGTGTGGGTCCGCGTGCTGAGCACCAACATGAACGACAATACGATGGTCATCGTGCCTTACCTCGGACGCAATGCCGAAGGGCCGATAGTGCCGGGTGCCGTAAACTTCACGCCGCAGGGAATGGGCATCAGTGGGGCAGGCGCACCCGCAGGCAGCGATTTCTACACCTCCTACAACGAGGCACTGCAAGCCGAGTATGCACTATACCCAGACGGCTACGACAAGGCCATCACATTTACACGACACGGCAACGTGGCCGACGGCATCGACCCCGCAACGGGACTGCCATCTGCCAGCATACTGTCTTCGCAGAAGAACCGCCAGCAGGCATGGGTACTGTCTACCACCGACAAGCGTCTGACATTCTTTTGGAACGTTGACAAGCCAATCGTCGATGAAGACAACTACGCCCTGTGTCTGGGCATACTGCCACAGCTCAGCTGCCTGCCTTACGACTCGAACGGAAATCCCGTATGGAACGTAGACATGCCGTCGTTGTTCGTCAACACAATCTTCTACAGCCACATGCACCGCATCAACTGGCCTGCCAAGGTGGTAAAGGAAGACCGTGGCCAATGGACGGCTACGCCAAAGGCAACCTATACTGGCGTGACGGGAACGCGGACACCGGACGGCACGCTCGACAGTGCCATAGCTACAGCACTCGGCTGGACGGGCACGTCGCCACTCTCGTTTACAGAGGGTCAGGAGATTGACGAGCCCTATCACTTCAAGGCCATCACCCGCAACCGCTGGATCAGCATGCGCCTATCAGCCGCCCATAACAGCCTCTCAGACGCCACCCTCTACAAGAAGATGACGAAGGAGTGGACTGAGGAAAACGACCTGGAGACCAGTCGCGTGTGGAACTACGGCATCCTTTGGGAATGCACGGTTGACGGCACATCGCAGGAGCCGTGCTGGGGATGTGCCAACTGGCAGGCCATAGGCGGACAGACGCTATACGTTGGCGAGATTACAACACCTAACGGACGTGTGTTCCGTAACGGTGACGTCAATACGGTGCTTTCAATGCACGTATGGTACGGACAGGAGGAGATAACCGACCGCATTACGCAACTCCAGAACTTCTCGGAAGTATGGAAACGCTATACAGGCTATGATGCCGTTAACGACGAGTTTATACAGCAGAGCGAAGACCTGTCGTGGTTGCCGACCTCTGCTGGTGCAGGAAAGATCAAGTTGGTACGTGGAGACATGGGTAGCGGATGGATGATTACCTACCGTCAGGCACGCATCGGCTGTACTGTCTCGTTCCCTGTTGCAGGACAGGTGATAAATATGCCGGCAGACTATGTGTTCTAATTGAGGATTTAAAACTGAAGATAAGATGATTAGAAGTAAGACCAACACAAGCGAACAGACGTTTGATGCGTTTTCGCTGAACAAGGAGATAACCATATTGGGCGGTTCTCCAAGGCAGATGTTCTACACCAACGAACAGACCTATGAGGACGACCGTCGCTATGTGCCTTGCATTCTCGGTGGCTATGTATTTGTGAATGACCCTTCCGAATTGATGACAGGCGAGCAGGAGCTGACCGACATTGAGTGGTACACACAGATGCCTATCGAGGGCGACTATAACACAGGGCGTATCGTCAACCCTTCACAGTCGGTACTTGACGATGTGGACGTGTACGACGAGAATACAGGAGAACTTACCCACGAGGCCGCATGGCGATCCGTTGACTACCTGATTAGCGATGGAAGCAATTCTCCGTGGTGTGCCGACGTGCCTGCAAAGTGTCTCATTGTCCGTAAGAACGTTCCGCAACTCACGTCATTGCCTATCTATGGCGTGCTGAAATTCCTTAATCAGCACACTGGATTGACCATGCGCGCAATATGCAGCAAGGACTTCACAACCGAGTGCTACAATACCGATGTGGTGACGATGCGTGGTAACTGCGGCGACGAACTGATGCTTAATCCGCTGTCATTCACCGATACAATACCAAGTGGTAAGACCATTCTTGACATACCCTGGACGCGCGTCGTCGGCGCACAGCTGCAGGGTGGAGAGGGTGATGTGGCCGACAACAAGGCTTGTTACGTGTGGCTGATAGAGGAAAGCAATACCACTATAGCACCTACTGGATGGCGAGAGCTGAACGAGCTGGAGAAGAAAGCCATGAGCATTACAGGCGAGCACACCAAGGCACTGTCGCTCGATACACGACTTATCAGAGGCTCTATTGCCTTACGCTGCTATGGATGCCGTCGTGAGGCGGGTGCTGCATGGTTCAGTCCGTTGACCGATGAAAGCAGCCCGTTCTATCAGGTACGCCTGACAATGGCCGTACCAGGCAGCACGCCAACCTCAAAGCGCAAGCCGAAAGGCGATGCAACTACCGCGCAAGAGGAACTGATGTCGCAGGGGATCTTTGACGCCAAGCCTGTACAGGTAACGGGTAATCACCAGACTACCGCTATGAATATTCCCGTACACTACGATATGGAACTTCGCTATAACGGCAAGCCCGTACCGGCAAACAAGCGTTCGCTTTACATCTTCCACTGGTATGGCAAGAACCTGAAGACAGGTGCCGAGGTGTTCTTTGGTTGTGGACCAACGCTCGACTTCATTCCAAACCAGTGGGGCTTTACGTTCCCTGACGGCTTTGCTGTATGGGGAAACGTGGCCGTGCTGACATCCTTCGGTGTGGTGGTTGACGGAACCAGCTATGTGAACGATAGCGACGGAAAACTGGTCATTAGTGGCATCTTTGAGTAACTCAATTAAAAACGCAGATATATGTACATTCTTATCGACAGAAAACGATTGCCAAAAGGCAGACATTACGAGCTGATGCCAGACGGACGTGCTATCGTCAGCGGTCGCGAGGCTCGCATGATGGGTACACTCTCAGGTGTAACCGTAGTAATGAACACGGCAGAGTTGGAGCAGATGCGCCGCCAAGCCAAGAGTAATAATCAAAACAAGGAGGAGTAACGTATGAATCAGATCAATGGAGGTATCGTCGTTTCAGGTACGATTGACGGTACGACAGTAGTCTACGATGTATTGGCGGTACAAGCTGATGGAACACCAACCACGCTTACCCAGTATTATGACGACGCGAAGGTACTGCCTGACTGGCATGAGATATACACCCACGGAACGGCTGCCGACAAGGCTACGCTCCCGCGTATCATCATCCGTGCCTTTGACACTACTACAGGTGCCGACGTAACAGGGACTATCAATATCACTGGCGTTCACTATGGATTCACAATGGACAACGACAATCTGGTTACGTTCGATGCCGACGGCATATCACAGGCTCCTATAGCCGGACTGTTGAAACGCGATACGTTCAACTACAACGGCAAGACCATCCCCTGTATCATGGTCATCGGAAACCCAGCAGACCCATCGTTCAACAATCCTGATGACGACCGTATATCGTTTGACGGTACAGTAGTGAGCGGTGGCGGTCAGATGAGTTTTCACAGCATCGGAAAGGATGTACAGATTCGTCCTATCGTCGATGCCAATGCTGGATATTCGGTAGAGATGCACGTGCCGCTGAATGTGCCGAAGTATATTATGACCAACGGAAATAATGTCATCCTGAGCACGCAGCGCATCGGCAAGCTGTACTACAACGGCGCTCCCGTTAGTGCTGCAGACATGACAGGCTATGTATTCAAGTTCTACGACATCACGGGACCGACGGAGGTGGAGCTGAAGAACAGCGACACCGATATCACGATCGGCCAGAGCCTCGTATCAGGCGACCTGATTACCATCGGGCCGGAAGCCGTTGACTGCATGCTGACCTTGCGTTGTCGCGTGTTCGATAATACGGGCAAGGAGTTAGCCAGCGGTACCAGTGCTGTCTATGACCTGTCAGACCCCTACTCGCTCAAGTGGATTGTTGCCGACAGTGCCGCCGGTGCAAACGGCGTGGAATATACCGGGCTGGAGCCTCGTGTCAATCTGCGTAGTGGCCAGACCAAGTATTTCATCCCGAAGATTGTCACGGAGAAGGGAGAGATTCCAACAGCGGTAACGTGGACATTCAATGCCGACAATGCCAATACCGGCGATACGATTACTGGTTTGCCAGGCGTGCCTTCTACATCAGGACAGAGCAGCTGCTCATTGAGTTATAGTGATGTCGTATTGACCGATCCAAGCGGCAATAAGACACACCGCCCCGTAAAGTTGCACGCCCAGTCGTCGGAGTTCTAACAAATAATCTAAAAGTATATGAGAACATCAGGAGCTATAGTCTGTAGTGGTGTCATAGATGGTACGAGTATAGTGTCTGCTAATGTGTTTTTTGCACTTTCCAATTCAAGCACAAATACACCAGCTGACACGGCATTTACGTATGATAACTTTCCACCGCTTAACGCAGGAAACTATGTCTGGCAGGCTACGAAGATTACGGACTCGGACGGTAAGACATCACTGACTGGTAAGATGTGTCTTGGTCCTACGACTGACTTTTTGTCTGGTACTGAGGTCTATGCCATCAGCACCAGCAACAGCACGGCTCCTGCGGAGAATACGACAAACTGGAAGACCACCTACGAGAAGACAAAGGGCTACTATCTCTGGACGGCTACCCGCGTGCAGTACACCAACGGAAACTACGCATATCTGAACAAGAAATGCGTGGGATATTGGGGAGAAGACGGAAACGGCATACAGAGCGTTGCCCGCACCTATGCCCGCAGCAAGAATAGCACAAGCACCAACGACACGACGGCTCCAAGCAACATTGACACGTCAATAGGTACAAACGGATGGGCTTCCTCAAGCCCGTCCGTTACCGAGACATATCCTTATCTCTGGGTGAAGGAGGTGGTGACATACACCAAGTCGGAAGCCACCACCAAGTACTACTGCATAGGTGCGCGAGGTGCCAACGGTGTTGATGCGCAAGATATCGAGTGGGTATATATCCGCACGAAGACAAATGTTGCGCCGGTCATCAGTGGAGATGGTGGCAGCAGCCCATATACAGACCATAACAGCAAAACGTACACTTCCGACGATCATCTGCCAAAGGTGGTGGCAGGCTCTGGAGGTTCACTCGACGACATTGAAGATGGCAACAGTGGCAGCAGCAGTAAGAAGTACGAATGTACCGACGATCCGAAAGGCGTTGACTCCACATGGAAGTTCGAGTGGGAAATCAAGCGTGAGAAGGGTGCTGCAGATGCCAACGGCCATCGTGCATGGCAGGCTTACAGCGGAACCATGACCCTGCATAACAGGTATGTGAAGGACATTACATCTGCAAACGTATGGTATGCACTTGCGGACTCTGGAACTGCAAAACCAGACAACGATGCGTTCACGCTTGATGCCTTCCCGACAACACTCAATGCAGGTAAGTATATATGGGAGGCCACGAAAGTAACCTATTCAGACGGCACTTCTGAGTTCACGGCAAAGATGTGTCTTGGTCCTACGACTGACTTCTTGTCTGGTACTGAGGTGTATGCCATCAGCACCAGCAACAGCACGGCTCCTGCGGAGAATACGACAAACTGGAAGACCACCTACGAGAAGACAAAGGGCTACTATCTCTGGACGGCTACCCGCGTGCAGTACACAAACGGAAGCTACGCATATCTGAACAAGAAATGCGTGGGATATTGGGGAGAAGACGGTGACAATGCAAAATACATCTATCTTCGAGGTACGGGCCTAAACAACAATGCTGATAGATTATTGAATATAACTTCTAATTCCAACCATTTTGAAACCTATAAGAATAGCCGTGGGCTTGTTGTAGCAAGAATCAACAGAAGTACTCTCGCCGTATCTGGAATTACTTGGTTTGATGTCTACGGTGGTACGTCGGAAGGAACCGAATCAATAGCTAACACAAAGACTGCTCGCGCAAAGTTCATCACTTACTTAACAAACACATCAATAGATTATTTCCTCGCCGTTACGTCCTACGATGCTATAGGTATTACCGATGCAATGATTGCAAAACTGAAAGAGTTCGGTCTTGGTTCATTGGAACATACTGTAGATGATGACGACCACGGTTATAGAAACCCATTTGCATTCCTTGGTTACAAAGGGTTGCAACAAGGATATGCCCTTTATCAATTGCAAGGCACAGAGGATAATGCCCCATACGCAGAAGTGATGGCTTATGTTGCCAATGGCGTATTTATGTCTTCAAAAGATGGAGATAATGCGCCTTACGATGTCGTAACCTACGGACGCAGTAAGAGTCGTGAATCGTATGGATCCAACTATCTTGATACCAGCTATGGGACTGACGGATGGGGTAGTACAGCTCCGTCCGCAACATCTACATATCCATATATCTGGGAACGAAGACAGTCGTATGATAAAGACCGCGAATTGCAAAATACTTCATACATTTGTTTGACAGGTGCGTCAGGTCCGACAGGCCAAGGTAAGATGGGACGTTTTCTCTGGTATGCCGGCCTGTTGAGTGAGGTGGGCGGTACGACATTTACAGTCGATGACTATCAAGCGCCTTACGTGAATATCGGCACGGAGGACGAACCGCACTGCTACGCATACGTTGGCAGTAACGGCAGTAACATCTCATATCCCAGCAGCGCCAGTAGCTACACTCTTTCGAACGGATGGGATGATATGACAACCGAGTTCAAGTATCTTATTGCAAAAGCCATTTTCAGTAACTATGCTCAACTGGGAGGCTTTATTGTGAATAAAGATTATTTCCTCTCGCAATATGGTACGCTCATAGCACCAGGAGGTTCAGAGATTACGATAAATGCTTCAAATGTAAAAACGAAATATAATCTACCACAATATATTCTTTACGGTAACAATCGGGATGGAGGTAGAATTATTCGTAAGATTTCATTCACCGTATCGTCAACAACTGTTATTGGTATTTCGGCTGTTGCCAGCAGCGAAGAAGATTATGATATCGGTGCCGTTGGAGTCCTTGATAGTACAGCATTACAAGGTACTTCACAGTCAGATATTCGGAATGGTGCTAACTGCCTGACTGTTAATGGTACGAAAATGTATGTCAGTGGTACACAAAAGAAAAGTGTTCAGGTGACTGTTAATGCTGGAACTCACTTTTTTTACATTGCCTATGCTAAAGATGGGTCGTCTAAAGACGGTGATGACAATGCCATTTTTACATTCTGGGGTGCAACATTTACAGTAGAGGATGTCAGTGCGTCAGAGGATATGACATCATCAGTCATCATAAAGTCTGTTGTACCATACGCATGGTTTGATCCTTCCGACCCCGTTGCAGATAATGCCCCAATAACTGGTTATAAATTCAGGCCGACCAAGTGCATCAATGCACTGACCGGTGAGGAATGGAATGCAAGCGGTAATGTTCATACTAAGCCAAATGGGGATGTGATATTAAAGAGACTTGTACAATTTGGCTCTGCTGTCATTTCAGGAGATTGGCTGATTTCTGTTCACGGTAAAATAAATGATGTGTTTTATGGCGGTGCCATTGAGAGTCCTGAAAACTATAATGGTTATCCTGCTTACACATATTTCGACCCATCTACACCGCAAGGATATATGGGTTACGGAACGAACGCTGACGCATCAAGCTTTGACAACAATTCTTACTCATCAAGTAATGCTGTAAAAATAGACTCTTTCTATCTGTCTCCTGGAAGAAAACACTTTGTGGTAAGTGGTGATTGTATCTCTGGGAATATGTTTGCGGCACTCTTTAAGGGAGGATCGAAGGTTGCTGGTACTGAGGTGAAGTTCACTGCCAATGATAATTCAGACAAATCTTTTATAGTGAACATTGAAGGCGGGAACTATGAACTTCGCGCTTATACAGACGGAGGAATGCCATGCAATATTAACGTATTATCCAAGTACACTTTTGCACCAAACTATTGTTTGGATTTGAAACGAGGCATAGCCTATCAGACAACAGGCGTAATTAGTGGATTCCTGAGAAAGGCGCCAACAAACATCACAACGAGCAATATCAACCAATACAAACGTGATGACATCAAAAACGCAACAGTTCTCGATTTTGACAAGTGTGGCTCGTTTATACGCCTGTACCCGGGCACATCGACGTATTTCGCTCTGCCACTTCTGAGTTCGGCGTTAAAAGACAGGTACACCCTCATCCAAAAAGATCAGATTCGAGGATTTGTAGGTACGAAGATTATTTTACACAATCGCTCTAACAGTTCTTGCAGCATTGTCATCAGATACACAAAATATGGCACAGGAGTAAATCAAGAAACATACACTCTTTATAACGGCAACTGTGCTGAATTGGAATGCTACATGGATAGAGATGAAAATGATGGTACAGAGATAATATGCTGGAAAGTAAACAAAACAGCAGAGCCTGTATAATGAGATGGCTAAAATGCCCTTGACTTTTCCTGTCTCATTCCTTATCTTTCGGCATAGAAACTGATTAAACGAAAACAGACATGGCAAAATTATCATTCAACTATGACGGGCAGAGCTATGTATCTGACGTCTTCTCGGGAGGAAAGGTTGTGCAGCTGACTTTCCCAATAGAGAGAACCAAAGTGCTTTATCTGGAGACGCGCCTTGGCGTTGGCCTTCCTTGGAATGTCGCCGACAGCCGTATTCTGGAAAAGCAGATGGTGGTCAACGTTCCTGTGGGCGGCAGCGGACAGGAATACCGTATGAACTGCATCGCAGAGCCTGCATCGGCAGAGATTGTTACCGACCAGTCTGGCAGCGGTGGCGGTGCCGGCGGAGATATCACGCCAGGTGTTCCCATTCCAGAGAATACGGTGAACAGTGCATCCATTCAGGATCACAGCATCAAAATGGAAGACATCGACCCGGACATCGTGACCACACCCGCCGAAGCGCGTCAGATGGTGGCCGACGCCATTGCCGCCAACACATAAACAGAATGAGGATAAAACTCAGATATAGTTCACATTTATTAACCCCTTTAAAAAGTATTTCGCTTTATGACAAAAGACGAGCTTTTATTGAAGTTGGTTGCCACCGAGTCATTGGAGGCCGCCATCAATGACATCATCGCGTATGTCAAGCAGAACCGTACAGCCATCGACGCTAACATCAGTACCGTCAACGGCAAAGTAACAACTCTTATCGGCAGCGATACTGCAAAGAGCGTCCGCACCATCGCTAACGAGGAACTGGCTGCACAGCTGATTCCTGCTAATGCCAAGGAGGCCCTCGACACCTTGCAGGAGATTGCTGCATGGATCCAGAGCCACCCAGACGATGCCTCTGCCATGAACACGGCCATCACCAACCTGCAGAACCTCATTGGTACTCTCCCACAGGACACTGAGGAGACCACCGTCGTGGCTTGGGTAACAGCAGAACTGGCCGCCCTCGCTAATCAGATCAGTGGCAAGAACGTCTCTGCATCTGGTGAGACCGGCAACGATGCCCTCGTAACGGCTTCTGCCTCTAACAATGCCGTTACCGTTGGTTCTACCACAAAGCTGCAGAACGCCGTGGCTGCTGCTGAGTCGGCTGTTCAGCCAGAAGATCTCGGTCTGCTGACCGTATCAGAGGCACAGGCTCTCGTAGCCGCTGCCATCGCTGATTCTTCCAGCTCGAACTCCAGCAACTAATTGCGCTCTCTGTGTGCCTGCGGAGGAGTGACGCTCCTCGGGGTGTTTTCTCCGCAGGCTCCTTTACTGTCAATTCATAAAGCGAAAACAGATTCTGATTAGATTATGGCAAACGATAACAATAGCGTTTTAACACCGATGCAGTGGCTCAAGCAGAACCTGCAACTGGTGTTGCGCGAGTTCTGGAGCAGCATCACGGCTGTCTTCGCTACCAAACAGCAGGTGACAGAAGGCCTTGCAACAAAAGCACCGCTAAGTGCGGCCCTCTACCCCGTGGACGTCAACACGCTCACGCCAACGAGCACATTCGTCGCCAATGCCATCATCGGCATCAACGGCGTCATCTACCGCGCTAAGCAGGCCACGAGTCACTTTCCCGTGCCACTCGTCATAGACAACAATGCGTTTGTGATTCAGGTCGTCGACGGCAAGATTGTCTTCTCAGTCAGCAGCAACACCATTCATCAGGACTGGGAGCAGTGGACTGACGCAGCCATTGAATACTGGAAGGCGCAACTCGACGCCCGCGTGTCGGCGCTGGAGAACAAGACCATCACCTACAACAACAAGACGTATACGGTCAACGAACTGCTGACGGCTGTGGCCCAACTCATGGAGCGTACCGTCGTTATCAACGGATAGTTCCGCACCATCACTAAGTGACATCATCATTTTTTTCACAAATAAAGTAATAACAAAAGTATGGAAACAAGTCTTTTTTCACAGTCGCTGAAAAACGCGCAAGCTGCGCTGACGACACAAGAAAAGGTTTTGAAAACCCAGCAGGTCATGCTCTTCGGACAGGACGGAGCGCCTAACGGCAAGTGTCCCCTCACGACGAAGGCCATTATTGACCTGAAGACAGGAAAATCTCTCGAAGACATCCTGGAATACAACAAGCCTTACGTAGACACCGACCTCTACGTGGATATGGGTCTGCCAAGCGGCGTACTCTGGGCTAAAAAAAACATCGACATCACACAGCAGAACGGCTTTGCCGCATCTGAGTTCCAGTATGAGTGTTCCTTCTGTTCGTGGGGTAATACGGACATGTACAACCCCAACGCACAGAACTCGTTCGCTGGCGTGTATAACTGGGGTGGCGTGAACGAAAACGAGCCCTACTACGAGGGCCAGCCCTACGGCTCTACTCCAGGTGCTGCCCTGGCCGCCGACTTCGGTCCGTCGTTTGACGCAGCACGCCGTCACCTCGGCGCACCCTGGCGCATGCCGTCTACGGAAGAGTACAAAGAACTGTTCGACAACTGTGACTTCATAGATGCCGACGGTAACATAGTGTCCGCATCTACCAGTGTGGCTGGTACGGCAGCCGATAAGCGCATCACGATGAACGGCATCGTCGGTCTTCGCCTTAGAAGCAAGATTAACGGCAACGTTATTTTCTTCCCTGCTTCCGGCAGCGGCTACGGGACGACGTGGGGCTATCGCGGTGCCAGCGGTTACTACTGGTCATCGTCTTGGGGCTCTGCCCGCTACGCTCGGAACTTGAACTTCTACTCTGATGGTGTGAACCCGCAGAACTCGCTCAATCGGTACAACGGTTTTGCGGTTCGTCCGGTCCAGTAATACTTCTGGCCAGAACCAAACCCACCCTGAAGAGTTCGCGCTCGCGACACTGCTGCACAGCCGCCACCCAGGCGGCTTAGCAGCAGGGGTGCGGGTGAGGACTCGGCAGAGAAATCAACCCAAGTGTTAATATATATAAATGAAACGAGAAATGGCCCAAGAACAAAAGAAAGGATTTACCAATCAGGAAATCCAAGCCATCGAAGCCGAAAGACAAGATGTAAAGACTTGGAATGTCATTCACCTGTTGAAAGACGGGAACTACTGGCACGCTAACGAGTGGAGTGGCTGGCTCGTGGCCGTGATCATCACGGACGAGATGAAGCGCCGATATCCGCAGGAGGAACGTGTGCCACCGACGCCTGTCAAGAAGTTCGCCAAGAACATCAACGGAGAGTACATCTTCGTGGGTTTTCAGGAGAAGTCACTTGACAAGTATATTCCGAAGGAATTGCAGATTGACTTTAAGGCTGTTGACAACCTTCGCATCGACGTGACTGTTGAACTGTCTGCAGATCTGGGTGAACTCAGCTATGAGCGGCTGTTTGCGATGTATAAGGAATGGAAGGACAATACTCCCCTGGCGAAAGAAAAGGGAGAGAAAGGCAACGTAGGCAACAATCCGCCATTCAAGGGTGGCGACGGAACCCTGCCATTCGACAATCCTGCCATCGTGCCGTCGGTAATGTCTGTCGCCACGCGGATATTGTCATTCCCGCTTCATAAGCGCACACCGATGCAGGCTCACGAGTTTATCGCCGAGCTGCAGCAGGAGATGCTTGGGTGTATGAGTAAGTAAACAAATTGTATAACCTACGGAACAAGAAAAGAGAGCCGATAAAGGATGGTCCAGAAGTATAACATAGGTCACCCGTCATGCGTTGCTGAGAGGCCGTGTGAAAAAGCAAAGATACAGCTTGGTCTTGCCTACTGTGGCAACCCCTTGCTGCAGTCGTATAAGGAGGTGACCGAATCTGCGATTTTCTTCCCTGCTTCCGGCAACGGCAACGGGACGACGTGGAACAATCGCGGTGCCAACGGTAACTACTGGTCATCGTCTTGGAACTCTGCCCGCAACGCTCGGAACTTGAACTTCAACTCTGATGGTGTGAACCCGCAGAACACGAACAATCGGTACAACGGTTTTGCGGTTCGTCCGGTCCAGCTATCACTGCGTCTCTCCTTTGCTCTCTTCTTCTTGTTCTGTCTATTGTGCTGCTGCAAGGCAGCCCCTCTAATCAGTGACGCTGAACTATCAGATGTTGCTGCGCGATCTGTACGTAGCATTTGCAAGTGCTGCAAAGCACAAGGGAAAGATGTCGTATGTGCAACGGTTCATGGAATCAATGAAAACGAACCTGGCATGTATGGCACTGGTGCTGATACTGCGTGTCTACGTTCCGCTTCCGTCGAAGTGCTTCATCGTATTCAAGCCCAAGCAGAGGGAGGTGTTTGCCGCCCAGTTCCCAGACCGTGTTGTGCATCACCTGTACTTCAACATGACGCACCTGCTCTACGAGGCCACGTTTATACGCGACTCGTATTCGTGCATACAGGGACGTGGCACACTCGACGGCATACTGCGACTGTCGCAACACATCCGTCAATGCAGCCTGAACTACACCAGGGAGTGCTATATCCTGAAGCTCGACATACGCGGCTACTTTATGCACATAGACCGTCGGCGTCTGCTCAGTATCTGCCTGTCTACGCTCGACCGTATGGCGACGCACCGCATCACGAAGGAGGCAGCAGCGCAATATGGGCTGCCGGTGAACGACCCGCCACGATGGAAGGACGTGATAGACATGGACTTTGTGAAATGGCTGACGGAGGTGATTGCCCTGCTCGACCCGAAGACCTCTTGCGAGAGAGCCATGCCTATGTCGGCATGGAACGGGCTCGACGCTGCCAAGTCGCTCTTCTGTACCAAGGAAGGCTGCGGACTGCCGATCGGCAATCTGACATCGCAATTGTTCAGCAATGTCTACCTGAATGTGCTCGACCAGTTCTGCAAGCGCGTATTGGGCTGTCAGCACTATGGCCGCTATGTGGACGACTTCTACATCGTGAGTTGCGACCGCAAGTGGCTGCTGTCTCTGGTACCGCGCATCAGGGAGTTCCTGAAGGAGGAGCTTGGTCTGGACCTGCACATGGGAAAGGTAAGGCTGTGCCGTGCAAGTCATGGAGTGGAGTTTCTGGGAGCCTATATCAAGCCGTACCGCATCTATGTATCGAAAGATACTTTGGAGCGCATACAGCAGAATTTGAAAGAACTGGACTTCTCAGACCCGGAAAAGGTGCAGAAGACGGTCAACTCATACCTTGGCATCATGTCGCAGACTGCCAGCTACAATCTTCGCAGGAAGCTGTTCTTCCGTCCGGAGTTCCTGAGTATTGCGCCCTTCGACAAGAAAATGACCAAGATGGAGAAACCAACGGGCAACCGGCCTCCTGCACGATACAGGCGAAAAAGGATTAAGACGAAATAAATTATCATTAACATTTTTAAAACAACAGCATTATGAAGAAAATTCAAGGTACATTGAGCGACTTCGCGTACTTCAAGGAAGAAGGCGGTCGCTATGTCATCGGCTACGGCCTGAAAGAGTTGGGCAATTCACTCTATGAGTGGTATGAGGTGTACATCTACAAGCGCCAGCAGAGCATCGTTTCGCTGCTCGACGTGAAGAAGGCCATCATCGCCGACATCAACGCACGTACCGACGAGAAGATCCTGTCGGGCTACGAGTGGACGATACTGCATGGCGACGATGCAGGAAAGACCGTGAAGGTATGGCTGTCGGCAGAGAACAAGGAGAACTACAAGGCCAAGTACGATACGGCCAAGGACGATCCTGAACTCATCACATGGCCCTCTAAGTTCAAGGTGTCAGAGAACGACGACCTGACTCCCGTCTATGAGTATTTCGCCAACGTTGCCGAGTTGAAGGCATTCTACTACGGTGGCCTGAACTACATCGAGCAGACCGTAAATGCAGGCTGGGCAGAGAAGGACGCCATCGACTGGACTCCATACGAATCTCTGTTCCCTGCAGCAGCTGCCCAAGAGCAATCAGGAGTATCATCTGAGTAATGCCTATGGCAACGATGCTTATCCTCTCCATTGTGATGGCGGTGGTCTACGTGGCCGCCGTCATCATCAAAGACAAGGCATTGCCCGACAGCGTGTCCGCACTTGTGTATGCCCTGCCTAAAGGCCGGTGGCGCTGGTTGTGGTCGGCATGGCTGGCAGTGGTGACGCTGATGATGGCTCCTGCCCTTATGACGGCAATGGCCGATTCATGCTGGACCCAGCTGTTGGCAGCAGCTACTATCATCAGCCTTGCCATGACTGCAGCCCTGCCATTGTGGCCAGGAAGCCATAACCGCCTGCATAACATCCTCGGCATTCTCTCGGGTGTGCTGTCGCAGGTATGCGTATGGTTCATCTGCCCGTGGTATCTGATGCTGTGGCTGCTCTTTGTCATACTGTTGGTGTTACATGCCTTTCCTGATGTATCATGGGCAGTAAAGGTTGCCGACAAGACAAGCGGCAAAGGCGTATTCCTGCTTGAAGCCGTATGTTCGGCGGCATTGTACGCAGCCATGATAACGGCAATCCTCTCGCTCCAGTAAAAAAGCAAAACATCCCCATCATGAACAACTGTAAAGAATTTGCCTTAGACGACCTGATGGCCATCACCGCCATACCTGTCGCAGACTATGCACTCGGCACAAAAGCCTGGCAGCTGAAGCCGACGATAGTCACCACCAGCTTCTCCCCTACCCTTACCAACGCCATCGTCATCGGTTTGCAGCCTGCAACGGTAGGCGGCAAGCTCATACCTATCCGACGCCATACTGGGAAGGCAAAGGATGCAGAAAGCGACAACGTAGCCGGACGTCTGCATACGGTCACGGTGTCATGCGAGGTTGACGACCGCGACGGCGCTACGTGGAACGACCTGCTGAAACTGGAGCGCACACCGAGCCACCTCATGCTTTTGTTCCGTGGCGGACAGAAAGCATTTGCCGCCGCCACGCAGGACACCTATATTTGCGAGGTGGAGCGTAGCGGCAGCAAAACCAGCGTGTCGTTCAAACTGTATAACCTGATGGGTATTCAGCTGATTACCGCTTAGACCTTACGGCAGAGGAAAATTTTCTCTTCCTTGCTGGACGCTTTGCCGGCTCAACGTCCTGTTGGGTCGGTTTCTTTTTACTTTCCGACAGGTACTGCTCCCACAGCTTGCGCACCTCTTCTGGTACGGTCGTCACAGTACATACGAAGTTCTGTCCATACCGCAAGTTCAGCGGGCCTGTAATGGCGATGTCTGGCAACAGGATAGCCGTATCAGCCTGCGGTCTGTCAACAAGCATCAGACGGCCTGCAAACGGATTGTCTTTCAACAAGTCCGACATGACGGGTGACTTGGCAGGCGACAGGTCGGAGATGATGGTCAACTGCCTTACCACGTTCAGCTTGTCTATTCCGTTGGCATGTGGCCACTGCTGGCGCATCCAGCGGGTGATAACCTCCGTTGCCTGGTCTGGCATCGTCGGGGCGACAATCATCAGTTCCGTTTCCGTATATCGTGCCAGCAAGGCAGGCAGCAGTTCAGTAATCGAAAGGTCTCCATAGCCCTGAAACTGCGTCCTGCCACCGTTTTCGATGGAGTCGCGCAGGTTGAGCAGTTGTCGCCTGATACAACAAGGTTCTAAGATGTGCATAACTTTCAATTATCAGTTGTCAATAAAAAAGGCCCAGGCCCGATGATATGGAGCCTGAGCCTCGTAATGCTGTTGTTACCAGATACCCGGATTAGTTGCTCGAATCAGATTCAACATCCTCGGCAATCTCACCGTAGTACTTCACAACGTCGTACACCTGGAAGTTGCAGACGAAGTTGAAGGTTGTACCGTGCTCGTCGTTGCGGTTCTTACCGCTGTCGTTGGTACGGCTGAACACCACGTCGCCAGTAGGATTGCCGACGACCTTCCACTCCTTCAGTGAAGTGCCGTTCACCTTCTTGGTCTTGCCAGTGGGGAAGAACACCATGTAGCCACCGCCCATGTTGGAGAGACGGCGACCGAGAACAGCCATATCGTCCTCGTTCTTGTCAACGAGACCTGTACCGGTAACGGTGTTGGCACCGCCCTCGCCGTTGTCCTCGCTGCTGACCTGACCAGACTGGTTCTTAAAGGCAATCTTGAAACCCTTCAGGGTAGAGCCTGAACCACCCTTGGGAGTGATGTTGTACTGGTTCTTCTCATCGTTGATCTCGATGTTGCCCTCGATGTGGTCGCTGTCAATAGGAACGACCATGCAGTAGTTACTGGTACCGCCCGGATTCTCCGAGCAGTCGTTCGTCTGCTTAACGTGCTTTAAATTGCAAAGTCCCATAATCGTATGTCTTTTTTGTGTTTGTGTTGTTTACTATGATTACTTGTGAATAGAGAGTCGGAGGTCAGAGGGCGGCGCTTGCAGTGAAGGTCACTGGGCGCCGCTCACCTCCGATGGGGTTTAGATGCTGCTGTCAGAGTCACCACCGCCCTCTTCCTCGAACATAGCTACGAGGGTCACAACACCACCAGGGAAGGTGTAGTTGTAGGGGTTGGCAGTAGCGTTGTCGCTCCAGCCCTTGAACTTGTAGCCATCCTTCGGCGTAGCGGCAACAGTGATGATGTTGCCCTCAGCATAGAGGTCCTTCTCACCAGAGGTGATCTCGGCAGTACCCTCTTTCTCGTCGCTGGTGGCAACGGTGAAGATATCGGCAATGTAGTCGCCAGCGGGTACGTTGTTCGGGGTGTTCTCCTCGTCGTTGGTAGCGAATACCTTCGGGGAGTAGTCGCGGATACGAGAAGCCTGAGCGGTCTGCACCTGATAGTCGAACAGGTTGTGGTCGTCAGAGTTGCGCTCAACAGTGATGTTGGCCTGGCTCTCAGGACGCACGTCGCAGATGTACTCCAGTGTTCCGGGCAGACAGAAGATGAGTTTGTCGCCCTTACCCATAGAGGTGTGGGTGGTCAGCTTCAGGTTCTTCATCTGACTGAACTTCCAGCCATCCTCCAGAACGGTGACAGCCAGCTGCGGGTGCATCAGCATGTAACCCTCGACAATCTTGTCAGCGAGGTCAGAGCTGACGTAAGCCAGCAACTCCTCGGCACCGCGAAGGTCGTCGTTCAGTGAGTTGTAAGCGGCCTTGAACCACTTGTAGGCAGCCAGAGAGTCGCTGGGAGCAGCGCCGGTCTTAATCAGGTTGCCGATAGCCTCGCTGATAATACCCTTGGTGATACCCTGTGCGATCTTGGTGAAGATACCGTCGTACAGAGAGAGACCCAACTTCACCTGGTTCTCCGTGGTCTCGGGCAGGTTGGCGTTAGCCTCGTTGCCGAAGAAGAAGTTGGCGCGGACGTCCTGAGCGTGGCGATTGGCGATCTTCTCCAGCAGGAACTGCGTCTTCTCTGCGTTGTTGGTACCGTCGGGGTTCACGTGGAAGGGTTCCTTCTCACGATACTTCTGGACGTTGTCCTGGGGGTGAGTAACTGCGAGAATCACCTTTGCAGGGTTCTCGACAAACATACCGAGCTGTACCTTCTTGACGGCACCCTGCTTATACTGACGTGCAAGCAGACCCTTGTCATTGAAGAGGAACAGCTTGTCGATGTTCTCGACGTCGGTCGTGACAGTGATCTGGAGGTCATCCAGCATCTTGTCATTCAACATGGAAGCGCGAGCTACCAGGTCGACATGCAGCTGTTCGGTAACAGTCTGCACTTGTGAGACATTGATTGCGTAAGCCATAATCCTTTTTTTAGTGTTGGTGAAAACTATTATGTTGTCTTTGTGTTGTTGTTATTGCAAATTTACTATGTAGAGAACTACAAGTCAAGGGCAATCTGAGCCGAGTCTGACTAACGGCGCTTGCTACGTGCCTTTGTCTCTGCGTCGCGCTTGCGCAGGGCATCGCGAATCTCCTCTGGAGACATGTTGGCATTCACGGTGCTACGCACGGTGCCAGTAGCCTCTGGAGCGTCGCCCGTTCCGTTGTCGGCAGGGATGCCACTGTCAGCGTTGGCCATAGGAGCGGGCTTACCAGCCATCTCCTTGAGCTCAGCCTTCAGGTCGCTAACCTGCTTCGTCAACTTGTCGACGTCCTCCTTCAGACCAGTGATGGTAGCATCACGCTCGGCAATCGTACCGTTGGCAGTCTCGATGTCCTTACGGGCCTGGTCGATGTCGGCCTGCAGCTGCTCGGCGGTATTCTTCTGACCGTCCAGCGACTCCTTCAATTCGGCAATCTCCTTGTCCTTGTCGGCAATCATCTGCTCTGCGTTATGCAGGGTTTCCTGAATCTTGTTAATCTCCTCAGTAGCAGCCTGTACGGCTTCCTCAGTAGCGGGCGCATCGGTTGGTTTTTCCTCCTCTTCGGCAGGTTTCTCCTCTGCGGGTTTCTCTTCCTCTTCGGCAGGCTTCTGCTCTTCCTCGGTAGCGGGTGCTTCCTCGGTGGGCTTCTGCTCTTCCTCAGCAGGCTTCTCTTCTTCGACAGCGGGTGCTTCGGTCGCAGGTGCTTCCTCTGCTGGCTGTTCCGTTGCAGGAGTTTCCTCCTGTGCGGCTGCGGCGGCTGCATTAGCCTCCTTGGCCTTCATCTCTGTCAGCTTCTCTGTGAGTGTGTCAAGCAGAGGCTTATTGAGGAATGTACCTTCCTCTGTCACCTGCAACTCTTCCACTCCGAGAACCTGAGCGACAATCTGATACTTCTCGTCCATAATCGTGCTATTTTTTTGTGAAACATTGGTCTTGTTATCTGCAATATCGGCAATATGCTCAGCAGCGGCTTCTGCGCTTTTGAGTGCAGCTTCCATCGGATCTTCTTCATCGTCTGTCACGTCTGCAGGCTGTCCGATTTTACGGTTGGCGGTACGGGCGATAGGCTCCTCATCGCCGTTGGCCACGGCAAATGCGCGTGCCACCAGGTCGCCCAGCAGCATCTGTCCGTCACACAGGATATCCATCACTTCGGATGCGTCGAATATCTTTCCGTCCAGATGCTCGTCGGTAGCATTAGGGAATGCTGCCTTCATATCGCTGCGGAACTCTGCCTCCAACTTGTCAAGTTCCTCAATCAGCAGCGTGGCATCGTCGTTCTCGGCAATGTCGCGATACTCCTTGTTCTTGTTGATACTCTTGGTAGCGTAGTACTCGCGGTAGGTCTCGCTGTCAAACTGATTCTTCTCACCGTTCTTGATAGTGAAGAACGCTGCCATAACGCCTACGCAACCCAACTGGTCCTTCAGGTTCACCACGTAAACCTCGTCGCCAAACGATGTGAGATACTCACCAGCCGATGCACAAAGTCCGTCGATAAGCATATACACGCGCTGTCCACAGTCGTGAGCATAGTCGATAGCCTGCTGGAAATCGTTTTTAGCCCAAGCCGAACCGCCAGGGGTGTTAATCACCATGATATGAGCACGGCAGTACTTATTGTCGGCAGCCTCCATCATCCAGTCGCGGATCTCCTTCGAGCCGTATGAGCAGGCATCGCCATTGCGTGTGATAGGTCCGTCTATGGGAATCACGTTCACAAACGGCTCCTTCATCTGGGCAAGCAGGCTGGTACCGTCCCAGTTATAACGAGGCAGCACCTCGCCGTCCTCGGTCACCTGAGCGTCGCGTATAACCTCTCCGTTCATACCGGCTACCAGATATGGCTGCTTCTTCTCTACTGCACCGATGGCAATATGATTGTTGAAGTTGTGCATCAACGTAGGCAGCAAGCCGTGAACAAACTGCGGCATTACCATCCAGTGCTTTGTTGTGAAAAGTTCGTAAATCATATTCTTTCGTTTTTATTCAACTTTTTCCGCAATTTACTATGTATCGCCGTGATTGTCAAGGGCAAACCAAGCAAGAAGCAATTTCTACACCTTTCACTTTAGTTCCGGCGTTCTGTGAGTGGCCGGGAAACCGGTAAACAATTTGCGTCTGTTCTGCTCGCAGACTGCCTTTCGCTGGCGCTCTGCTGCAGCTTCTGCGTTGGCTGCATCCTGTGCCTCCTTTGCCTCGCGGGCGCGTATCGCGTTATATATAGGTGTGTCTACGGCTGCGTCGCCAAAAGCATCAATGTGCTCTTCGATGAAGTTGCAAGCCGTTGCCATAGCCTGCTGTGCATCAGTCATGGAGTCACGTCTTGCCAGCTTCTCTTTTACAGGAGCCAACTCCGTTCTTCGGCTTTCCACATAGAGGGCCAGTGCAGTACGAAGCATCGACAACAGCTCATCGTAGACCTCTGCGTCAACCTCCTTCGTAGCAGCACCATTGTTGGCATACGCCACCACTGCCTTCAGCAGCTTGCCGCCGATGCGTGGCTTCAAATAAGTATTCTGGCAGAAGCGGATATCTCTTACCAGTGCTACATACGCCATGCGCTCACCCTTGATGTCCAGGTATTCGTTCAGTACACGGGCCGTCTGGAAAAGCAAGTCCTTATGCAGGTAGTAAGCGTCAGCCTCCTGCCACTTCTCGGTAAACACCTTATCGCCTTTGGCGTCAGCCTCCAAGAACAGCAGCAGTGAGTCTATGGCGCGGCCTGCACTCATGTAGGCATCCTTCACCACGTGCTCTATCTTCTTCTGGTCTGCAGGATCGTAGCCCTCTGCACTCACCTGGTTCATGCCACCGCCCTCGTTGAACGAGACCGTCAGCAAGCCGGCCTTGTGCGACAACATCTTGTAGAACACAATCTGCTGACAGATGCGCAGCAGTCTGACAGTCACTTGATCCTGCTTCGGAACATCCTTTTCCTCCTTTGCCTGGGCAGTACATGTCGGCTCAACCAAACCTGCCTGCACGCGGTCCATACGTTCTGTCACGTCAGCATGAGGCACTTTGGGGTCTTTCTTCGCCTTGCCTGTCGGTTTGATGGTCGTCGATGTGATGTCGCCGTATTCCTTGCGCAGTCGCTCATACTCGTTGCAGAGATGCTGATACAGCGTGGTGCCAAGCAACGGCTCCAGAGCCACCCGCTCTTCCTCTTCCACATAACCGTAGATTTGGTCGGGTCTGCTCCACCGTGCCGTAGGCATCAGCGATATGATTTCGTTTTCGCTTCGTATAAACATAGCTATATCGTTTTACCGCAATATCGTGATTTCTAAAGAAAAAGTCAAGGGCATTTTAAATACATCTTCCCATCCCCATAGCAGAACACAGGTTTTCCGCTAAGTTCGCAGATCCTCGCCGCCTGCTCGCGGTCGCTCTCGACAAACAGGGTCGCCCAGTCTGACTTCTTATACTGATGCGCCTTATATCTGCCCGGGTACGACATGGCATTGCGCTCTTCACGACTATCAGCCTGAAACATAATCAGGTCGTTATATTGTATGCCGTGTCTTTTCAGCCATCGCTCGGTGATATCCCGGTACTTCTCCAGCCTGTAGGTTACGATGGCCCCAATCGGTGTGGTTGGCACCACCATCGGCACGGCATGTTCAAGGTAGTACTCGTAGGCTTTGGTGTCACGCTCCGACGGCGGGTCTTGGCACAGCACGCCGTCAATGTCCCACATCATGGCCTGTGTCTTATGCGCATGATGGTGCATGATGTTCCACTCATAGAGATACCACCGCTCGCCTGGCACGTAGATATCCTCCAGCCAGATGTTCACCAGTGCCTTGGCATCTCTGCCACGGGCAAAGACACAGCCGAACAGAATGTCATACGGCCCTGTCATCGTAACCAGCATCTTGCGCGCCCTGACAATGGCAGCACCAGTGTTGACGGTATCGTCTATCACCAGTACTTTCCCCGGCCTTCCCCTGCCAAGCAACGTCTGTCTGTCACCGCACGACATGATGTTGCCGTCAAGGAAATCATCCAACGAGGCACATCGCCTGCCCAGCAACTCGGCCACCATCAGTGCGGCTATCATGCCAGAGCGCGGTATGCCGACAATAATGTCTACATCCTGCGGTATCTTCCATAGATTCCTGCGGATAGCGTCCGACAGGTCTTGATAACTCTTGTATATCATAGCTTGAACCTGAAACCTGAATCTTGAAACTATGCCCACAGGGCTTTATGCTCCTCCAGCCACTCTTTCGGGTCCTTCCCTTTCCAACTGCCATGACCGAAATGCAGGGCATAAGGGTCTATGCTCAACTCGCGGCGCGGCAGACCGTGGCGTCTCACATCCTCCAAGAACCAGCAGCCCGTGTCATACGCCTTGTCGGGGGACTTATAGGTCAGTGCCCACATCTTCGGAAAATTGAAGTAACTCACACCCTCCTCCTTCATCATCGGCACGTTGACAAAGCAAAGGAACGGCAGCACCCTCTCAACAGTAATCCTGAAAGCCGACATGTGGGGCTTCACCTGTCCAACGAACGCCTGCGTCTTATCCCAGAAGCTGCTGATGTCCTGCTTGATGAGCACATCAGAATCCATCAGGATAAACGGGTTGCGACGCTTGTTCACAAGCCACTGCACCGTCCAGCAGTGCTTGGCCGACGCCCATCCGTTGCCAACGTCCACCTTGTCAGGGAACTCCTTCAGCCATTCGTCGAAGTTGATGATCTGTCCCTTGGTATTGTCGATAACCTCCACACCTTCCATCGGCACAAACGGTCGCTTGTCGCTGTTGTCGAACACGATGATGCCAACACCAGGCGTATGCTTCTGCAGCGAACGGATGCAGCAGCGCGTCATCTCAGGTGTATTGTAATGCACGATGCACACCGTGATACGCAGTTCCTTGTTGCGCTCGAAGGCTTCCATGTAAGCCTGCTTCTCAGGCGTTGCCTCGTTATACTTAAAGAATCGTCCCTTGTACTTCTTTCGGAAAGCATCCATGTCAGGCTTGTTGCCAGTACCCTTCGTCCACTTGTTCATCATCCACTCCTCAATGGTTTTCGTGGCATAGTGGTGCAGAGTGGCCACGTTGAAGTCGTATGGCTGGAATGGCGATGCCTCGCAAGGCTGCCACGTGGCTGTATAGCAGCAGCGCGCCGTATCGGGAATATGCGGATTGCGCCCGAAGGAAATCTCACCAAGTCCACCCCTCACGATGCTCTTGATGTGGTTGTTGTTGGGGAAGTCATACTGCACTGCCTTGTCCAGCGGCAACGGCTCCGTGAAGCGCTCCTTCACGCCACGTCCGTCATCATACACCAGTCCGCAGTCGCCATAGCATTTCCAGTTCACCAGCACCGTATCAGCATCAGTGCCTGTGTAGAAAGCCAGCCACTGCTTCACCGTCATCACGCTGTTCACCGTCAGAAACTCGTCGAAGTCAAAGAACGCTATCCAGTCGTACTGACCGCCATACTGGCGATACATTTCGTTATATGCCGTAACCTGCACGCCCTGCCTGTTTCTGTAGTCATGGATGCTGACCTTATGCTCGGCAATTCTGTCTCCGAGAACATCCTCGAAGTATTCCTCCCCATCGTGATTGTTGTCACAGATGTAGATGTGGTCAAACCCCAGCTCAAGGTAATGTTCAACCCATTCTCGGGCATATCTGTTCTCGCGCCGCCCGATGGCTACCAATGCTGTCTTCATGTCGTTATTCCGTTATTTGTCCTGTATGCTGCTGAGTCACAGCAGCTCCCTCCAGCTTTCTCTCAATCTCCCTGTGAACCATCTCCGCCCTTACCTTCCAGTCGAAGATCTTCTCGTTGTCATTCAGGCAGACCATTCCCGCCTGCGGGTCACGGATAATCTCTGCCAGCCGCTGTGTCGGCGTTTCATGGTCGGTATAGTGCCTTGGTGGACGGTGCTCTACATACAATCCCTCAAAGTGCTGATATAGCATGTAGATATAGTGATTGTAACTTCGGTCGTTACGCTTCAGCGGCGACAGGTAATAGGTTATCTCGTCGCCATGTCTGCGCCATACCTCTTCACAGCTGCTCTTCCTGATGGCAGCAAAGATATGCCCTGTGTCGGGCCACTTCGCTGTATAGTGCTTGCCGTAGCGCCCCGCTATCATGTTCAGCTGATACATGCACTTCCTCTGGAAGATATTCGGATTCGGTGGATACACTCGCTCCGTTATCTTCTGGCACGGCAAGAGTGTGCCGTCCGGTTCTGTCTGACGGAAGAAGTCCTCCGGCTGCAGCGGACTCAGCGGAAACATATCGTCATTGCCGTAGATAAAGTATTCCGACAGCTCTGGTATCTTATGCAGGAACATCTCAATGCATGGACTCGCGAAGCACGGCAGCATGTTTGCCGGCATGAACTCCCGATGAAACACAGTCCTCACCTCCGGCTGCATAGTGCCTTGCTGTTCTGCCGCAAGGTTCTTCATCCACTCCTGCACCTGGCTTTCATGTGCCAGCAGGATATAGATGCGTCTGAGCCACGGCATAAACTTTATGCAGCACCTCACCAGCAGTTCCTCAGTACCCCACGAACGGAAACGCTCGCTCTTTGTCGCATCCCCTATATGGAAGCGTTGGTATTCCCGCCGCCACTCAGGGTCTGCGGGAAATACCATCGGTATTACTAAGTCAATATCTCTCTCCATGTCTCGTCACGTTTTTCTTACCAGTATCGTAGCTGTCCACCAAGCCACCCTTGCCGTACACGTCAAAGGTTGCCTTGATGCCGTTTGTTCGCAGGTCTTCCAGCAGGTCGCTCTGACGGTCGATGCTCTCTTTCAGTGATATTACCTGCTCCATGCTCATGCCGGAATCGCCACCGCCCAGCGTGCTCTCAACCTCCTCAAACTCATCCAGATTACCATCGGCAAAGGCTCTCACTCCCCTACCACTACGGCGCATTGACGAATGACTGAGGCGACCGCCGTTGTATAGCGTCTGTATCGACTGCCAGATGCCGTTGTCGTCCATCTGCAGCTGTCGGGTTGTGTGCGCGTCGATGATGGCCTCCCTACCCTTCTCGCCTACCAGATGGAACTCCGGCCCGTTGGTGATGTGTGTCTTGGCATTCTTACCCATGTAGCGTGCGCGGTACGTCTTTCCGTCTGCACTATCCACGTTATACTGTCTGCCAGGCGTCAGCGTCGATGGATCCGTAAACTCATTCACGTTACCCTCGCCATACGTCAGCATACCCGTTGCCATACGACCAGCACCGACACTGGCACCAGTCACCTGTGCAATCTGACTCTTCGATTTCGCAATCTTCGAGACGGCAAGGCCAACCAGTCCACCAAGTATGGCAGTGATGGCGGCAAAAGCAGCTGCACCACCGATAGGACCAAGTTGGGCAAATGCCTTTGATGCTACGGCAGGCGTGTCGGCGGCAACCTGTCCCGTGTTCTGTGCCAACGAAGCTGTCAGCGCACTGATAGCTGCCTGTCCTGCAGCTTGCACAGCAATCATCTCAAACTTCTGAGCCGTTGAAAGATTGTCATTCGACATGGCCTGATAGGCAATACCGTACAGGTTGGCTGCTGCCGTCATCTTGGCAAAAGCCGACTGTGCGCCAGATGATATCTTTTTGTCGGTCTGGTTCTCGCCCTGCTGTATCTTGCTCTGGTTGGCAAGCACCTGACCAGTAGCCTTGTTGCTTGCATCAACCATACCCTGATAAGCATTCTGCATGTTCTCCATACCGGCCTGCATGCTTTCCTCAGTCATCTGCCACGGTGGAGTAATGCCTGGTGTCTCTGCCAGGTTCTCTTGCATCTGCATCATAGCCTCCGTACCCTGCTCGGTGTACGACTGCCACATCAGCCCCATGTTCTCCTGACCCTTGACAATATCCTCGTCGGTCATCTGCCAAGGAGCCTTATAGGTTGGTGCTTCACCACCGTTATTCTCTTCGGGTCGGCGTATGGAGTTTGGTACACCGTCTTCTCCTATGCCCATATCGCCCGAGCCTTCTGCTGCAGGAACGCCACCCATTGCCGATGTCAGCGCATTGATGGCGGCTGTATTGGCGCCGAGTGCTGCCGTGTTCAGGTCTACGCTTTGGCTCTGAAGGAAAGCGTTCATCCAGTCGGTGATGCTCTCCGACATCTTCATATTGATGTCATCCATGACCTTGCTCCACGCCTCTGCCTGTGCGTTCTGCTGCTCAATCTCATGCTCACGCTCCAGAGCCTGACGCTCATCAAGGTATTCATAGTGGGCCTGTGCATCGCTGGTACCTGCATTGTCAATGACAACGTAGGTGCCCGCACCAGGACCGCCCTTGCCCGTCAGGTCCATCTTGGCGCGCTCGTTATAGTAATCGGCATTGCCGGCGTTTGATGCCTCGAAGATGCTCTGCAGGCTCGAAGACAACAGATTGCCCCACTCCTTTAACTCGGTATAGAGGCGGTTCTGAGATTCCTCAACCTTGGCAGTCAGTTCCTCTTCCAGTTTCAACAGCTCGGTTTGCTCCTTGGTGGTAGCCAGATTGAGTGCCATCTGAACATGCTGTGCATCCTGGCTCTTGCGCTTGGCTTCCTCCAACTTGCCCTGCTCTTCCAGTTCTTTCGACTGTTGTTTCAGTATCTCTACCTGAGCCAGTCCGCGTTTACGCATCAGATCATAGTATGCCTTCTGCGTCGCCATCTGTACCTGCATCTGCTTGATGGCCAACTTGTCGACCACACGTTCCGAAGCCTGTCCTGCACCGATGAGCGAGTTCGCACGGCTTACCCTACCCTGCTCAATTCCCAACGTCGAGATGGTCTTGTCGAAAGCCTGCTTCATGGTGGTCTCGCCGTCTGGCATGAGGATATTGTTCCACATGATTTCGGCTTCCTTCTTCAACTGCGAGGCTTCCTTCTTGATAGCATCCTGAATGGTGTCAAAAGTAGAGCGTAACTGTGCCATCAAGCCCTCCTGCATCTGCGGATTCTGCTTCATCTCCTCCACCCATGCCGTCAGTCCAGCTTCGGCAGCACGCTGCATCACCTCCTCGGCAGTTGTCGAGTAGGCGTTTTCAGCCTCGCCCAACAGGAACGTCATTTCCTTAAACGCCTCTTGGGCTTGCTTCTCGTTGAACTTCGTCATGTCGGCATTCTTCGCCATCAACTCATCGCGCTCCTTGCTCATGTGCGCCGTCAGGATACCCATCGTCGTGAGGTTCGTCTGCAGATCCTTTGTGATACCGTTGAACGGGCGCTCCTTGTCGATGATGTCCTGAATGGCCTTCATGTGCTGACCGATGGCGTTGCGCTGACGCAGGAAGTCCTGCTCAATATCCTTATCCAGATTACCATAGATGCGGTCCATAGCGGCCTTGCTCTTCTTGCCAACGTCTTCAATGAACTTCACTGTCTGGGCAATATCCCTCTGGATAAATGTTGTTGTCTCGCCAGTACGCTCCGATATGATGTTGAAGATAGCCTGCTGTTCAGCCTGCGTCACTTTTGCACCCTTCTTGGCATACAGCTGCTGCAACTCGGCACGGCGCTGTCGCCACTCGGCCTCATTGGCAATGGTACGGTTGCGTGCCTCTGCCTCGCTGATTTCCTCGTCGTTCTGAGCTTCCTGTATCTTCGCCTTGCGCTCGGTATAGTAAGCATCCAACTCATCCAGGTAATACTTCATCTCGTCTCTCACCACGCGGCTTGCTCTACGCTGTGCCTTCGGGTCGAGCCAGTCTCCGGTGTTCGTCAGGTGCTTGGCATGAAGTGCATCTTGTATTTTCAGTCGTTCTGAGTTATACCACTCAATGGCGTCATTGGTGGTCTTGATGTTCTTGCGCACGGCGTCGCTGATGAACTTTGCATCCTCCGACAATACCGCCTGTACGTCTGCACCATTGGCCAAAGCCTTTACGCGCTCCAACATCTCCTTACGACGGGCAACAAGGTCGTCACCGTTCCACTCTGAGTACGGAGAAGTCACTTTGTTATAATCGCCATAGGGGTTAGCATTTTTGCCACCTGGGCTGTAGTCAGCCTTTTGGATAATCTTACGATACTCCTTCAACTGCTCGTCACTCAGAAGCCATGACTCAGCAACCTTGCGCTGTGCCTCGTCCAACTGTTCCCCACTGGCTTGCAGTGCGCTTCGTAGCGCATCCTGGTCGGCCACGAACTGACGGACCTGTTCTACATTCTTCTTGTCAATGTCAGGCTTCCATCCTGCAGGTGCCATCTGCTGGTCGGGTGTTGTCTCACGGGTCTGCTGCCAAGGAGCACTCCATCCTCCTTGCTGCTGACCGCCAAACAGGTTAGGAATGTTGACGCCACTGCCACCACCTTGCGGCTGAAGCATCAGCGGTGTGTTCTGCTGTTGCTGCTTGATATTCCTCACAGCATTGCCTACCGTGCTGGCAACCTTGCTGACAAGCGTGTTGATATTATTGGCAAGGTCATACTTGATGGCTCCCTGAATACTGCGCAGGTCAGAGCGAAGGTTTGCCGTCTGACTCATAATGTCGTCGTGCTGGTTCTTCGCCTCTACCGTATATTTATATACAGCCTTCTGTATCAACTGCACGTTGTCACGCGACAGTTTGCCATCCAGAATCAGTCGCTCAATGCCGTTGTCGATAGCACCTTTAATATTCGGGTCAAGGTAATAGCTCGTCTTGGCCTTGAAGATATTGTTGCTGTCATCATAAGCGTACTTGATTTCACCCATGCGGCTGTCAACGATACCTTTCAACATATCGGCCATAGCCTGTACGTCGGCATTGCCTTTTGCGTTTTTCCTCAGTCGGTCAGTTATCTTGGCGTAGGCGGCGTTCACGTCCTCGTTGTGTTCTTCCTGTATGCTACGCTCCTTATCGGCAATACGACGCTCGTAGGCTTCTTCTCGGATGCGTTTTGCTATAAGAGCATGGGCATCTGCCAACTGGATAGCAGATGAAGTCTCGCTGAGCATATAACCCAGATATTTGCCGTACTTATCATTGATTTGCTTGATAAGGTCAAGGCGATCCTTCTGCGCAAGGTTGGACTTATTCAACGGCTCAAACAGACTGTCAAGTACCTTCTTCTCATCGGCCATCTTCTGATTGAATCTTCCAACCTCTGCAGCAGCTTCCTTGGCGGCCTTGTGCCACTCCCACATTTTCATGGCCAGCATGGCGATGGCAGCGATGATGGCACCGATGACGTTCTGCTTCATAGCCAGATCCATCTTCTTCCACTCCATTCTTGCCAGTCGTGTACGTGCTGTAACCAAACCCAGCTTCTCGCCTAAGACACCAAGTGACGTTCCGATGCCTGCCATACCAGCCATCAGTGCTGTTGTCAGCGTCTTAAAACCACCGCCAATACCCATAAAGGCTGCACCTATCTGCAACTTCATAGCAGCAGCGTAGGTCAGCATCAGTTTGAAACCAATGGCTAACGGGCCATCAGAGGCAAACCAGTCGGCCAGCGTTCGCAGTCCGTCGATGATTCTACCGAGGAAACGCTGCGCTGAGTCGCTGACAAACCACTCTTCGATGCTATTCTTCAGTCGCTCCCATTTTGCTGCCGTGGTTTCATTCATATTGTTATACTCGTTCAGCAGGGCCGTATTCTGGCGATAGGCATTGTTGGCAATGCCAAGTTGCTTCTCCAGTTCATCCACATTCTGCGACAACAGACCAAACACGATTCCGGCACGTGCGCCCTGCTGGTTCAGCTCCTTCATAACCTCCTGCATGGTGGCATTCTTTCCCAGCATCTCTTCCACATGGTCGGCCATAGCGTTCATGCCTTTCTCCGTCGATGTGTCATACTGCTGAACGCTCTCACGCATCTTCTGGAAGATAAGCACCATAGCATCCATAGCGCGCCCACTATTAAACAGGTCTTTCAGAGATTTCTCAGTCACGCCTATAGCATTTGCTACTGCAAACGAGTTGTTGCGGATTGCTGGAATCATTCGTGACAATGCCGTTGCCGACATCTCCACGCGACCACCCAACGCATCGACTGTAGAACCCAGAGCGGCCACCTGGTCAATGGTGATGCCTGCCTGAGCACCTACGGCACCGACACGCTTCACGAAGTCCGTAATGGCAGGCGCGGTAGATGCACTGTTGGCACGCAATTCGATGATAGTAGAACCGACGCGCTCCAGTGTTTCTTGCACATCGTCACCGTTGCGCTTCAGGTCGCCAGTTGCCTTCGCAATCTTCATCAGTTCAGTAGCCGATTCCTCTCCCATTTCAGGCAGAGCAACCATCAACTGATTAGCAGCTTCGGTAAATCCTCGTATGTCCTCTTGTGCCTTCAAACCCAACTGACCGCCTCGTGCCGATATGCTGAGCAGCTGTTCTATTGGTGTGCGCGTATCAAGTTTCGTCAAGTTGTCTGACAGTCGCCCTACTTCATCAGCCGTAAAGTGGGTAGTCTTACGTACTTCACCCATCTTGTCCGAGAGCGTCATAAGATCACCCATCGTTGACGTAATCTTCTGCATGGCGACGGCTGCACCGACGTACAGACTGATATAGGTCTTCAGTCGGCCCCATGCCTTATCGAAGGCAGACACCGTACCCTTGGCAGAATTTCCAAGGGTCTTCATCTCCAGGTCGCAGGCTTTTATCTTCTTAGCCAGTTCATCGAAAGCCTTCTGCCCTTCTTTGGTGGTGCGGTCCATGCTCTGCAGTTTCAGACGGCCCTGCTCTACAGCCTGCTTCAACTCGTTGTACGAACGGCCTTTAGGACGGTCAAGCACTTCCTGAACTTCCTTGCTGATGGTGTTGACGCGCTTTAACTCTATGTTGATACCGTCGATGTCGCGCTGCAATTTCTGCCACGACCTACCGCCCTTCTCCACGCGCTGCTGCAGTTCTTCGAGCACTTTCTTAGCCTGTTTAAGCTCTTCGATACTACCACTGAATGAACCGCCACGCACCTGCTTTCCGATGGTGACGGCCTGACGCAGCGACATAGCCTGCTGTGCGGCTTTCTCTGCCGACTGCCCAGCCTTTATCAGATATTCGTTGATCTTGGCGATTGTGTCGGCATTATCCTTCTGTGGCAGGGAGTCGCGATATTTCTTTAGCGCATCGGCCTGCTTTTTTATCTCGTTGGCACTGGCGTTCTCATCCTTGCCATCCTTAAAGAAATTAAAGGCTTCCTGCCCCTCAGTCTTAATAGCCTGCTCCTGCAACTGGCGCACACGCTTCAAGTCTTTCTCATAGCGTGCCAGACTGGCTGCTGCCGTATTGGGGTCATCAATCAGTCGCTGCCAGTATTGTTCCTGTGCTTTCAGTGCCGACGCCGACAAATCCCTTGTGTTATACAGCTGCTTGCGCATCATTGTGTCATTCTCCTGACGCTTGCGGGCAGCATCGGCGATGGCTTGTGCCTCCTTGCGGGCTGCACGTTCGGCTTCTACTCCGTATTTTTTGATGTGTTCCTCGGCATCCACGATGGCAGCTTTCAGGCGCTGATACTCCGGACTCGTAGCTGCCAACGTCTGCTGATACTGCTTGGCGGCTTCAATGGCGTTACGGATGCTACCCTCGCTCATCAGCATCTTATTGCCGTATATCTTCTGAGCGTCGGTCTTCACCTGCTCTGCGGCCAACTTCTGCTGTTCGTGGACGATAGCCTCCATGTTTGCCTTGGCCTCTATGTATGCCTGGCTGGTACGCTCGGCACCGTCCATCTGCGCCTGCCAGTAGCGGCGTGTCTCTTCCAGACCGGCATCCGACAGCTTACTGAGATCGACCATGCGGTCTTTCATCATCTGCAACTGCGCAGCAGCTTGCTGTGCGCTACGGGCGGTTTCCAGTCCGTATTGCTTCATGTGCTCTTCGGCACGGATGATGTTATTCTGCAAATCTGTATATGCTGCATTGGTGGGCTTCATGGTAGCCAACAGTTGCTTTGCAGCATTTACCGACTCCTGTAACTCAGCACCCGACAGCGTTCTCAGGTTCTTACGACCCAGACGGTTGGCACTTGCTTCAAGTTGTGCCTGAGTCTGTTTCTCCTGTTCGGCATTGATGCGTTTCAGGTTGCGTTCTGCTTCCTTGAAGGCACGGCTTCCACGGGTGGCACCGTCCATCTGTGCCTGCCAATAACGCTGTGTTTCTGTCAGCCCCTCCTTCGACAGACGGTTGAGTGCCGACATGCGGTCCTGCATCTGCTTATGCTTCTCGGCCAACAACTGCTGGGCTTCTGCCTGTTTTTGCGCTGTGCGCGCTGCCTCGATGCCTGTGTCCTTCAGGTGCTTCTCGGCCTTAACGATGCGCTCGGCCAGTTGGTTGGCTTCGTCGCTACCGCTCTTATAGGTCTGGATGAGTTGCTTGGCGGCTTCAATGCCCTGTCGTATCTCGGTCTCGCTCAGCGTACCCAAGTCGTCCACCTTCAGGCGGTCGGCGATGGGTTGCGACAGCTTGGCAACCTCGGCATTCATCTGCGTCAGTCGCTCGCTCAGTCGGTTAATGGCGTCGCCACGCTCCTGCATGGTCTTTGCATCGGTAGCCTCGGTCTCTATCTTCTTTTTCAACAGTTCGATGGCCTGCTTCACCTTCTCGATGCTGACGTTCTCCGACTGTGCCATCTCAATGGCGGCTTCGGTCTCCTTACGATTCAGGTTGGTGATGGCCTGTGCGTTCTGGTCGAAGGCTTGCGTCAGGTCGTTGATTTCCTTTTGCAAATCCTCAGCCTTCTTGCGCATCTGCGTCATTTCTTCCTCCGACTTACGTTCAGGAAGAACCTCGCGCATGGTGGTGTTGATGGTCTCGTCGCTGCGGTTGATGACGCGCTGGGCATTTCTGCGGTCTTTCGTGGCCTGGTCGCGGGCTTCCTTCATCGGGCCCATCTTCTGCAGTTCCTCGTTATACTCTGCCTGTTTCTGAGTGAGGCGTGCGGTCACGTCCGACTGCTCTTTCTCAGCAGCCGTCTCGCTCTTCGTCATCTTCTCCAGTTCCTCCTGGGCCTTTCTCAACTGCTCCTTCTTGGCAGCGAGTTTGCTGTCCAGATCCTCTCGGCGCTTCAGCAGCTGCTCCATCGTCATCTCTGCATCGGCAGACTCCTTCACGGCCTGCGTCTGCTCCTGAGTGGCTTCGGCATTCTTCTTGGCAGCCTTGGCACCCTTCTCTTGCAACTGTGTGAGGCGTTCGGTGTTGCCGGCCTTCTGCTGCTCCAGAGCGGCTATCTGTTCGTCGATTTGCTTTTTCTGCTGGTCAACGCTGACATTATCTTTCTTCGCCTTGGTATTCGCCTCGGTAGCCTGCGTGCCGCTCTTCACAGCCTGGTATTCCTCCCATGCAGCCTTGGTGCGCTCCTCCTGCTTCACCACATAGCGCTGACGGTATGTCTCGGCATCGTCAAGTGCCTGACCTCTGGCAGTGCGCTTGCCGTCCTTCTCTTCAGGGCCACCTATGGCGTTGGCCTTGTCGAGACGCTTCTGGTATTCCTCCTTACGCTTTCTGAGGGTCTCGTCTTCCTGACGGTATGCCTCACGCAGGCGTTTCACCTCTTCCTCCTGTGCCTGGTCGGCAGCAGTCTGCTCTTTGGTGGCAGCGGTAACACCCTTCGAGATGTTGGTAAGCTCCAGCATACGGGCACCGCGCTGCTTCAACGCCTCCGGATCAACGGTAACTTGAAGGGCACCGAACTCCTTGTCGTAAACGCCCCTCTGAATCAATCCACCGTTCTTGCCGGTAACGAGGCGGCTTACGATTTCGCGAGCCTCCTTATCGCTACCGATACCGTAGTCCTTCTTGAAGGCATCTATCAGGTCCTTAATCTGATTTTTGCCCTGCAGCGTAAAACGTCCGCCACCGACACCGCTTGGGTTAATGGCCTTGATTCTACCCATCAGGTATTGCTGAACCTGCTCTATGTTAGAAGCCTCCAGACCTGTGTCACCCTTCAGTTTGAGGGTTGACATCTTTCGCATTTCTTCCAATGCAGCCTTGGCTTCCTCTGCCGTCATCTTCATGGCCTGTGCCTCTTCCTTGGCGGCTTCGGCACCCTTCTTGGCGGCTTCGGCTCCCTTTTCATCAGAGGCGGTCAGGGCGTCACGCTGTTTCTTCAGCGCCTCGATGGTGCTGGTCAGTGCGGCATTATCCTGTGTGAGCTTCTCTACCTCCTGCTGTTCCTTCTTTGAGAGCTTCACCTTTTTATCGGTGGCCTCGTTCTGCTGCTCGGCAGCCTGTGCGGCTTTCTCAGAAGCGGCGGCAATCTTTTCTTTCTGCTCAGCCTCCTTCTGTTCCAGATCGTTCAGTTCGCCCGTCAGCTTATTGATTCTCTCCGTCTGTCCGGCTTCGCGCTCACGGGCCTTTTCCAGATACGATTGAGCGGCCTCGATGCGTATCTGCTGGTCTTCCACGCCCTTCTTCTGTTCAACGGCCAGGAATCCCGTATGCTCGTCGAAACGCATGGTGGCGAATTTCTTCTGCACCACGTCGCTACGCTCCAGCGTATGTATCAGTTTGCGGGCTTCCTCCTCCGTTATCTGGTAGTATTCGGCCAGCTGCTTGATAGGCTCGGCGGCCTGAGCGGGGATAAACTTATCCTCCGTCACGCCCTTTACCTTCTTGATAATCTCGTAGAATCGGTTGGCCACGTCGAGCAGGTCATCCATCTGCTTCTTCTCGTCGCCCAGACCCATCGCGGTCAGACGGCCATCCTTGCTGCCCTGCACGCGCTTCAGGGTTTCCTCCCACTGGCTGATGCTGCCAGCACCCTTCTTGCTCTCGGCCTCTATCTGCTGACGCTTCTCGGCAATGGCATCCTGAATGGCTTTTAGTCTGGCTTCCAGTGCCTTGACCTCCGAGTCATCCACCTTCGGTTTGATAGGCTCCTGGTTGATTTTCTTCTTGGCATCGTCCACACCGCTGGTATCCACAGTCGGCTTGACGGGCTGTTTGCTCAGGGTGTCAAGATCCTGCTCCAGTTTCTCGACCTCCTTCTCCAGACCGCTCACCTTTTCTTGCTGCTTACCTACCGCCTCGGCATGCTTCTCGGCTTTCTCAGCGGCTTTCTCAGCGGCTTTGGCTTCCTTGCCTTGCTCCTTCGTCAGCTCGTCCACCTGCTTTTTCAGTTCGCCCACCTTGGCCTTCTGTTCGTCGTATGCCTTGATGGTGCGGTCTGCCTCGTCGCGTTTCTGCTCGGCATCCTGCTTGTTGCTGCGGGCGTCGGCTATCTTCTGGTCGCGCTTCTTAATCACCTCGTCCAGATGCTCCTGCAGCTCTATCTCGTCGCGTATGTCGTCGAGTTCCTTGCTGCGCTGGGCCTTCTTGTCGCTCAAGCCTTTCATCGTGGCCTCTATGCCCTCGCGCTCCTTCTTGGCAGCCTGCATGGCAGCCTCGCCGTCGGCATGGCGTAGGTTAATGCTCTCCTGCGTCAGTGCGTTCGACAGTCTGAGTGCATCCTGCTCAGAGGCTATCTCGCCTTTTAGACTACGCTCGGTAGCAGCCACCATATCCACGGCCTGTGCCACCTCGTTCATCTGTGCTTTCAGGTTGCGCCACTCCTCGCTATTATAGACAGCAAGACGCGACAGGTCTTCCAGCACCTCCTTGGCACGGGTCAACTGTACGGTGCTAACGGAACTGCCGTCCTTCAGCGACTGCATCATGGTCACGATATCCTCCTTGGCACGGGTCACGTTGCGGTCGGTGGCATCCATCAGGCGCTGCAACTGGTTCCAGTATTTGCTACCTGTCTCCACCGTGCTCTGCACGAGCTTTGCAGCGTTATAGACAGACTTGTTGAACTTGGCCGACATCTGGTCAAGCGTACCTTGGTTGAACTCCTTAATACCCTTCGACAGCGTGTCGATACCCTTGGTATATTCGCGCATGCCTTTCTGCAAAGCCTCCCAGGTCTTGGTCTGCGCTTTCAGTCTGCCCTCGATGTCGGCAATGACCTTTGCAGGCGCTCCGGCAGCCTTGGCGTTAGCCAGCTCCTTGTCGAGCTTTTCCTTGGCTACGCGGGCGTCATCGCACGCTACCTGCAGCGATTTCATTACTGGGTTCGCCTTACCGGCGTTGGCCACAAAGTCAATGTGGATAAGTTCGTGACGTGTTGCCATATATCTTGTATTCTGTGTTGGTTTCTAATGATGGTTATCTGTCAAATCTGCCGCGACGCTGCCGTCTGAAGAGGGCGCGGTTCACGGCATCGTGGGCATCCTGATTGTCGCCCATAGCGTAAACCATGAACATGGTTCCGGCAAAGGAGAACTCCCTACGGGCAACCGATGCAAACTTAGCGGCCTGCGTGCGCATCTCCGTCACCACGAATGGCTTACCCTTTCGACTTCGCTTCGGTACGGGGATTGGCTGCCAGTAGGGATGCGGGATGTTGGGCACAGGACCATTGTAGGGGTCGTTCTTTCCTACAGCCAGTTCTACGAATCTGGAATAGTACAGGTACTTGGCGGCAAACACCTGCGTGTCGCCACCGCTCGTCGCCCATGTCTTCCACCACAGCGAGCGCTTCATGGCTCCTGTGCGCACGGCATTCAGTCGCTCCACGTTCTCCTCGGTGTTCTCACGGCTGATGCGCTCGAAGTTGTTGATCCACGACATGATGCGTTCATCGCGCCAGTCCCATTCCCAGCGTTTCACCTTGTCGCCATACTTGTCGCTGGCCCAGCCCTTCTCCTGTACTTCCGAAATCAGTGCCATAGTCTTACTCGTCTTCGTCTGTGCTGACTGGTGGCATCTTGTCCATCAGCCTTACCGTCACCATTGCCAGACAATGCTGCCAACGGTGTTTCAACTCCCCGCCGTGACGTTCTATCACGTCGAGTCGCTTATATAGTTCAGCTTCCAGAAGTCCTAAAGACCCAGGGCCTTCCTTGGGCAGGTCGTGCTTCTTCAACTCCTGTTCGCAGAAGGCGAGGAAACGCTGTGTACGCAGGTTGGCTGATTCGTGCGCCTTGCGGATGCGCTCCGCCAGTCGCTTGTAGTAAGCAGCATCGTGGGGGGCACCCTTCTTCTTGTCGTTATCCACCGAGTCCGTGGTACCGTTGTTTCTACTCATACCCTTTATTTCTGCCATCTTCTCCAGCAGCGCCATTGCTGCCAGCTCTGCATCGTCAGGCTCCGGTGTCATGGGTGCAGGTGTAACGTCCTCTACTCTCAGCGGTTTCGGCTCCTGCTTCTGCTTCTTGTGGAATATGTTCTTTAATGATTTCATGATTCTCCTCCTGCTATGGTTTCTACTGTCCCTGTCTTACTGTTATCAAGTGTTGTCAGAGTTTGCTGCTTAATAATCCACTCTGCGTTATACCATGAGTTGAAGGTGCTGATAGCCTGCAGGAACGACAGGTAGCCGCGCTGCTTTACGTTCAGCTGCTGCTGCTTCAACAGGTGCATCTCACGCAGGGCAGTACCACCGTTGGAACTATGCACCATTGGCACACCAACGAGACGTGGATCAACACCCAGAGCAAGGAATATCGGGCTGGTAGCCAGTTCCAACTCTTCCTTTCCGGCGGTGGTGACATCTTTGGACGTCTCGGCCACGTCAACGATTTCGACATTATGGTGATCCTTGCCGTCCTGACCCTGCCACATCCACTGACGCATCATCTTTCCGTGATTCTCGCGGTGCTTCAGGAAGTCCTCCATCGACGCTTCCAAATCGTCGATAAATTTCTGCTGCTTTTCGGGGTTTCCTTGGTAGCCTTCGTCGGCAAAGACGGACTCCAAGTAGTCAAGACTTATATATAGGATTTTTCCCCACGACGTGATATTCTCACGCTGTTTGGCCTTGTCGTAGGCAATGGTGCTGGCAAAGTCGTAGAACTTGGCAAGGAATATACTCCACCATGCAGGCTGCTGGTAGTAGAATTTGTTGCCATAGAACGTCGGGCATACTATCCACGTCGGGCGATCCTTGATGCGTCCGCGCTGATGCGACTCCACTTGATAGCGCAGTTCGCCGACACGGCCTTGCGGCATAGCGACGGGGTACATCACAATCTTCTGGTCAGAGGCTTTAACAGTCTTCAGGCCGGTCATGCCCTTTGTTCTCCAACGGTCGCTGAAATAAATATTCTGGATGTATCTGTGTTCATTGGCTGCCTCGTAACGGACACCGCTTATGATAGGCAGGATGCCAAGACGCACAATCTTCGGGTTCCACGGACCGCGACGTCCGCGCTCCAGTCCGACGGTCGGGAAATAGAGGTCGAACATCACGTCATCCTGCATACACTGCGAACAGTGCAGCGACAGGTCGTTGTTCTCCAGAAACTCACGGGCACCAGGAATGTGTGTCTTGTCGCCCATTGCGTCATCTTCGTCGTAACCCTCCCACGTGCGCTTCCATTGCTCGTAGGCTTCACGGGCACGCTTCAGCTTTGCATTCTCCTTGGGCGCACCAGTCTTGATGCCGATATTGCCAAGTAGCTCATCGGCTTCTTCAAGAGGTGTCTTTCCCTGTTCTTCCAGTGCTTCCAATTCATCCAGCAGACGTGCCCCTGCATCGCGGTACTCCACCAGCTCACCGTTTGGGAAACGGTACATCAGTCGTGGGCCGAGGCCAGTAGCGAGGTCGGCCAGATAGCGCAGAGGTGACGCAGTATAAGGCAAAGCCTTTGCAAGGCTGTATATTTGCGCAGGTATATTGTCACCAGGTCCCCAGGGTATAAATCCGCGACCAAGCGATTCTCCGTCTTCGCCGGCAACGGGTGTCGGCTTAGTGTTACGGCTGTCGAAACTCCATGCCAAATTTGAAATAGGGCCGTTGCTCAGCGCACCGGAACCCATGCCTATAGCCATGTTCTTTGCTTCCTTGTCAGACGGATCCTTGTCGCCCAGCGAGAAATTATGCACGCCGCCCAACTTAATGGCATCAAGCGACATAAACCCTTTCTTTCGCATTTCACGGTCTACACGCTCATATTCGGCCTTTGTCTTCGGGCGATGAACTTTGATAGAAGATTTATTTCCCATAAAATCAAACGTTTAATTTTACGGGAAAGATACTATGTATCAATCTCGAAGTCAAGGGCATTTAAAAGTACACAAAAGGGACGGTTCTTTTTGTGTACTTTAATGCGGAATAATCAGGTTATGATACCTGCCTCTCAGTCTGCCACCAATCGTTTTGTTGCCGTTGGTAAAGAAGCGGCAGCCTATGAGCAGCGTATCAAAAGCGTCCGTTACGTCCGTTCTGGTTCTGGGGTCAATGCTACCCTCCGTACCTTCGCCTTTTGCATGTAGCTTTTCACCACCCTTATACTTGCGTATGCCGTTCGGTCCCTGTTCGCAAGCACAGTTCTCAATGGCGGTTATCAAGTATTCGTTACGGTCTTCATCGGCGTTGATGCGAACGGCAGGGCCTTGCTGGAAACTGAATACATCACAGATAAACTGGAACTTCTGGTTATGCTTCATGGGAGAGCCGATATCAACGGGTGTTACGCTGGCACGGGCGCGCTTCAGTTCCTCGATAACTACATCATTGAAGTTTTGCGCCTTGGCTCCCTCTACAGCGTATGCCAGTGACGCACCTTGCTTTGCCGTACTGTCATAGTAGTAAATGAAGTCGCCGCCACGGTCGATGAACGGACGGTAGTAGCGGCACATATTGCGTATCAGAGCACGTATCTTCTGCTCGTTCATGGTGAACATACTTTTGAGCACCATCAGAGTCTCACGGCCTTCAAACTTACGAAGTTGCCCGATAACCACGCAGTTCAGGTTGGCATTGTAGTCTAAAGCTATCCTGATGGGAAGATCATAGTCGATGTCTAAGTCCAGGCTGCAATCGTTCACCAGCGACGTGCGTGTCAGGTCGATTGCGTCATACTCCACGGCGGTGGGGTTGTTGGCCTGGTCTAAAGCTGTGCGGCTGTAGCGGGTCGTATAGTCAGACAGCAGTTTATCCATCACGGCGAGGTCGCTCTGATGGTAAGTATGCAGTTCCGAATCGTAGTTGCAGTAATATCCATCACGTGCCAATCCTTTGCGTTGGCCAAGAATCTGAATATTGTACATCAATGGGGGTAAGGTTCGACGCATAGTTCTGAACCATTCTTCGCCAAGTATCTCGATATTGCTCAAACTGCTGAAACGGAAAAAAATCTTGCTCTTGCAGCGCAATTCATTGATACGTTTCAAGAATCCGTCTACGTGCCACAGTTCAGGCATCTCGTCGGCTTCGGCCAGCATCAGGTCTATCTCGTGGTTGATGTCGTCGGTCTGCGTCTGTTCCTCCTGCTCCCAGAGCGCCTGCTTCTGCGTGATGGACGGGTCGCTGACAAAGAACTTCGAGAGGTATAGCGGGTTATAGTCCACGTTGTAGCCGAAGGTATATTTGGCGGTATTGCGAAAACCGTCGCCCATCAGTCCGCTGCCCTTGGAGATCAGTTCGGGTCGGATAGCAGGAAACAACTCTTCCTTCATCTTCAGGAACGGCAGGTAGCGCGTCTCGTCGGCAGCTGCGCTGGAGAGTGTCATACCATTAACACTGGCGCGTACTGCCATTGATATGGAGTACCAGCACGCACCTGTGTTAAAAATGGTTACGTTTTCCCAAGAACGGGGCTTGCTCAGAGGCAACGGCCAGTGGAGCTTGGCAGGCGGTCGCTGTCGCATGAAGTCACGACCTTCTACGAGACCCATCATCTCCAGTCCCTTCACCACGGCAGGCCATGTCTTGATGTAGAGCTGCTTGATGCTGCAGCCCAGGAATACGTTACTGCTACGTGGAATGCGCAGGGAGGTTTCTTTTACGTGCTCGGCAATGTCGGTGGTCTTACCCGTACCGCGCCCTGCCACCTCGTAAGTCTCACGGCAACGGTAGCGACGGCGCTTTGACTGTGCCTCGTTCTCGTAGATATACCGCTGGTTAGGCAACTCCTTCTCTTCTCGCTCTTCCTCGTCGGCATCGCCTGTCGGTTCTGCCAATGGGAGCATACGACCCAGAGCCGCGTCGCTGTCGTTGTCTGAAAAGCCTACCCTACTCATTATTCTTCCTCCTCTTTCATTTCCTGTGCTGCAGGTTGCTGTGATTCTCCGATGGCCTTTCCGTCCTTGTCAACAACAAGTCCGTGCTCGTCAATATGTGCGCCCCACTTTGTAGCCAGTTCCAAACGGCGTTCTGCACTGACGCGCTTTCTGGTCGGGTCTACCTTCGTCACGTCGGTAGTCGGAATCAATTCGGTATAGGAAGCCTCGCTGATGCGGTTCGGGTCTTCCTCCTCGCGGTCAAGGCCACCGTATTTGTACTGTTGTTTAAGGCCCATGTCAACAATGGTCATATTGCCCGTGTCAAAGCCAGTGGAGATCATACGCTCTGCGGTACGGATGCCACGATACTGTAGCGTCTTGCGCGACGGCAGTTTCAAGAAGTGCTCCTGAATCCATTCAAACCACTCAGCATCCTTCTTTGCAGCCGTCAGCAGGTCGCCTCTATCCTTGTATTTCTTGTCATCAGCCTTTAGCATCGAACGTGCCAACTCCAATGGATTGACGTATGGGTTCTGTAGCCATGCCATGTAGATGGCCTTCACCCGCGTCAGCCTTGCCTTCTGAGGTTTGGTAATGTCAAGGTCAACAATAGGCACGTCGGCCTCGAAGTGGAGCGTAATACCCCGCTTCACCTCGTCTGGTATGTTGTACACGAAGTTTGCCATAGTCTAAATTCTTGAATACTCCTTCTTCGCATCAAAGCTCGGACAGCTTTTGATCCACTCCTGCGGCTCGACAATGCCATTGTGGTTCTTGTCTGGCGAAAAGTCGCGGTGGCCACTGATCTTTGCTTTGGGGTATAGCTTACGCAACTCCACCAGCAACGAGAGCAAAGACGCCTTCTGGGCCTCCGTTCGCGTGTCCTTTGCCTTCAGCTTGTTATATGGCACGCCTGGCTTATTCTCCAGACCGCCCACGTATGATATGCCGATGCTGTGTGCGTTATAGCCGCTGACGTGCGCACCGATAAGGTCAACGTCACGTCCGTTCCATTTCTCGCCATTCAGTCCTATCACATAGTGGTAGCCGATGTCGCTCCAGCCGTTCTTCTTGTGTTCGGCACGAATCTGGTCAACAGTCATTGCCTGTCCCTCCCTTGATGCCGTACAATGGATGACGATATCCGTTATCACCCTGCGTGACTTCTTCAGGTTGAAAGCCTGTTTGACTACCGCAGGCAGCAGTTTTGCCAAAGTGGCCGGACCCGCTATGCCGTCTGGCGTCAGGTTATGTTCACGCTGCCATGTCATCAGCGCCTCACGGGTGAGCGGGCCAAACTGCCCGTCTTGCACCAGGTGCAGCGCACCCTGTATCTGTTTCACTACAGGGCCGCTGCTTCCAAGTTTATAAAGTGTAGCCATGATTCTTCACTCTTCACTTTTCACTCTTCACTCTATCAGGGCCATTCGCCTAAAGGACCGTTTACGTTTGGGATGGGGAACGATGGGCACCACTCCGTAATGTCACCTGTCACCGCATCAATAAAGATGGGATCACCGATGGTTCCCAACACCCACTGAGCGTTACAGTTCCTCGGACCTACTGGCAGTCGCAGCACCATGCCCTTTGCAGGTGGGATGACACCGTTCCACTCCTTCAAGCGTTTCAGCACGTCCATAGGCCACAGCTTAATCTCGCAGTTATCCAGCTCGTCGTCCTCAATCCATACGTCGATGATAGGATGCGGAATAATCGTACCCTTCACGACGTTAGAACTGATGTACTGAACGTGAGGCCCCTCGTCATTCCAATAGAAGAACACGTCAGTAATGTCAGTGATGTGCAGATCGTCGATGTTCTCAGCCTTGATGGTATCGTTGAACACCACTTGCAGGTTGCGCCACTCGTAGGTCGTACCACCAATCATGTTGAACATCGTCTGACGATGCAGCGCCACGATGTTAGCCACGCCAGCCGTAAAGTCCTGTACCACGCCGTCATAGTCGCTGCCAGCCACCACTACGGCTTTCTCCTGCGGTTTCTCACTCTTGCCGCATCCGTTGCAGGATGCCATCATGCCTACGACTATCGTCATCAGCATGCAGAAAAGAATCTTTTTCATCTTTCGTTTTTGTGTTTTGTTAATAATGTTTTGTTTATTGTGTCGCGATAATCGCGCCTCAATCAATATATTCTTCCGCTTCCTCCCATCCCGTATCGGGCTTGTATTCGTCGCGCTCCTTCAGGTACATCACCCTCATGCCCGACAGCGACTGCCAGCGGAAACCCAGGTCATGCAGTTGCTTCTCTGCCGACGGCCACGGATCTCCCCAGTCGATGCTGGCACGCAGTCCCATCGCGTCGCGCAACTGTCCCACGTCCATGACCTCCACGCCGATGTCAAATCTCGGCCACGGCATCCAGCGCTCGTTGAACGCCATAACCGCCGCCGTCACGTTGTCATCCACCGCGTCGATGTCCGTCACCTTCTTCGGCGCTTTCTCTTCGTCGTTCTGTGCCATATCTCTTTCCTTCATGAATTTCAGGGCTTCATCCATGTTTTTGAAGGACTTCCAGCCCGTCGGTTCCTTCTTTGGCATAACCTATCAATTGCTTGAATCCGAATCTTCTTCTTCAGCAAACTGCGCTCTCTGAGCCTCCAGTTCCTCGTCCGTCAGATACAGGTTCCAGTCGATGCAGAGGTTCAGCGGCTCGTCACGCTGGAACTGCAGCATCACCGCAAACCAGCCGTTCTGCAGCGGACCGACACTCAGGATGTCGATGTACGCACCGTCAAGGTTGATGCGCGCGAAGTCGCCTTTGATGTCGTTGTCTATCTCCTCATCATGCTTCTTCTTCAGCCACGACAGGAAATTCCTTGCATGGAACATAGCAGTCTCATACGCCACAGCCGCCTCGCCGCCGTCGGCCATCTTCTCGGCCCTGACAAAGAAGTAAATCGGGTAGTTCAGCACAGGACACTCAATAGGTCCGCTACCATCCACCCCACTCTCCATCACCACGCATGGCGTAAAGGCGTTACTGATATCCTTGGCCATATCCACCACGCCCATCTGCGAGTCAGTCAGGTAGAAGCGTTTGTTCTCCTTCGTGTGCTTCATGTACTTATACCGCTCGCACCACTGTTTAACAATCGAATGAAAAGTCATAGTCGTTTTGTGTTTGTGTTGTTACACCTTTATCTGGTCGAGGTCGATGCAGTAGAGCTTGGCGCTGTTGGCAACTGCCTCCGTCACCGTCTCTTTACCTCCGATCTTCACCATCTCGCGGTACTTGTCAACCCATTTCTTCACGTAGGCATCGTGCTTCTCGCCAGGTTCCTTCGGGCCTCTGGTGTCACGCAGCGCATTACGCAACTGTTTTACGCGCGCCTTCTGCTCTTTCGTCAGTTCAACTTCCGTTCCCGTTGGTTCCCCTGCAGGCAACACATGCGCCTGCCCCAGGTCATCGACTGTCACACGGCCTGCCTTCACCGCCTTCGCCCACTCAGCGTCCAGCTCTTTGCGGATGCTCTTTACCTGACTGTCAATCCTCGTGGCGGTCTTTGCCCACTTCTCGCGGTCAGAATTCTTGGCGTTCGGGTCGTTCATCAGCAGGCGCATATTCTCGCGTGCTTCCTCCAGAGCGCGCATCAGCTCGCCATACTTGGCCGCACGCTCCTGCGTCTTCTTCGGCAGGATATGCACGTACTGGGAAATATGTTCCGGCCTCGGGATGATAGCCGTCGTTCCCGTCGTGTTAGCGTCGGGCTTATGGGGAGTGCCGCCCGTCTGTGCGGGCTTGGCTCCGGCGGCGCCTTTTGGCACTTGGTTATAGGGCGCAGCCGCTCCCCCACCCTTATCGTTGTGTTTGTGTTGATTGTTGTCAGCCACCGTTCCAGTCGGTTTTCCGACGGGTTGAACCACTGTGTTTACGCCCTGCTTCGCCACAGGCTTTGCCCCGTCCGGCTCACCCATCGTCTTCAGACACTTCACCATTCTTCGGATGCTTCTGTAGGCAGCCTTGCCATACAGTCTGTCAGGCAGCCACGTGTCGGCCATGTTCGAGAACGATGACAGTAATCGTGCGCCCTCTTCCCAGGCGCGGCATTCCTCGTCATTCCATCGGCCACTCACCTGCATCACGTTCTGCAACTGCGCCTCCGGTTCCTCGGCACGTCTCAGCAGCATCTTTGCAGCGGAGTGCAACCACTCCCCTACCCGCTTCGCTATTGTCAGCCGCTCACCGGCATCCATGTTATCGTACCTCTTGAGGTACTCGCACATTGTTATCTTTCTAATCATAGTCGTTACTCTTTTGTTTTTTGGTCTTTCTTCATCTCCTGCTGTTCCTTTGCCCACATCATGTAGCAATAGCGGAAAGCGTTTTCGCCCAGCTGCTTGATAACCTTACGGATGACTGACGGCTGCTGCGACTGCCTCGCACGAATCAAGTCGAACTCCTTCAGGATCGCCTCTGCGTCGTTCGTGCCGAAGCGTCGGAGGAACACCTCGTAATCGTTCTTCGTGTTGTAGTGGATGCCGTATTTTGCCTTGGCATCGCGCATCATTTTCAGCATCTGCTTCACGGCCTCCTTGATACCTTCCAGCACACGCTCTCTCGGCACATCCACCATCTGCATCCCCTGCTGCTGCAACTCCTTTTCGATTTGCTGCTTCTGTTGGGCCTGCTCCTGTTCTGGGGCTTTCGCCTCTTGTTTCTTCTTAGTCATATCTCAAAAAAATTAAATTAGATATTTTCAGTCACTCGTTAGAAGAATATCGCTTTAGCGAAATACATAACCGCTGATGCGATGGATATCATTTTTAACCAGAAGAAAGCCCATGCACCACAGCCAACCCATGCAGGATAGTCTTCCGGTGTTAGATGATTGCGGTTTATCTTCTGCATGAATAGCCACGATGTAAATGTCTGCCAAACGGCTTGCAATACGGATAGCAGCATATAGATAGCTGCAAGTACAGAACAAATTGAAAATGTCTGAAACGCATGGCCAGATATCAAACCGCCAGTCATCATAACGATAAACATCCATGCCAACTGGTCAGCACGTTCGCCAGCCTTCACACTACGTTCCTGATAATAGTCATAGACTTCCTTTTCTGTCAACACCTCTTCGTCAGGAATTTCCTCAAATACCTTACCACGGGCATTATCCACACCATATACATTCTGACACAAGCCAGACTCACATTCTTCGTGGCAATAATCCTTCAAAGCACAGCGGTCACATTCGCACCCGTCACCGATTGTGTCAGGAACAAGGGCGTATGTTTTTCCGTTAATTTTGATTTCATTATCTTTATTCATAATTCGCCGAATTTGTCTTTTGCACTAAGATACATATATGTGATTCCTACGTCAAGGGCAAACCGAGTCGAGAGCAGAATCCATAATATTTTTATATTACTGCAATATTGCAATAGTGCTTTATTGTTATATTGTGTTAAAACATAAGGACAATATTGCAATAATTCAATATTTCTTCCTATCTTTGCAGCAGCTACAACATTTTATATTCATAATTCATTTACAAAGCTACAGTTATGAAACAGAAACGTAAGACACAGTTGCGTGCTGTCATTGGCATCGGCAACTACAAGGGCGGCGTAGGAAAGACCACGACTACCCTGAATCTGGCAATGGCTTTGCACGCGCAAGGCTACCGTGTGATGGTCATCGACATGGACCGTCAGTGTAACCTCTCCAGCTGTACCGACTGGGATCCAGACATGGAGTTACAGAACTACCCCACCATCTACAACGTATTGTGCGAGGATGCGCCCATTCCCGTCTATCTCGCGCCGTCAGGACTTTACTACTGTCCCTCTACCTCTATTATGAATAAGGTAGACCAACAGCTCCCTACCCTGCGCAATCCCGCATCCAAACTGACACGTGCCCTGCAAAAGGCACCCGACGATCACACAGGCGAAGGTCTTACGGACTGGGCAACCGACTTTGACTTCATCCTGATTGACTCGCCCGTTGGTCCGCAGGTGCTTATCGACAACATTCTCATTGCAGCCAACGCCGTGCTCATTCCCATCAACCTTGAAGGCTTTGCTCTCAACGGACTGCAGAACTACCTCGCCTATATCCAGGAGATACGCGAGACGGAGAACGACGAACTTGTAAATCTCGGGTTCCTTATCTCTCGCCGTGGTCCGGAATCAAAGGATAAGGACAAACCAAACAAGCAGGATATCGCTGAGAGCAAACTACGCGAACGCTACAACAAGAATATCCTTCCTGTCATCATCGGCGATTCGGAGGCCATCAAGAGTTCACAACAAGACTTGAAGAGCGTGTTCCAATACCCGCCAGCCTACGTAGCCAGAAAGATTTACTCTAAACTGGCAGACGAAATCGTCAAGCGAACCAAAGGACTGATATAGCATTACGGCAATACTGTCTAACTGCAATAACGCAATATAGCATTAATGCGGTAAAACATTAGCGCAGTATCGCAGTATAGCAATACACCTATATTATATTATCGAAAACCGACCAAATTGCAGTAAAACACTAACACACTATCGCAATAATGCAGTAATGTAAGGAGGCAATAAAACAATATAGCAATAGTGCAATAAGGTTGTAGTGTAATAAAGCAGTAAAACAATAATTTAATAAAGCATTATAACATGAGTGCAATAGGAAAAAAGAAACAAGACAAGTCGCCGCAGGTTCTCAGTGAGTCACCAGAAGAAATTCTGCAGCGCAAGCGTGCATTGGAGAGTAGGGTAGGGGATAGCAGTTCCTCGTCGTCATCAGAGCCACAGCCTACTGGTCTCGCGGCAGAGAAAGCCGTCGGCGCCCTGTGCTTCCTCCCCAAGTCATTACACCGTCTCGCTACCCGTGCGGCAGAAGACCGTGATCTAACCGCCAAGCGGTTCTTCTTTGAGTTAGTCCTAAAGGGTCTCGAACAGCAGGGTATCATTACCCAGGAACAATACGACGAAGCATTCAAACTCCCCAACGAGTACGGATGGAAAGGACGCAAGTCTTCGGGCAGCAGCTCTTCATCTTCGCAGTAGTATGTTATCGTATTACTGCAATATTGCAATAATTTAATAACACTATAACGCAATAAGGCTATGACACCAGAAGAGTATATAGAGAAGCTGAAGGAGGTACAGCGCACCCTTGACAGCGTAAAGGAAGATCTCGACCGTGCCATCGACAGGATGCAGCGACGTATCGAGACGGGATATGAGAGTATGGAACGGGACAGCCGTCTGGCAGCACTGGCAGGGCGTGAATACGTGAAGCTGGCTGACAGTACACTCCTGGAAGTTGGAACCGCTAAAATTGAATACTGATATGAAGCATACAGAAAGTGAAGCATACGAATTGATAGATGCTTGTAATGAGAATATCAACAGCGGAGATGTGAATAGTGCAGGCAGTTATGACGAAGGTGTCAGAGATGCCTTACTTTGGATGATTGATGGTACTTCAAAACCATATATCGGTAGAGAAATTTAAAGCAATATATCTATGCAACAGTACACGCATGATTATACGCTGGTGTCAGAGGCCGAGAGTCATCTGTACGCCGCACAACAGTTAGAGGCGCATGAGCAGCCCGAAGAGGCATGGAAGCACATTGAAGATGCCCGTCGCAAGCTGCAGCAGTATCTTGCACAGGACAATATGATACCAGACGATGATGTCTACAACGGATGGGTGAAGTCCAACGACGTGAAAGAAGAAATTGAACAACTAAAGCAGCAGTTATGAAAACAATTATCTCCGCAGGCCGCATCATGATACTGGTGCTGGCAAGTCTCTTGGTTTTTACGTCCTGCAGCAAGGATGAAGAACCAGGCATCAGGGATTACGATCTGATTGGCCAATGGATTTCTGACGTCAGGAATAATACACGGATATATACGTTTGGTGGTGATTTCAGAGGATACTATAACGATTCCTCTGGCAGATGGTCCGACTTAACCTACACTATTTCTGAACTCGGACATATCCATATCAAATTCTTCAATAGTGCCACCAAGGAATTTGAAGAAGAATATGACTGGACTTACAGTGTTTCCGGCAATACGCTATGGCTGAACGGAACATCGTTCACCAGAAAGAAGGACAGCACACCTGTAGATACCGTTGTGTCAGCACGCCGACAATAGGGTAGGGCTGAAAGACATGGCAACGACCGCACCGAGGATAACAAGGCGATGCGGTCGTTGTTGTATTATAATCGTAAAGATATGACGCGGACAGATTTAAAGTCTGTGTGCCTTATCGGTTGATTGCCCGAAAGCGATTTACAACTTAGCTGAAGTCTGCCCGCGATGACGTAAAAGAGTATGCGTCGCCATCAGGAGCGTAATTGCCTGTGTAGTCGTTTCTGAGGTTCATCGTTTCGGTTTCACTATTAGGCCATCGGTAACATACAAGTGTCATGCTAACCTCTCCTGTGGGTGTAAGGAGCGAATAAGCATCGACGACTTGTGCAGACGTTGTGCTGGCCTCCTGGTTCAGCATTAAGGGAGTCTGCAAGTCCACGATGTTCAACTGTGAATCGAACGAAACGACGGCAGTACCGTCCAGCGAGAGAGTAGCTACCATTACGCAGCCGATGTCCTGCTCAGGTGGGCCATAAGCCTGCATCTGAGCCGTAGCGTGCGCCATCAGAGTAATCATCATCAGGCACATCATGCAAACGAATTTCTTCATTGCCTTTCGCGTTTTAGAATTTGACATAGCCGAGTTCCACGGCGTTACTATTCCTACATACAAAGATACAAAATACCCAGCCAGAATCAAGGGCATTTGTTTCGCCTACTGTTTCGGTAAACCTGCGTGTATAATATGCGTGGGGATATCATGCCTGCGATTGACCTACTATTTCGGTAAACCTTGTGCAGCTTACCAATAGGAGAGGGGCTGGGGAGAGGTGAGCCGCCTACAAATTCGGAAAACCTCGAAACGATCTTATTTGCTTAGAAAATCACAGAATCACGTAACGTGCTATATATCAGCGTGTTTTTATTTGCGCGCAATTTGCCGGCGCCAGGCATTATACGATAAATATGGGAAATTCCTTTTATGTCCCTTTATTTTCTTAAAAAAAAGAATCGTCTCGAATCGAACCTAAAATATTCTTCTGCTATAGAAATCCTGAATAGAATAATATATACACCGCAAATTGCTATTGATTTTCAGTGAGTTACACCGCAATGTTTTCCGAGTTCGTAGGGGTAGGTTTACCGGGATGGTAGGTGCTTGTTTTCCTTGATGGTAGGCACAGATTATCCGAGTTCGTAGGTAGAGGTTTTCCGAATTAGTAGGTGATTGTGCCCATAGTTTACCGAGTTCGTAGGTGGAGGTTTACCGAATTTGTAGGTCGAATTGTTTTTCCTAAAACATAGATGCTGTTTACCTAAAACAAAGATTATGCTTACCTAAACAGAAGATATAACTACCCAAAACGATAGATATTGTTTTCCGAAATAGTAGGCTGGATTTTCCGAAATAAAAGTGCATATTTCGTAACTTACTGATAGTCAAACAAAATAAAATTGTATCTAAAAACAAAAATTTCTTCAAAAATATTTGGAACTTTCAAATATAATATCTATCTTTGCACCCAGCTACAACAAACATTTTTCGTTATGACTAAGAAGAAAACTGCTGAAAGCCCTGCATCAAAGGCTAAAGCACAACCTCAGACAAAGGCTAAGAAGTCCAAGAAAAAGAAGGCCGTAACCCTGAGTCTTCAGGATTTGATTACGCAGCCCAGGCAGTTGGCCCATCTGCCGATGATGAACAAAGTTACCGGCTATCGTGTGCTGATTGCCGTGCTCCAGCGCCTTCAAGGTCTCTGGCGTATTGCCAAGATGCCTCAGACCGATAAGAACGGCCAGCTCTATCTCAACTTCATTACCGACGAGTTTGAGGTGAAGCGTAAGAAGGAGGGTGTCTACAACGATGGTGATGTGGTGTTCAAGCTCCACCTTTCCGACATTGCCGACGACCCGCACTACGAAGAGGCCCGTACAGCCCTGCAGTCGCTTACACATGTGCAATGCTTCATTCCCGACAAGGAGAATCCCGGCTACTACCGCACGGAGAATTTGATGCAGATCTACGGCAAGCGCGAGAACGGCAAGTTCGTCGGTACCGAATTTGAGGTTATCGTACCACGACTGACAGCAGAAAACACCCTCGACATCAACCTGTTCTCCAACTACACCCGTTTCGTTGGCTATACAGCCGGTCGTCTTCGCAGCAGCTTCTCTTATCCGCTCTACGTCTATCTGTCTGAGGAATGGCGCCATCATGGTGAGCAGTTCATCATCCCCATGCGCGATCTCCGTACACGTCTGGGTTTCGTGAAGGATAGCGATGATCCAGACCGTGAGAACCGCTACGCTTCATGGAGCCAGTTCTGCGACAAGGTGCTTAACCAGGCACAGAAGGAACTCGACAAGCTGGCAGAGGGTGGGGGAGCCGACTTTACCTTCACCTATCGTGGACTGTTGCATGGCACGCCACTGCCTCCCTACAAGCGTCCGGATGCCGTAGCGTTCACCATTCTGCCTACAGAGGCAGGTCGTAGCATCAAGGAAGAAAACGACTACGCGCCCAATCGTGAGGTGGCTCAGAAGCTCATGGTGGGTTTCTTCGGATTGCACATCAATCAGGCTCGTGCCCTCCTGCGCCGTGTAACACCCGTTATCATGCCAGGCTTCATCATACAGCTACAGACATGGCACGACGAGTTTATGGCCGGTCGTCACGCCGACGTGAAGAAGATTGCCGCATGGGCCTACAAGTCCATCGACGAGTATATACGTGCCGAAGAAGACAAGTGCTTTGCAGTGGCAGAAGAGATTGAAGATGATAAACCAACAATGGAGGAATGGGAATAATGGAAGACTATAGCAAACTTTGGAAAGACTGCCTCGCGATGATCCGCGAGAAGTATGGCGACAAGTTCCGGAACTGGTTCGACGTATGGTTTGGTGATGTGCGCTTCGAGAGCTACGACCCCGACACGCATGTGCTGCTTATTCAGGTGCCGTCAAAGTACGTCTATGAGTATCTGGAGATGAACGGTGCCAAGGATATCCGCTGGGCCACGCATGAGGTCTTCAAGGATAGCATCACGTTCAAATATCGCATCCTACGCGAGCCGACATTTGCCGAGGTGGCCACCTATCTGCAGCAGCAAGGCTACGACAGTCGGAAAGACCCCTATCACATCCGCATCGACAATGCCCGTAAGCGCATGGAGGACGGCTTGCATTACTTCCTGAAAGACCAGGCACAATGGCTTCCTGGCTACGACAAGATAGCCGACTGGCTTGCCGACAACAAGGGTAGGGGACTGCTCTGTGTCGGTACCACCGGACGCGGAAAGTCGCTCCTCTGTCAGCAGATTCTTCCCGTCATCCTTGGCAACGGCGGGCGTCCGATAGCCAGCATTGCCGCCACCGACTTGAAGTCACGTCTCGACGAGCTGCTGCACGAGAAGATAGTCATCATCGACGATCTGGGCAAGGAGCCTCGCAAGTATTTCGGCAATGTCGATAACTCGTTCTTCGAGCTCTGCAACAATGCCGAGCGCACGGGCAACCTGCTTATCATCACTACCAATCTCTCCACAACGCCATCCGACCGCGCCCTCTACCCGGAGTCCATTCAGGAACGTTACGGTGCCGAAGTCCTCGACCGTCTGAAGTCCATCACTCGCATGGTACGGTTAGAGGGCGAAAGCCTTCGTCGGTAGCTACTGCTCCCGCTTGCAGCGACGCTGCCACTCACGGCGCATGGGCTCTGCGTAGACGTCGGGCGTGTCGGTGTCACGGCAGAACGCCTCTATCATGTCTATCTGGGCGTACTTCTCGTCACGGTGCTCTCTGGCATATCTGTCGGCATAGTCGCTGACGGCCTGCCAGAACGCCTCTC